GGTGCCCATGGTCACTTCCTTGTGAAGGCGTCAGAGTCGTACAGAGCCTGGAAACGGTCCCACACGTGGTCGATGACGGAGAGGATGTTCCAGAGCTCGTTCGAGATCCAGGTGTCCCCGTTGTACTGCCTCCGTGCGCGGGTGAAAACGAGTCGAGTGTCCGACTGCAAGTCCATGAGGAGTTCGCCGATGTGGTCGGCATCGCTCTCGTGGAGCGGCTCATTCAGGGTCTCTTCGTCGAACATCGACTCGAAATGTAGCTGCTCCTGAGCAGGGTCTCGTGGCTCGGCCATCAGAGCTCCGGATTCACGCACTCCTCCGGCTTCTTGTCGGTACGAACCGAGTCGAATCGCGGATGGTCGAGTGCGTTGGTCTTGTCCCCCTTCGACTTGTAGCGCCGCTCGGTGTAGACGACCTTCCACACCTGGGGGAACTGGGACGGGTGGGCGTTCGTCTTCATCTCCTCGGTGAGGCCGGAGCCGACGTTGGAGATGTAGATGAGCTCCCCCTGCGTGTTGTACTGCCAGAGGGTGGCGCTCTCCATGCCCTTGCCGCCGTAGCGGCCCTTGGACGAGTACTCGCCGTGGCCCTTCTCCGGGTCCCAGAAGACGATGAAGTCGTCCTCGTACTCCGGCTTCACCTTGGCCGCGTACTTCCCAGGCCTGTCCGGCTTGCCCTTGAAGTTGTAGGCCCGGTCGTCGAAGACGCCGTCAGGGTCGACTGCGATGAAGCCCTCCCACTTCAGCTTCTTGGCGAGCTCCCGCATGTGGTCAGGCGGGCCGTACCAGCCTCCGGCGATGTTCGCCGGCTCCGGGGTGACGATCTGGACGGGGAGGATCGGAGCCTGCTGCTGGGGGTAGAGGGAGTGGATGAGCTCGTAACGTGCCTTCACAGGCGCCTCCTTCACGAGATCCTGCGCGTCCCAGAAGGCGACGTCCCAGATGTAGTACCAGGCCCAGCCCGTCTTGGCCTGGTCCTCCAGGGCCCGCGGTGTGAGGGACTTGGTGTAGCCCTCGATGAGGTGGAGCTTGTCCTGGTTGGTGAGCGGGTCGAACGCCGTGAGCTCCCCGAGCAGGCAGGACTTCGGAGGCATGACGGCCCGGAGAGCCTCGACGATGTGAGGGAACCGGTCGTTCCAGGTGTACTGGCTGCCCGTCTCCAGATCGTGCTGCCGCAGCATGCGCCGTGAGGTGAGGTAGACGTCCCCGTCGGCGTTCGACCAGGCGCAGTACATGAGCCCGTTCATCTTGCGGACGTACCAGACCCCGTTGGCGAGTGCCTTCTTGACGATGCCAGCGCCGGGGCTGTTGTCCGGCTTCCAGAACGCGAGGTTGGGGGCCGGGTTGTTGAAGTCGATCTGGGCCACGTGCTCGTCGAGGAGGACCGTCGTGCCGTCCGGGTTGACCCCCACCTCTCGGTACCCTTCCCAGTGCTTCTTCCGGCACCTCTCCCGGCCCAGGTAGAGCGCGTAGTCCTCGGGCGAGATCGCATTCCTCTTGCCCTTGTTGACGCCCTCAGAGCGTTCCGTGACTTGCTGCACGGCCCCGCCGACTTGGCCCCACTCGCTGTAGATCATGGCCCCGTCGACCCAGCACTTCCAGAAGCGAGGGGTCGATGAGCGCGTCTGGGTCTGGCGGAAGTACCGGGGCTCGCCAGTCCAGGCGGCGTTACGCTGTTCGAAGGTCATGGATATCCCTAAAATGTAAGTGTGTTGCTTGACATATCCTTATGCCATTCCGCTCTGACTTCTTGACGGCTCAGGGGTTGCGTGAGACAACCGCCACATGCCCAGCACCGTCCAAGTCACGGTCGCCGTTGCCGGAACGCCGTCGAAGGAAGAGCTGCTCAAGATCTTCACCAGCGAGATCGACGAGTTCTCGCAGTGGATGGCCAACAACCCGGACTGGAAGCAGCAGGGGGCACTCACGCGCCCAGAGCGCGTCCTGCTCCTCACCTACCTGATGCAGAAGTACGCAGGGAATCTGGACGCCAAGAAGTACGGCTAGAGAGGACTCGGCATGGCTCGTGAGAAGGTCGAGAAGATCCAATGTGACCGCTGCAAGAGGGCAGAGCTCCGCCCAGTTCTTCCCTCCATCTCCGAGAGCCAGGCTCCGGAGTTCGAGGCTTCCTTCAGCGGTCAGAAGCTGGTATACGCTGACCTCTGCGAGAAGTGCCGCGAGACGATCGCGAACATCTGGGAAGACCTGAAGCAGTGGAACCGAGAGGTGAAGTACACGACGATCCCGACCGCTCTCGGCTCCCCTGACCAGGCGCCTCCCCTCGCTCCGGCACCGAACTACACCCCCACGCAGCCTCACAGCGCGGCGGGTGCGAAAAGGTAAGGAGAGCCCGGCTCCGTCCCCGGCCCAGGGTTCTTGAAGCCCCTCCGTTGCAGGCGGAGGGGCTTCGTCTTTCTAGCCCTTCTTGGCGAGGTAGACCTCGCCGATGAAGAAGTAGATGTCCACGTACTCGCTCCCGCCCATCGGCACGACGTGCTGGTGCAGCATCAGGGCGCGGGGGTGGCTCGCCAGCCGGTTCAGGAACTCCACGGCCCCGTCCCTGGTGGTGGTGCTCCGGTTCCACCCAGGCTTGAAGCCGCCGAGCATCTTCTCGACGGTCATGCCCTTCTTGAGCTTCTTGGCCTCGCTCTTCTTGAGTGCCGTCTTCGGCAACTCGGGCTTCTTGGTGATGGGCTTCAGACGCCGCTTCCGCTGGACCTTCTGCATGCTCCCTCCTGTGTGGTGAAGGGCGCGACGGGACTCGAACCCGTGACCCACCGGCTCTAACACCGGCTGCTCCACCGCTGAGCTACGCGCCCGTGCTGCTTGACTCCGCCTGCGACCGTGTTAGGTAGGAGGCATGAACTCCTCGCTAATGCGTCGCTGAACCGCTTCGGCACTACTGCATCCTGCGCTCGGACCTGCCTCTGGGGGTCCTCGCAGCGCAACTGATCCACGCCGCGGGTGAGTCCTCCCCCGGCAACCTCCCCAGCAACACCTACGCCGTCTGCCTCGCCGCACGGGACGAGTCCCACCTGCGGGAGGTCGAGCTGCGTCTGCTGGACCGGGGGATTCCCCATCACGCCATTCGAGAGCCGGACGCCCCATGGAACGGGGCGCTGATGGCCATCGGCATTTCGCCCGTGGCCTGGAAGGAGGCGAAGCGTGCGCTCTCCACGCTGCCTCTCTTGAAGGGGAAGTCATGATCGACTGGAAGAAGCTGAAGACCGCCATCGCCGAGAACACCCGCCGCATCCGGGCCCTGAAGCGCGAGGGCCGGCGCTGGGAGGCGATGCGGCTGAAGCTCGACGCCACCCGCCTCCACGCCATCGCGGCCCATGCTCGGGGCCACATCCACCTGTCCGGACCGTTCCTCTGCAATCCGTACAAGATGGGCCTCTCGAAGACCTACGAGCCTTGCTTCAGGAAGATGGGCATGTCCTTGGAGGAGCAGGCCCTCTTCATCTCGGGGGAGCTGAGTTCCTTCACGCAGACCGAGCAGCAGGAGGCCGCGTCGGTCGGCGGGTAGGGCTTCGGCTTGTCGAACCAGACGGTGCTTGTCCAGTGCCGCATGCACAGGGTCGAGAAGTTCATGCCCATCATCGAGTTCTTCGCCGTTCGGACGAAGGCATGAACTTCTCGATCCCCAGGGGCGTAGCGCCAGTGGATCTTCACGGGATCCGCTTGGTGAAGACGTCGGAGGTCTGGCAGCGCTGGCACACTGCCCGGTAGGAGACGACCAGCTCACCCATGTCGTAGTCGTAACGCCGGCCCAGCTCGGAGGGTGGGCCGAAATCATGACGCCCTGGCGGGCAGTAGGGCTTGAGGCGGTTGGCCTGCTTGGGCGGGTCGAGGATGGGGATCCCGTTGCGGTCGAGGCGCTGGCTCATCGGAAGGCCTCCCAGCACTCCGGCGCCTTGAGGTAGGTGCCGTAGCGCCAGTACATCTCGATGTTGCGCTCGTCGTCGTCGAGGAAGAGGAAGGGGCCCCTCAGCGTCTTGATGAAGCTCTCCTTGAACTCGACCGAGCTGCGGTAGTCGTTGTCGGGGCGCATGGAGAGGTGGGGGTGCCCGGCTGCGTTCTCCGCCGGCGACTCGGCGATGTGGATGCTGCCGTGCGTCTTCAGCCAGGCCTTGGTGACGCCACGCAGGCGCGCCGGTCGTCCGGTGAGGAAGATGAACTTCCCGCCGTAGAGCGGGAGGAGCCGGTTCTTGATGACCCAGAGCGCACGGGTGATGGGGAGGTCCGCCATCACCTTCGCCGAGTCGTGGAAAGCGTCCCAGTTCTTCGGCTTCCCGGCAATGTACGGGGTGCGGTGGCTGTTGTCGGCCACGGTGCCGTCGATGTCACAAAGGAGGAACATCCGCGTCTACCTCTTCTTGAGCTTAGGGTTTCAGAAAGTCGCCTAGTTCTCGTAACTTCCCACCCAGGGAGGGGGAGGGTACAACTTGACGCATGGCCGACAAGCGCAAGCAGTCGCTGTACTTCACCGAGGACATGCTGGAGGAGATCCACCACGAGGCGACGCGCCAGGACCGGTCCGTCTCCTGGATCGTGCAGCAGGCCTGGCGCATCGCCCGAGCGGAGGTCATGAAGTTCCCCGGCACTGACGACTTCCAGCCTCGTTCGGAGGAGGGCTAGCGTCTCGGCAGCTTCTTCAGCTGCTCCAGCGAAAGGGGGATGTTGGCCTTCTGCACCGCTGAGTAGAGCTTCTCGATGGCCGTCTCGACCCAGTTCGATTCGAATCGGAAGCCTTCTCCGTGGGCGATGGGGTGGTACGGGATGTAGTGGGGGTTCCCTCCGAGCTTGAGCCGCGAGACGAGCGTGGCTCGGACGTGCGTGGGGCCCGCCATCTCATCGTAGTAGCCGTCGCCGTGGTAGTGGGTGAAGTCGACGAACATGTGGTCCGTCGCCGCGCGCCGGCGCTCATCGTCTCGGAGCACCTGCTTGCCGGTCTCCACCCACTGCCTCTTGGCCAGCTTGGGGTACCGCTCCCAGGCGTAGGCGGCCTGCTTGGCGGTCCACGGCACGACGTCGCAGAGCTCGGCGTAGTAGTGGACGTCGTACTCCGTCCCCTCCATGGTCTCGGACGTGATGTAGTCCGGGAACAGGATGCTGATCTGGAACGGCTGCCCTGGCGCCAGGCCGTGCTTGAAGATCCAGCTGAACCAGGTCGGCAGGTGCCAGACAGATGCCTCGGAAGTCCAGAGGTCGTTCGACTTGAAGGGTGCCTCCAACATGTCGAACTTCATCTCGCGCCACTCGTAGTCGAACCACTCCGGGATCTCGCCGAGCTCCAGGTCGACGGGGATCTCCTCCGGCTCCATGTCCCAGCCGTCGAAGATGGTCCGACCCCAGACCCGGCATTCGTCTTTCGAGTAGCGGTTGACGAGCAGCGGCTTCACTCCTCGCTGAGACCGCTGAAGGCTAGGAACTGTTCCTCCCATTCGCCCTCCTCCATCTCGTTGGGCCAGTCCTTCAGCCCCTTCTTGGCCTGCTCCTTCTTCCAGTGCTTCTCGAACTTGTCGGCCTGCTCCTTCAGCCCCTTCACGAACTCTTCGATCTTCATGCGCCCTCCTGGGGCCAGCTTCCGTTGTCGCAGTTGTGCCAGCCCTTGTGTCCCTTGATGCGTTCACAGCGCCAGGGGAACGTCGTCTCGACCTGGCCTATGGCTACGTTCCTGTGGCGAGGCTTGGGGCAAGGGGCAAAGCAGCCCGGTTGCCCCCTCTGCCGCCAGCCTCCCCCAGTGAAGACCTCATCCATGGTGCTCCTTGAGATAAAGAGAACGCAGTGCCCCGAGGTGTTCGACTCGGGAGCACTGCGGGCAGACAACCTTCCACCGGTCGCTGCGGGCCCAGAAGAGGTGCCCGCAGTCGCATTGGATGCCTAGCCAGTTGAGCTGAGGCGTCCAGGCCGCGTCACAGATTCGCACATCGCCTCCGAGCAGAGACGCAGCTCCTCATCGACGATCTGGTGGGCTGCGTGCCAGACGCGCTTCACCTTGGCGAGCTCGCCGCGGTAGAAGGCGTCGTTCCTGGACAGCTTGGTGCGGTACCTGCGGACCTGGTCCGCCCGCTCCGTCATGTCCTTTCCGGCGGTGAGCGGCAGGGCCCAGTAGATGGTCTGCCCGTAGAGGTCCTCGATGCGAGGGAAGATCCCCACGAACTTCGAGTGCATCCTCAGAGCCTCGGGGGTCATGCCCTGCGGGAAGACGGCGACCAGGTAGGCCCCGAGCAGCTCGCTCTGCTTGTGGAACTGCTTCTTGCGCCACTTCGGGGTCGCGACCGGACCGTAGCCGGCGCAGGAGAAGTTGGTGGCGAAGTAGGAGAGGGAGTTGAGCTTCTTCACCAGGCTGACGATACGGGCGTCGACGACCTCGCCCGTGACCTCTCGGAAGACGCCGAAGTCCTGGATGATGGGGTAGCGGAGCAGCACACGACCTCCTGGAACGAGAAGAGGACGGCGAGCGATCCGCCGTCCTCTTCTTATGTCACTTGCTGTGGGGCTCTTGCCTCACATGAAGGCGCTGTTCACCTCGGTGGGGCAGCCGCCCTTGCACGGGTCCTCGACCGTGGAGAACTCCTTGGGGCCCGAGTAGTTCTCGAACTGCTCCCTGGTCAGGCGCTCGAAGGGCGCGTCCTCTCGGCTCCTGTCGGGGAAGACGGTGGTGCCCTTCAGGCGGTAGAGGACCTTGCCGAGCGACGTCACCATCTCCGGCTCGTTCGGCATCTTGTTCTCCGGGATGTTGATGGTGAAGGAGATGGCGTTGTTGGCGTACACCTCCTGCACCATCGCCTGCACCTCCAGGTAGTCGGTGAAGGCGATCTCGTCCTGACCCTCCACGAGGTCAGCCGCATCCATGCCGCGGCCTTGGACGATGGAGACGAGCGGGTCCTCGCACCAGAACTCGACGATCTCGGTGTTGAGGGCGTCCCTGTCCTTGTAGACGGGGTAGCCCTTGGCCTTGAGCTCGGCGAGGGGCTGGTCGGTGTCGGCGTAGCGCACCCGGCGCTTGAACCACGGCGCGAAGACGGGCTGGAGGCCGGAGGAGACGCCGGGGAGGATGGCCACCGTGCCGGTCGGGGCGACCGTGGTGGTCTTCACCGGCATCGGGATGCCGAGCTGCTTGGAGTAGGACGCAGCCTCCTCGTCGACGATGCGGCGGAAGTTCCGCAGGGCCGTCTGGACGTAGGAGTCCTTCCAGCACTCGCTGTACTTGATGCCGGAGAGGGCCAGCCAGCCGTGGAAGCCGAAGAAGCCGACGCCGATGCGGCGGTTCTTGTCGACCACGGCGCGCTGCCGGGGCTGCGGGATGTCCCCGTAGGTGGCCCGGATGAGCCAGCGCGTCATGAGGCGGAAGGCCTCGGTGGCGTGCTTGAGGGGACGGCCAGCGAAGTACTGGAGGTTGATGTGGCCGAGGTTGCAGTTCTCCCACATGTACAGCCCGATCTCACCGCAGGGGTTCGGGCAGTACATCTCCTCGGGCTCGCGCTCCCCCTGCTGGGAGAGGCTGCGGTTCCAGATGCCAGGCTCGCCGTTGCGCTGCTTGCCGCGGACGATGGCCTCCAGCACCTTCACGGCCTTCTCGTCACCCGCCTCGAAGGCGTGGATGAAGTCGTCGTCGATCTCCACCGAGATGTTGGTGGTCCAGTTGTCGCCCTCGGCGGCCTTGTAGTCGATGAACCGGAAGATGTCGCTGTCCTTCCAGCTCTTGACGCTCATGCGGGACGAGCGGCGCTTCCCGCCGGCGACCACGCACTCGGCGATGCGGTGGTCGATCTCCATGGCGGTGAAGCTGTCGAGCTTCTTGCCGGCCACGCTCTTGAGGATCCGCGCCACCTTGGAGAGCATGATGACGAGCGGCAGGGGGCCGGGCGAGACGCCGCCGCCGGTCTTGATGGGACGCCCCTTCTCGCGGACGCCGGAGACGTCGATGACGATGCGGCGGAAGGCGTTGTAGCCCCAGGCCGCCTTGAGCGGGAACTCGACGCTGTCGATCCAGCCCTCGCGCGAGTCCTTGGTCTGGTAGTAGCCGAGCTCCGTGTCGACGTCGTAGCCCTCGGTGATGACCGAGTTCGGAATCGAGAGCAGGTGCTTGAAGCTCTCGTAGTCGGGGTGGTCCTCGCGGCAGGTGATGTGGAGGTCCACGTTGTGGTCGAAGACCGGGAGGGGGTCGAGGTAGCGGTTCGAGTAGTTGGCCCCGACGCCACCGCCCTGCATGAGCTCGTCGAAGAGGAAGGTGAAGTGGGCCCAGGGCTCCTCGACGTCCCAGCCGGACCCGTGGCAGTTGAAGAGGAACTGCCGGCCCGTGACCCCGGAAGCGTTGAGGTGCCGGCCCGCGGGGAGGGCTCCGAACGAGAGCAGGAGCTCCTCCAGCTTCTTCTGCTCGTTGGGCTCGATGTGCTTGGGGTCCACCAACCCCAGGTTGCCACCGACGACCCGCTTCACCGTCTCCGGCCAGGTCTCCTTGCGCCCGAGCTCGGGCAGATCCCTGGCGTACGTCCGCTTGAAAACTTCCTCTCCCAGCGGTCCCCAGGCTGGGATGAACTCCTTCTCCTCCATCGGCACGACGTTGGCATCTGGGATGAAGGAGACCGTCTGAGCGTCCATGGTGACTCCGAACGTAAAAAGGCCCGACCTCGGTGGGGAGGTAGGGCCTTGGTGAGCTACTGGAGGGCGAGGATGGGCGAGCCCGCCGGGGCGGGATAGAGCTTGCGCACGGGGGCGTCCCCTTGTTTGCACGCCAGCCTTGCAGGGGCTGAGGCGTGCCTGCCCTTCTACTACCGCTGGAAGGCAGTGACAACAGTCGGCGTGATTTCACGAATAGCTAAGAAGCGAGAGCTGTTCGAGACGCCTACCGACACATGGCGAAGAGTGCCGTGTGTCGGTAGGCGTCTTATGACGACCTCCGCTCTCAGTTTTCTCGGATGATGAAGTCGTAGTTGGTGAGCATGTCGGAGAACTTGGCCGCGTTCGCGAAGGCGTCCTCCTTCAGCTTCTTGACCTTCCACCGAGCCTGGCCCACTTGGAGCAGCCAGCGGCCGTCCCGACCTGCGCCGATCTTCTTCTCCCGGGTGCTGTTCAGGTAGAGGACCTGGAGCCAGTGCGAGAGCTCGTTCCACTCCGAGAGCTTCCAGAGGTACTCGCCGGTCAGGTCTTGGCCGAGGAGCTTCTCGAAGCCTGGGAAGTTCTCGGCCGCGAGCCGAAACGGGAAGAGCTGCTCTCGCTCACCGTGTTGGCGGAGCGAAAAGGCCTCTTCTTCTCGATTCAGCCCGAGACGCTGCTCTTCTTCGATGAGACGGAGGTTGGCCATCCGCCGGTAGGCCTCGGCCGTGCGGGAAGAGTGCTTGAGGGTGGAGTGGGCCGCGCCGACTGGGGACATCTTGAAGACGGCCCTGGCGAGGACAAGAAAGCCGAGCATGTGAGCCTCCTGAGGGTTCCCTTTCTTATGACGTCGAAACCCTTGGCCTTGTAGGGGGCGACTGCTACCCTAGACCGGCCTCGCGACGCTCTGCGCCCCATGGCCACTTCCTCAGAAATCGCTCAACAGATCTCGGACCAGAACAACTGGTTCCTCCAGCAGCAGGCGATGTCTGCCCAGGCCGGAGTCAACCCTCTCGCCTACGGAGGCGGGATGGGTGGCTGGGGCACGTCCCCGATGATGGGACAGCCCGCGATGCCGGTCGCCCCTGGGCAGCACATGCCAGGGGCGTTCAACTACGGGGGCGCCTACGGGTACGGCGTCGGGAACCGGGCGAACGCCATGATGGCCGGAGCCGCGTCAGCGACTCCGTTCATCGGCTCGATGCTGGGCGGGACGTCTCCGATGTTCAACCCCGCTTCCGGGTACATGGCAGCGAGAGCAGCCGGTCTCGGAATGGGCGCGTCTCTTGGTGCCGCTGGGCTCATGGCAGCGCCCGTGGCCATTGCGGCGCATGGCATGACGTCGTTCGCCACCGGCATGCATCAACAGGCTCTCGCCAACACGGCCGTCGGCAACTACAACTTCGCCAACCCCGCCTCCATGACGGGGGCCGGGTTCTCTCGTCAAGACGCAGCGCAGATCGGCTCTCGTATCCGGCAGCTCCAGATGATCCCGGAGCTCATGACGAGCTTCGAAGAGGTCACTCGGATCCTGCCGCAGCTCAAGCAGGCCGGCGTCATGCAAGGCGTGCGGGATGCCAACGAGTTCGGCCGCCGCATGAAGGAGGCCATCACCACCGTCCGGGACATCTCCAGGGTCATCGGCTCGACCATGGAGGAGGCCACCCAGTTCTTCGCTCACTCTCAGCGAGTCGGCTTCTTCGGACGCAAGGACCAGCTCGTGAACGCCATGAATACCCGTGTCACCCAGTCGATGACTGGGATGACGCAGGAGCAGGTCATGGCCATGCAGGAGCAGGGGGCGGCGTTCGGGACGGCCATCGGCGGCTCTCGCCGGCTGGGGGCCCAGGCGGTCACCAACATCGCACAGCGTCTCGGTGCGGCGGTGCGAGGCAACGTCGGGCTCCAGGAGACCATCGCGAACATCACCGGGAAGGTTGGGGAAGAGGGCATCGGCGACGCCGCCGGCATGCTCGCCAACTTCGGCATGCGCGTGGCGGGGTCCGGCCCGGGCCGCTTCATGCTGGCCGGCATGATGAAGGTGGGGCCCAACGGCGAGGTGGGCATCGACGAGGACCTGATGAGGCAGCACCTCGCCGGGAACCTCTCGATGGACGACATCCGCCAGCGTGGCCGGCAGATGATGGGCAACCGGAAGAACGTCATCGCCTTCGAGAGGCACCAGACCAAGCTCGGCCAGCAGTTCGCCTCGATGGGCGGTGGAGAAGCGATGCTCCAGCTGCTCCAGGGCGCGCTTGGGACGGACACGGAGGCAGCGGGTTACATCCTCCAGTCGCAGTACGGGGCCTCCGAGGAGCAGGCGGACCTCATCACCTCCCTGCTCAAGGAGAATGGGGCTGGGGTCGGAGAAGAGCGGCGCGCTGTGGCCGAGATGGTGAAGAGACAGGCCATGCGTCGGGAGTACGGCTCGGCCCAGGGCATCGGCAAGCGTCTCAGCAAGAGGCTCCAGAACTCGCTCATGGAGCCTCTCCGTGAGGCTGGCGCAGAGTTCTCGACGGGGATCGGGACCTACATCGAGGAAATCCTGGCAGACGTTCAGAACGACGCCATCATCACGGCAACGAAGTCGGCTCGGGAAGAGTTCCGGACGGCGATGGCCAGTGGTGACCTGAAGCGCCTGGCCAAGGTCAGCGCGGGTCCCCAGCTGGGCGGAGGAGGCTCCCTCACGTCTCGGGCTTCAGGATGGCTCCGCTCCACGGAGTTCGGGGCCTTCGTCATGCGCGGCGACAACGACACGGGACGGACCGAGGCCGCCCAGCTCGACCGCTACAAGGAGATGCTGGGTGTGACGTCGGCCGAGGGCGTGAACTCTCGTGCGGCGTGGCTCCAGAAGGGCAACATGGCCATCGTGGGGGAGTCGGAGACCCATGGCCGAGACGCGGCGGCGCGCATCATCAACGAGCTCTACGAGAGCAAGGAGTTCCGCGACGCCACCGACACCAAGAAGTTCGAGATGGCCAGAGAGGCCGTCCAGGGCGACGCCCGAACCCAGGACGCTCTGTCGTCCATCCAGCGCAGGCTGTCGCGGCGGGACGCGAACGGTGTCGAGACCCAGATCATGGATGCGGCGACCTACCTGCTGGGGGCCGGCAACAAGGCCGCGGGAGGCGTGCTCGACATGCAGGGGGCGCTCCAGCGGGAGGTGAAGGCGCTGGACGTCAACACGGTCAACAAGAACCTGCGAGATGCCCAGAGCGACCTTCGCCGTCTGTTCGGGTCTGAGGGCGCCGGGGCCATGTCGGCCAACTCCAACATCCGAGAGGCCGTCACCCAGGCCTTCGCTGGCGGGCCGAACGGGGCAGCTGTTCGAGACGCTCTGCGGAAGAAGGACAGCGCCGCACTCCGTCGCGCTACTGGGGGCAAGGTCTCCTTGTCCGGGGACGAGTGGGACATCGTCAACGCGGCGCTCGACAAGGAAAGCAGCTTCACGCTGCGGTGGGGCGAGTCGACCAAGGACGTCCTCGGCCGCGCTGGAGCCGCCTTCTCCGATGCCGACAACCTGGCCTTCCAGGGCGCTCTGAAGGACATGGCCTCGGACGTCGCAGGGGCAGCCGGCACCTCCAAGGGCCCCCTCAGCAGCGTCCTCTCCTCGCTCTCGGATTCTCTCAGCAAGGGTGACGCTGGCGGAGCCATGCAGTCGCTCGACAAGGCGGTCTCCGCCTACAACTCCTTGTCGAAGGCAGACCAGAAGTCGACCCTCGGCGGCCTGCCGTCCATCGTCCGAGCCGCCATCGAACAGAGGCAGACGACCTCCAAGAACTTGCAGGGGCTGGTCGGCAAGGGCTCCGCGACGGTGGCCGAGTTGATGGAGAAGACCGGCCTGGGGGCCGACACCATCGCCCGTCTCACCGGTGTCGGAGGCGCGAAGGACATCGTCGGCCTCGACGCTTCTGTTGTGGAGAAGCTGACCCAGGCGTCTGGGCGAGACGTGCTCGGCCGGACGGCTGCTGCGACCTCCAGCGCCTCCATGAAGGAGGCCAAGGAGAAGGAGCAGATCGTGCTCTTCCGCACGATGACGTCCGCCCTTCTCGGCATCGCTGACCACTTCAACGTCAAGGTCGACGAGCGGACGAACTACACAGCCAACCGTGACGCCATCAACGGCAAGTCGCCGCAGAACGGCAAGGGCTCCTAGCGATGCCATTCCGCACCGAGATCCGCTCCCAAGTCGTGCTGGACGGGAGGCCCCACACCGTCCTCGTTCTCGACAATCCCACCATCGAGGACGTTCTCGTCGTGGAGATGAGGCTGCGTGCGGCCGAGCTCGCGAACGGCGTGGAGCACCCGGAGCACCGCGTCAGCCGTGACATCCGGGACATCCTCATCAGGACCGGGGTGGAGAGATGATCGTCGCCGTCATCCCCGACCGCTTCAAGAAGACCACCGAGTCCGAGGTTGCCCGGCTCGGGAAGCCGAACATGGACGGCCGTGGCAACGTCCGCAGGCCCACCCGCGGCATCGAGCTGCGGGAGGACACCTACGCCACGATGCGGCTCATGCTTGGGGACGGGACCCCGCTGCCGCTCGTCAACGCCGGCGCAGCGCCGGGCTACGACCTCAAGCTCGGTGACAAGACAGCGTCCTACGACTACACGAACTTCCTCATCCAGAGCGTCTCCGAAGAGAGGGCTGAGAAGCAGCAGGTGCTGGAGACCTTCGGCGAGGCCTACATCTTCTTCTTCGGCGAGCGCCCCAGGGTCCTGACCATCCAGGGTGTGCTGCTCAACACCTTCGACTTCAACTGGGAAGCCGAGTGGTGGCACAACTACGACAACTACCTGCGCGGCACGAAGTGCGTGCAGAACGACGCCAGGGTGTACCTCACCTTCGATAAGACGATGGTGGCCGGGTACATCCTCTCCTGCGCCTCCTCCAAGCAGGCGCAGGAGAGGAATTACGTCCCTCTCACGTTCCAGCTCTTCGTGCTCGACTACATCGACCTCGCCAAGGTCGGAGACTCGAACGCCAAGCAGTCGGACAAGGCCCCTCTCACCTCGTTCTACAGCGACAGCGAGTACCGGCCCATGCTGGTGCCGAGGGGTGGAATCGCCGACTTCAGCGGCCGGCCGAACCCTTCGCTCATCGAGGCCATCGCGACGGATGCCCTGCGGGTGGTCCAGAACACCTGGTCCAAGGTCCACTCCATCGTCAACAACGCTTCCGGCTCCATCGACTCGATCCTCGGCAACCCTGTGAGGGTGCCGGTGGGCTTCCTCGGCGCCACGGTCTTCGACGACGAGCCGGTGAAGCTCGCCGAGGAGCCGGCCGGTCTCATCGGCCGCACCGTCATCCGCTACACGACCTTCGGCGACAACGCGGACGAGTTCGTGGGCGCCGAGCCGGTCTACGAGTCCTCATCGACCGCCTACGGCCGTGCCATGGCAGACACGTTCTCGGGCTGGTCCGCCTACCTCCGCAACGAGCAGGTCATGGCCGAGGAGGCGCAGCGGTGGGCCGACCGCGGCTTCATCGTCCCACCAGCGCAGGTGGCGTCGGTGATCGGTCTCGCGGCCAAGACGGATGTCGGCATGCAGGTCATCAGCTCGGCCAGGTCGACTGTGCGGGGCGGTGTCCAAGGGGTCAACGTCGCCCTGGACGCCGCCTCTCCCATCGTGGCCGGAGGTACGGAGGCGCTGGGAGACCTCGCCCTCATCGACGATGCCGTCAACCGGTCAGGGACGGATACGAACTCCTTCCTGCAAGAGAACCTCTCGACGTCCTCCATCGCCCAGCTCCAGAACCTGAAGGTGTCTCTCTCCTCGGTGCCGTAGGAGCCTCCGTGAGCCTGGCGAAGCCGCTCCACCTGCGTTTGTTCTTGGAGGGCCTGGAGGTGCCTGTCATCTCCGCCCAGGTCACGGCCAACGTCTTCGCGCCGGCCGCCGCGGCCATCCAGGTCGTACCGCTGCCCGAGGTGCTCCAGCTCAAGGCGCGGACCATGGTGCACCTCTTCTTCCTGGAAGAACCCTCTGCCGGGGTGGAGAAGGCGGGACGGGTCTCCCTGGCAGACCTGCGGGCGGCGGACGGCGGGGACACCGAGCTCTCCGACTCGGCCTACAAGCTCCTCTTCTCGGGAGAGTTCGCCGGCTTCTCCTATGTGAAGACGCCCATCAACCGGGCGGTGGTCCTCCAGTGCCTCGACTTCTCTTCGTACTGGGACTTCCTCCAGGCGACGATGATGGACTACGGCCCCCAGGGCAACGCCTTCGTCTCGCGCGGCCGCCTCTACGCTTCCAACGAGGCACTCTTCGCCAACGTCCCGACGCAGAGCCAGGGAGAGCAGCTGCGGGCCTGGATCCTCTCGAAGCCGCAGACTCCTGGCCTCACCGACGTGAAGGGCCTGGCGGGCGGCATCATCGCGCTCATGGAGATCATGGGCGGGTTGCGGAACCACTCGCTGGGCGTGAACGACTTCTTCACCATCGCAGAGCTGCGGGCCCACCTCCTCAGCCAGATCGTGGCCGAGGACAACGACTCGACGGCGCAGAACGTGCTCTCCGTGCAGGTCTTCTGGAAGTGGCTCTACAACGACCTCCAGGGCCAGTCCGGACAGATCTCGCTGCGCGACATGTTCAAGCTGCTCTGCCAGTACGTCTACTACCAGGTGGTCCCCAACCCGGTTGCGAAGTTCGACCCATCCTTCGACAAGAAGCCGGTCAAGGTCCCCCCACACCAGGAGAAGCTCCTCAAGTCGCCGTTCATCAACGCTGTCCGCGTCGTGCTTCAGAACGGGATGGCGCTGCTCCAGTCCGCAGGAGATGAGAGACTGCCGGGGCCCACGCTCTCCACGTACTCCATCACGGTGCGGGACGAGATGCTTCCGAAGATGGTGAGCTGGGGGAAGCTCTACGCCCAGGCGAAGTCGGTCTCGCAGTACCTGGAGTCTCTCGCAGCACTGGCTAGCAAGAACGATCAGCAGAATGACCGAGAGGTGGTCACGCGCCAGAAGACGGCGCTCCTGTACCTCAAGGGGCTCAGGACGCAGATCGAAGCGGCCTTCGAGCAGACGGTCGACGTGCCTGGCAGCACGCACTACGTCAGCGGGCAGCAGCGTCTCAGGACGCAGATCTTCAGGCCGGACTGCTACATGGCTGCCCCTCCGACCTGCAACGTGATCTTCCCGGAGCAGTACACGCAGATCACCTACGACCGGAGTCTGATCGACGAGACCACGCGCGTCGCCATCTTCCAGCACTCGATGGTGACCGGGCAGGACTACCTCACGGCCAACCAGTTCCTCCAGCCGTCGCTGAGGAATGAGACGAGCGCCGCGGCCAAGGTGATCAAGGACAAGTGGCGCGTCCTCATGGACCACGAGCTCCACACAGGCATTGTGGCCCGCGAGGAGTGGCTGCCAGATTCCTTCGCCAACGGCTCCCTGCGCGGGCGAGATCCGGCCGACGCCAAGAAACTCAACAACCTCACCATCACCTGGACCCAGCGAGTCGGGCTGCACCACTTCTTCAAGTACCGCATCGGACCGCGCACCCTGAACGGCGCAGGCCGGTTCATGCCCTACCTCGCTTGCGGCTTCCCTGCCCTGGTCATCAACGAGCCGTTCTACCTGCGTAAGCTGGGGGCCGGGGAGGACCCGGTCCAGAAGATCCGAGGCGCCAAGGACCCGGCCCGGGAGCTGGGGGCGCCTCCGCAGTTCCTCGGTATGGTCGAAGGCATCAGCCACTCCATCGGACAGGACGGCGGCTCCACCACGTTCTCCCTGAGCCACGTCAGGAACCACCTCGGCATCGACGATGAGTTCGTCGGCAGCGTGGTCGCGAAGACGCGGGAGAGCGGGGCCTTCTACAAGACCATTCGGTACGTCGTCTCGCTCACCGAGGCCAAGAAGGACAAGAAGCTCCTCCAGTTCCTTCGAGACTGCACGCCGCAGAACGCGGCGGCCGTGGGAAACACGGACCTGGTCACGGCGAAGAGGTACCTGACGGAGTCGGAGCTGTCCTACTCCAGGAAGGCAGTCAAGGACGGGGTCGAGATCCTGGAGAAGAAGAAGGTAGCGGTGAAGAAGCCGGTCGAGGTGCAGGTGCCCAAGGACGCCGCTTCTCGGGAGGCCGCCACCAACGCGACCACCGAGACGACGTCGATGACCGGGAAGGTCATCAAGGTGCCGACCGAGGGCGGTCGGGTGTCCATTGGCTCCAAGGGGTTCCACGGCGGAACCGTGAAGCTCATCGAGGTCTTCGGCGGGTACAAGGAGCTCGATAAGTCCTACTACTACGACCGCATCATGGTCTATGAGACGGTGGCGGTGCCGACCGGAGCTGCTCCAGAGGACGTGCCATTCGAGTACGCCGTCCAGCCCACCTGGCTGTCCTCCTCGTATGACAACAACAAGGTGGGGAAGCAGGTCTACCAGAAGTTCTTCGGCTGCGGCTCCATCGTGGACGACCTGGTGCTGGAGGTCGGTCCGGTAGAGCAGGATGAGCCGGACGGGGTCTTCGTCATGCCCGGCGAGGAGACGGAGGCCCTGAAGAAGCGTCTGCGGACCATCGAGATGCAGAAGGGACTCGTCTCCATCGAGAAGGCCGTGAACCTCCTCGCCTTCACCTACGGCAAGGTGCGTCTGGCCAAGCTGGACGTCGACGAGTTCGTCGAGACGTACACCAGGCGGCCAGTGGCCACCAAGAGGGACCTGCTCGGCTCCTACGACCTGGTGCTGAAGGTCTCCGGCTCTACGGTCTCCGTGGTGAAGGGGGCGGCCGGGTTCCACACCTTCTCGGTCCACGAGGCCTGCGTCGAGCAGAAGAACCTCTGTGGCCTGACCGACAACGCAGTCCTCGCGCGAATGGGGCGGTCCCAGGCGGAAGCCTTGAAGGCCAGCTACGACGTGCGGTGGCAGAAGCTCGCCAGGGTGAAGGAGTACCGCCTGGCCTTGAAGGACCGGGGTCTGGGATTCGTGGGGTAACTCTCCCGTTCTCACGGGAGAAAGCCCCGTGTATCCTCGGAAGACTAGGAGGTTTCTGTGAACGAGAGCATCGTGTCGGCCTTCATGGACGAGCTGACCAAGATCGCGGCCGGCGGGTTCACCCGGACCGGGATCCGGCCGCGCATGGCCTCCACCGTCCTCAAGAATTCCGAGCGCTTCGTGAAGCGCAAGTTCGACGTGCCCGCCGCCAAGAACCTCTTCAAGGGCGCGGGCGTGAACGCCAGGCATGTCGGGGCGGCCGCCCTCTCCGGTGGGGCCCTCGCCCTCGTCGGGGAGCGCAAGCTCAAGAAGATGCACGAGGACTGGCGCATGGGGCGTGAGATCCGGCGCCAGCAGGGGGGCTAGTGAGCGTCCATCCTTTCGGCCTCTCGGCGGAGACCCTGCGGAGCTATCCGCAGCCTCAGCCCATGCCGAGCGCTGCCTACGAGAAGGCGCAGCAGATCCTCACCAAGGCCGAGCAGATTCGAGCCGAGATGGAGGCTGAGAAGACGGCCGGCCCGAGGCCGGACGTGCTGCCTGCGCTGAAGAGGCTCATCAAGAAGCACGACGACGACCCACCGCCCACGAAGTACGACAAGGCGCTCAACTACGGGGTCCACGCGCTCGGCGGCGCTGGCGCGGCCAAGTTCACCGGAGACGCTGTCGAGACGGGCCTGGCCGCTCTCCACCAGCATGCGCAGAAGCACGGCAAGCCAGGCTTCAAGATCATGAACGAGAAGTGGTACGAGGGGAAGCTGCCGCCCCGCGTCAAGGCCGGCATCCTCGCCACCGGCGCCACACTCGGCATCGCCCACAAGCTCCGGAAGGAGCACCGTCGCAAGACGTGGAAGAAGGAGAACGCCATGAAGAAGGTGGCCGTGTCGAACCTCGGCGCCGAGGAGCGGGCGCAGACCGAAGCGAAGGTGCTCACCCGGGCGGCCACCCGTGCCGAGGCGGAGACCCTCTTCGACCAGGCCAACGTGGCCAAGGCGAAGGCCCAGCGGCAGGTGAAGGGCCTCTTCGCCCAGGCCGAGGGCGCCGAGACCATGGCGCCCATGCTCGCCAAGACGGCCTCGCTCAAGAAGCTCGCCAAGATCTTCGGAGAGCACGTGCCGGGCGAGAGCTACCACGGCGCCATCCCGTACCGTGTCCGCAAGGAGCTGCACGGGAAGTACCTGAAGCGCAAGGCCAAGGAGGAGCCCACTGGCTACGGGAAGGCAGGGCTCACCGGCGCCGCCATCGGCGCCGGGCTCGGCGGCCTCCTGGGCGCTGGTCATGGCCGCGTCGGCGTGCCGGTGGGGGCCATGGCTGGAGGCGCGCTGGGAGGCCTGTTCGGGCTGGGTCTCGCGTCCGACGACCACCGCAAGATCGAGCACGCGAAGAAGCACTCCAAGAGCTCGAAGGGTGTCGATCGGTCCATCGCCAGTCACGTGGCGCACCACGAGCTCGCCAAGGACATGGCGGCGGAACGGCGTCACCAGGAGATGCTCTGGGAGATGCGGCAGCACAAGTACGCCAGCGTCGATTCCTTCTTCGACAAGCTGGCGTACTCGCAGCTCACGGAGGCCCAGCGCCGCTACCCGGAGCTCCTCAAGGTCTCGGCGGCGCCTGGTGGGGCCGGCACCAGGCCCACGGTGAGCCTCAAGCCGCCGAAGAGCGCCCGTCCCTCCACGGCCATGATGTCCGGCGGCACCCCCTGATGCGATGGCGGACTCCGGACGACAGGTGGAGGCTCTGGAGTGGGTGCTCGGGAAGCTCGCGGCCAAGAACGCGGGTTCCCTGAAGCCGCCTGCGCTTCGCATTCCGAAGATCGAGGTCCCGAAGCCGCCGGCGGTCAAGCCGGTGGAGAGTCAGGCAGAGCGTCAGGCCCGCCTGAGCAAGACCCGCAAGAACGAGGTCGAGCTCTGGCACAGCTGGGTCCAGAACGACAAGCACCCTGACCACTTCACTCCTCTCTGGAAGAGCCACCAGTCCCTCCTCAACAAGGAGGTCAACAAGTGGCGCGGCGTCGAGGTGAACCGGGACGCCATCTTCGGCGAGGCGACGAAGCTCTACTACGATGCGCTGGAGAGCTGGAATCCGTCGATGAAGGGCGGGGCCAACCTCACCACCCACATCGTGAACCACCTGCGTGGGCTGGGCCGCTTCGTCCGCAAGTACCAGAACACCGCCAAGATCTCCGATGAGGTGGCTGACAATATCACGCCCTTCCGCACCGCACAGGAGGAGCTGACCGCCAAGCTGGGGTACCAGCCCTCCCTCAACCAGATCGTCGAGCACACCCACTCGAAGGACTGGACCGGGAAGCGGCTGTCCGAGAACGACGCCCTCATGGTGCACCGGCAGGTCCGCCGCGGCCTCGACATCGACGCTGGTGGCGAGGTGCTGGAAGGCGCGACTTCGACTGCCCTGAACCAGGAGCTGATGGCGGCGCGGCTCATCTACCACGGGCTGAAGCCGGACGAGAAGAAGGTCCACGAGCTCGTCTACCCGCGGGACGGAGGGAAGCCAGCCCTGAGCACCGGCGTGCTCGCCAAGAGGCTCGGCTGGCACGTCACCAAGGTCTCCAAGATTCGCAAGGTGCTGCGCACCAAGATGAAGAAGTGGATGGACTGATGGCCGCCTCTCCCAAGCTGAAGGCGCTCCAGCAGGCCACCAAGGAGTACGTCTCCAAGGAGAGGCTGCGCCTGACGAATGAGGCGGCGGTCTTGAAGGCCGTCATGAGGACAGGCCAGAAGGGACGCGGGCTTCAGGACGTTGGGATCGACGCTGTCTCCGCCGTGGCTGAGAAGGACATCGCCTCATACCTCTCTGGGAAGTAGATGGATTCGTTTCTCAAGTTGATGATCGACAGCTACGGGCTCTTCGGACTGCTTCTGGCAGCGCCCGTGGTCGGCATGATCTGGCTTTGGAGGGACACGGTTCGTCTTAACACCGAGATGCGGAAGATGCAGGACGAGTTTGCCAAGCGGCAGGATGACATGGGGCAGCGGGTGGCTGCGACGCAGGAGAAGCGAGTGGACGACTCCCACAAGATCGCGACTCAGCTCGTGGACATCATCAGCGAGCATGCGGCTGCCCAGAAGGAGACCAACCTGGCCCTGGATCGCATCGGGGACATGGTCTCGGCGCTCATGCGGGATCGGTAGGCGGTCATGGGGATCGTCAAGTTCTTCCAGCGTCTGCGGGACAAGCGGTTTGCCAAGTACGTGGCGGAGGAGGAGCTGAAGACCATCGAGAAGACCGACAGCCCGCCGCCGGAGTTCTCGGACATCGTGCATGCGGAGAGTTCGGATCCCATCATGGTCCCGAGGGACACCAAGCAGCACGGCGAAGTCACCGGCTTCTACCAGACCGTCTCTGCTTCGCTTCAGGAAGTCATCGACGAGAAGAAGAAGGGACAAGAGGCCGCCAAGCGCATCACCAACGCCATCGGAGCTCCTCCCGAGCCTCCGCCGCGTCAGAAGAAGCACTAGCAGCGGAGGAGTAGATGAGCACGCTCGTCAACACCGTGTCGGTCATGGCTGGCGAGATCGCCACGCTGCTCGACCTGGGCTTCACGACCATCGAGATCTTCGAGACCTCTGGGGCGGACAACGAGGTCGTCGAGATCACCGCTCCGTCTGCCGAGCCGGCTCGGGTCTCTTCCAAGAAGGCGTCCTACTTCCGGGTCGGCGGCATGACCCTGGCGTTCAGCCTCGACGGCGGGGAGGCGCAGTCGGTCACCTTCTCCCCAGTCTTCGCTGACTGGACGCCGGCGCAGGTCGTGTCGGCCATCGAGGCTGCCGTGCCAGGCGTGGCCAGCGTAGTCGATGGGACGGTGGTGCTCCGCACCCTTTCCTCTGGTCGGGCCAGCTCCCTGGAGGTGACCCAGGGGGCCGCCTTCTTCGGCTTCCCGACTGGGATCGTGTATGGCAAGGACCAGCGCCCAGCGCTCGTGGCGGAGCAGACCCTCTACGTCTACTTCGACGTCTCCGGTTCCAGCCTCTCCAGGTACCAGTGGCGCTACAGCGACAACGGGGCGAACCCCGTCTCGAAGGTCTCTCCGCTGGCTGCCGGTTCGCAGGCACCGCTGTCGGACGTTCCCGTGAGCCTGGCTACGGCCCGGTTCACCACCATCGACGGTCGGCCGGCCAGGACGACGATCATCGTCGCGCCGGAGGTCGGGTCGGTGGGGTCCCGCTTCGTCGACGGCGGGTCCCGCCTCTACACCGCTGACGAGAACGGCTTCCTGCAATTCCCCCTCGCCCAAGGCGCGCGGGTGTGCGTCGCAGTGGAGGGGACCAGTCTCGTTCGCGTCATCACGGTTCCTGCCACGCCGGCGTTCGACCTCATGAGTGCCCTCTCCGACGTGGCCGACCCGTTCACGGTTCAGACGACTCCCCCACTCCTCACGCGGAGGTCGCTGTAGATGGCCGTCCCAGTCAACGTGTACGTGGAGGACGACTCCGCAACCCCAGCGCCCATCGAAGGAGCGGTGGTCGGTGCGTTCGACCCGACCACGTTCCAGCAGGTGGGCATGGGGTCGACGGACGCCGATGGCCGCGCATCTCTCCTGCTCCCGGGCGGGACCTACGAGTTGCGCTTCTTCAAAGCAGGCTTCCTCTTCGCCATGCCGCAGACGGCGGTGGTGAACGAGCCAGAGCTGCCGGAGGCCCCGAACGGCTTCACCGTCGCTGCCACCCCGGTCGGCGTCTTCGGCGTCCCACTCGACCCAAGGGTCTGCCGCTGCATCGGAAGGTTCATCAACTTCCGCAACCAGCCAGTGGCGAATGCCATGGTCCGTATCTCGGCAGAGTCCGAGCTGCTGCTCAGGGCCCCGAAGGTCGTGGACAGCGCCATGGTGTCTTCGTCGGCTGTGGAGCTCCGGACTGACGCGAACGGGTTCGTGTCGGTCGACCTGCTCCGCACCGGCAAGTACTGGATTACCTACTCTGGGGAGGAGGACGAGCTCTGGACCATCGTCGTGCCGGATCGGTCCACGGCCAACCTCATCGAGCTCATCCACCCCGAGCCGACTGCCCTCACCTTCGGCCTGCCGTCGCCTGTCGCCGTGACCATCGGGCAGTTCGTGGAGGTGCCGGTCGAGGTTGCCTTCAGCGACTTCCAGACGCACTCCGCGGACCTCGGGAACCTCATCCAGTTCGACGCCTCGGACTCCCTCCTCGCTGACGTCTCCTTCCGCACATCCGACGGCGTACTCGTCATCCTGGGCAAGGCGACCGGCACCTTCGAGATCACAGCCTCGATCCGGCCGGACCTCTACCCGCTCCGCCTCCCTACCTACAACATCGGGACTCCGACCCTCACGGTGAACGTGTCATGACCCAACAGGCCCTGGCGAAGATGGCGAACCGGCTCGTGCCGGACGTGACGTACTACCCCAGCGCGTGTCGGTCGATGCCAGACTCGATGCAGCGCAGCGTCGACCGCTACGTGGGGTACCGGGCGCTCTGGATGAAGGTCATCATCCGGGCGGCCTTCGACTGGGTGAGCTACCGGGACTCCCTGAAGCTGGAGCATCGGAAGATCGCCGAGTACGCCTTCGTCTGGCTCTTCCAGCCCAGCGAGCTCTTCAACTCCTTCGAGAACGTCTGCCATCTGGTCGACCTGCCGCCGGAGAAGATCCGGGCCTGGGCCCGCCACCTCACCAAGGAACACGTCGCCAAGATCGAGCACCTGGAGAGGGATTCGGCGACCCCTCTCGTCCTGGCCGAGGCTGAGCGCCGCCTCATCGGAGAGATGTTCGAGGACGCTTGATGGCAGCGCGGACGGTCAGCGACCAGGTCTCCGCGCTCCTCTCGCAGAGCGTTTCGGGACCAAGGGATCCTGGGGCCCAGAGCTCCGGGCTGAACGCGTCCGCCATCTTCGGCTCCATCGCCCTCACCTTCCTGCTGAAGCCCCGCACCGCGCTCTACCTGGCCCACCTGGCTCGCAACGGCTTGATGAAGGCGGTCCAGGCCGAGCTGAGCCAGGTGACGGCGCTCCAGTCGGACATCTCCGACTTGGGAAACTTCTCCACCAAGTTGGGCGGAGCGGACGTGCTGGCCACGGCCAGATCGGCGCTGCTCCAGATGGAGAACCTCCCCCGTCTCCCTTCAGGAAACGGCTCCGTCCAGGTCTTTGAGCGGGCGGTTCAGGAGTTCCTCACCCGTCACATCTCCAGGAACGTGCGGAAGAAGGGGGCCTCACAGCTCACCCGCCCGGCGTCGGAGGCGTTGCGGGACTTGCCGAGCGACCTGGCCGCCTTGAAGGATCTCCACACGGAGACCTTGAGCCGCCTCTACACGCTGGCCGTCGGGATCGAGAACTTCACCGCCTCCCCCTTCTCCGCGATGCTGGGGACCTCCGCTGTGGCGCGTGCCCGCGCGGACCTGGAAGACATCCTGGCGCATCTGGACGCGGGAGGGGACCCAGCAGCTTCTCGTGACATCGCTGTGCGCCTCATCGCGGCCAGAGCCGCGGTGTCGACCATCACATCCCCGCCCGCGCTGTTCGACCCTCCAGTCCCTGCCGGCACTCAAGTCGAGAGCTCTCCGGAGACGGTGTCCATCCTCAGCCAGCAGGGCCCCTTCGACCTCGGCGCCTCGCCGGTATTCAGCATCGACAACATCGCCTTCACCTTCTTCGTCCCAGCCTCGGCCTTCCTCATCTCCGACCCCATCCAGTTCCCGATGAGTGCCCCTGGGCAGGTCGTCTTCTCCACCGACCTGTCGGATCCCACTCTGGTGCAGCTGGCCGGCCCGTACGCGACGGTCCTCGACCTGGTGACGGACTTCAACTTCCGTGCCCCCTCCACCGTCCGGGCAGCGTCCTACGCCGGGACCTCGAACCGGGTGCTGTTCTACGCTCCTGGGTCGGAGTCGCTCCGTGTGGAGCCGGGCGGGGCCTTCTTCTCGCTGGGGACGACGACTGGGACGAAGAAGTACTTCCAGTCCACGGGCGCTTCCGTTCTCGGCCTCACGGTCGGGAAGACCGGCTCCCAGAAGGTGAGTGCCAGGGATGCGGCTGATGCGCTCGGCCTTCTCTTCCCGACGTTCTCCTTCACCGCGACGTCTGACGACAGGGTCCTCATCGAGGGGCCGGAGACGGCCCCTGGGACCGTGGTGACGGTCTCGGCCCCTGACTCGTTCGGCATCACGGGCCAGCACCGTGCCCTGACCAAGACCTTGGTGCTCCTGGAGCTCGCCCCCGGGGACGTCCTCCAAGTGGGGGACACCGTGCGCCTCGGCTCGAAGAAGGCTGATGGGATCTTGGTGCAGGACGTGGACCTGCCGACGGTCTACTTGGAGAGGGCTGTGGAGTCGTTCACGGGCCCCCTCTACGCCTCCAGTGCCTTGACGCAGTGCTACGACGCACTCTTCCCTGCCCTGAACCGTTTCTTGAAGAGCTGGAGGAAGACGCAGTTCGCGACAGACTTGGCGGTCTTGGACCGCCTCTTCGCTTCTCTCATGGCCTCGCAGACTCAGGCCCAGAGAGGGGAGGCTCGTAAGGCGCTCTCCTCTCTCGCATCCCACCTCACAACACTCTTGAACCTCTTGGGGGACCCGTCGACAATGCTCCCGCCAGGGGCCGCTGACGAGGAGCGTCGGATCGTTGACGGCATCCTCCTCACCCTGGCTGAGAAGAACTACGACCGGGCGACGGACTTGCTGCTGCGGTGCGACCTTCAGGCACTCTTGGAACTGGACGAGGACATGGCCAGCTACGCCGGCACCTTCTTGAAGGCGACGTCCGCGGTGGCCGTGTCCGCCCTGCCCTCGACGGTGCAGGACTCCGCAGGCGCCTCCATCTCGGCCGGGGAGGTGTGGGATGGCCAGGTCTAGCGTCGAGGAGTCCCTGCACGCCGCCTACTCGGCTGTCCGCGGCGACGCGATGACGAAGGCCTTGTCTGGCATGACCCTGGGGGATCTTCTCCAGGAGCAGGTCGACCTCATCCAGGGCTCTCCGTCCACGAAGAGGGTGGCGAAGCTGATGCGCCTCACCACGCTGGAGGCGCATGTGGATGCCGTCGTGGCCGGGCTGGAGAGCGAGGAGAGCCTGTGAAGGACTTCAAGATCGTCCAGGCCAGGACCGTCCTCAAGGTCACCTCGGTCTCCCCAGTCCGGAACTTCTCGCCGCCGGCCCTCATCGTCCTGGGCCAGGATCTGAACTCGACGGTCGAGATCCTCTACAACGACGTCGCAGCACCAGAGTTCGTCATCATGGGGACCGGGAGGCTCGTGGTCAGGATCCCGGACTCGCAGGTCGGGGTCCCTCTCCGGTCCCTCTTGGTCCTGGCCGACTCCGCCGTGTCGACGCAGGACGCTCAGATCTCCCTCAACGTGGGTCGCGGGGTGAGGATGGTCGGCGGCCTCGACCGACTCATCCAGCAGTTCCTCTTGGAGCTCTTCACGACGCCTGGTTCGGACATCTTCGATCAGGCGAGCGGTGGTGGTGCGAGGTCCATCATCGGCAAGGCCGTGACGGATGGGCATGGGGCCACCGCCGAGCTCTCCATGGCGGTGGACAGGACCAAGAAGAATGTCTTCCGGGCCCAGGCCAACAACCGGCGCATCCCTCCCGAGGAGCGGCTCCTCTCGGCGTCGCTCTCCAGCGTCCGCTTCGACTCGGAGACCACCACCCTCTACGGCGTCATCGACCTCCGCAACGTCGTTGGCGACGCAGCTCTTGTGACCGTCAGGTGATCGAATGGCCAGCACCGAACTCAAGTCGTTCATCGAGACCCGCCTCCTCGCTCTGGATCCGTCGATGGACGTCTCGTCTGGTTCTCCGGCTCAGACGAAGTTCGTCGACCCGCTCCTCTCTTACCTCGGCGCGGATCCGTTCGAGACCGACATCGACTCCTTCCTGACGGACCGCTTCGCCCAGGAGTTCCCGGACCTCTACGCCACCGACCCAGGGGCCATCAGGGACACCTTCGTCAACCCGCTGAAGCTCATCCTGGAGCCCTGGAAGCGGGAGACGAACTCCATCCGCCGGTCCCAGTCGGTCATCGACCCGACTCTGCTCTCGGACGACGACGTCGACGCGGTCGTCGCCAACCTCTTCGACACCAGAGACCCGGGCGGCTTCTCCATCGGCATCGGCCGGATCTACTTCCAGACCCCGACCGATGTCCGCATCGAGCTGGCCACCAGGGCCTTCAGCTCCACCGGCCTCTCCTTCTTCCCGACTCTGCCGCTCACGGTCTCGGCCGAGACCGTGGCCTTCAACAGGGACGGCACGCTCTTCTACGTCGACGTGCCGCTGCGCGCGGAGCAGCCTGGCGACTCCTACAACCTCGCAGTCGGTGACCTGGTCGGCATCGAAGGCGTCTCCAACGTCGTCAAGGTCACGAACCTCACGAAGTTCATCGGAGGCTCGGCGAAGCAGGACTCGACGGCGTTCGTGCAGGCCGCCGAGCAGTCGCTGACCGAGCGGAGCCTCACCTCTCCGCGCGGTGCGCCGGCGCTGCTCAACTCGGTCTTCCGCGGGTCTCTGCGGGCCGTGCAGGTCATCGGGGCCAAGGACCCGGAGATGCAGCGAGACCTGCTGGTGGCTTCTGGTCCTGGCCACTCCTGGATCACCGGAAGGGTGGAGCTCTACGACAAGCTGGCCTACGTGCGGGCCCGGACCCTGGAAGGCGAGGAGCTGGATTCTCCTGCGGCCGGTGACTCCGTCTACGCCTACCTCAACATCGACGGCGTCCCGCAGTCTCTGCGCCTGGTGCGTCTGGTGGTCGAGGAGCTCCTCTTCGACCAGGCCGCGGCGGAGTCCGGATTCCTGAGGTCCTACCTCGTGCGGTGGTCCGACCCGTCGAACGTGCTCGGCACGATCTTCGGGGACACGCTCTCTGACTTCCTCTCTACCCTCCCCAGGTCCTTCGAGGGCGGGTTCTCGAAGAAGAGTCAGATCAAGGTGTCGTCGCTGCCGGGAGGGGAGGCCGTCGACCTCTCCGTTCCGAGCGGGGAGGTCCACATCTACGGCCGCACGGACATCTACGTGCGGCCTTCGACGCAGGACGTCACGCAGGCGGTCATCGACGGACTCTCCGACCTGGGCAAGCTCGGCTCAACGACCAAGAACCCGCACTTCTCTCTGGAGCGGCTGTCTCTCGTCACCAACGCCACCAACGCAGTCTCGGACTCGGAGGCGTCGTTCAGCTTCCAGGATGCGGGAGTGGAGGTCGGAGACCTCATCTTCATCGAGGAGGGGCCGGACGCCGGCTCCTACGTCATCTGCGAGATCGCCGGCAGCACGGTGCGTCTCGCGCAGAGCCTCACGGCTTCGAAGCTCAACGTCCGCTACCGCATCCTGAAGAACATCCGCATCAACCCCTTCGAGCCGCGCACCGTCCGCTTCCCGTTCGGCAACGTGGAGCAGAAGGTGCTCCAGTCGACCATCGGCTCCGAGCTCGTCACGCTCGCGAACACCGACCTGCTCCAGTACGGGGCGAAGGTGGGGGATACCCTCCGCATTCTCTCCGGTCCGGATGCGGGGGACTACACCATCACGGCGTTCGACCCGACGCTCGGCGGGCAGGGCGCCATCCTGAACAAGAAGCTCTCCGCCACCAGCTACGACCTCGCCTTCGAGGTCTTCTACTTCCAGGAGCCGGTGGAGCGGCCGCTGGTCCGTGTGCGGGAGATCCTGCTCCTCGACTCCACCCAACAGTCCACCGGGCTGTCGATCCCGCCGGCGGACCCCGTGGCAGTGGTGCCGACCGGGCCGATGACCTCGGCGAAGGTGCTGGGTGGGAGCCAGACGGCCTCCGGGTTCGTCCTGCCGGACCTGGCTGGGCTCATCGATCCCTACTCCAACATCGCCTCGCCAGGCGGTGGCCGGTACTCCAACGGCTACGATCGGGCCGATGGGGTCTACCTGCCTATGCTCTTCGGAGCAGGCACCTACGGGGAGCTCGACACCCGCTCCGACACCAAGGGCAAGACCAGCTTCTTCGTGGCCACCACCGAGGTCTTCTCGGATGCGGTGAATACGCCACCCATCGAGCCGAATCCTGGGGAGTGCCTCTCCATCAAGAACGGGCCGAACAAGGGCGACTACCTCATCCGCGCCGTCCACAAGTTCCGCTACCAGGTCGACGGTTCGACCGATGCCTACGTCTACTTCATCCAGATCTACGGGGAGTTCCCGGTCGACCCGCTGAAGCTCATCCTCGACTTCTGCTCGGCCCACGCCGTGCCGACAGGGCTGGAGAGCCTCTCTTTCCCTCTCCAGTTCCCGGACTTCTTCTCGACCTGGTACAGCACGCTCAGCTCGAAGCTGGCCACCGCCATCTCCAACGCCGGTGCCGCGGCGTTGGATGTCTCCGAGGTGGAGGCCGCCCTCAACAACATGGTGCAGTGCCGGTACGAGTGGGGGCTGCCGGCACGTGGCGTCCTGCGCAGCTACTTCAAGGAGCCGACCGTCTTCACCCAGAAGACCGCCGATGCTGCCCAGCCCACGCTCTTCCGCTTCACGACGGATGCCGGCGAGGCCATCCAGTACCGTCCCGACCCGGTGCGGTACTCCTCCCGTCAGGTCGTGCCCGCTACGACGGGGGACGAGACCGATCCCAAGGAGTTCCCGCGCGACCTGGTCGTCGGTGGGGCCAACACCGTCGCCTTCTCGGACGACTCCAAGCTGCCGATCTTCACGGCCGGGGTCGTCGTGGGGGACACGCTTTCGGTCCACGAAGAGGTCTTCCTCTACGGCGACAAGTGGGGCCAGGCCATCATCTCCACCGAGGCTGGGAGCTCGAAGCTCGTCGCCCCGGAGTCCACTGGCGGCCCCTTCACCCCGGCTATGGTGGGCAACCTCCTCTGCCTCGATGCGGGAGACGACGCTGGCGGCTACCGCATCACCTCTTACGTCGACGCCTACACGGTGACGGTGGATAGGGTCCTCTCCGCGTCGTCCCCAGTGGTCACGAAGTCTGGATCTGGCGCGAGCTACGGGCTGTCCACCGACTTCGGCGACCCCAAGTTCGTGGTCTTCTCTGGCGCCACCAAGCCGTTCACGGACTCGGATGTCGGCGCGTACATCTGCCTCTTCGGCATCGACTACCGCGCCATGGGCACCTTCCTCATCGAGGAGGTGCTCAACAAGGACATCACTGGTCACGGCGACTACGTGGTGCTGACCGACCAGAGCGTCATGCCGGCATTCCCCAGCGGGGCTGGGGTGACTCGCTGGGTGATCATCCCGGCAACTGACCTGCCCGCCCCCACGTCCCAGCTCTGGGACGGGGTCGACTACGGTGGAAGGGACATGGTCGGCCTCGTCCCCTTCCGCATCTACGAGTCTGAGCGGTCCGACTACGCCTTCTCCGCCGTCGCCAACGACTCGGTGGTCTCTGGCGGCACGACGGCTGCGCAGGTCCGAGACGGTGTGGGGCAGCCGTACCGGATCCTCAAGGACAACGAGAGGCGCATCACGACCACCGAGATGTCGAAGAAGGTCGACGGGGCGCTCTACTACTTCGACACCGAGGTGGTCTCGCTGTCCCCATCCGACCTCGCCAACATCGCGAAGGACTCCTACCTCGCGCTGGAGCCCGGCACATTCTCGTCCCTCGGCTACCGGCACGCCGTGGAGGACACGACCCTCAGCTACTCGACCCGCGAGACCGGCTTCCTCGACCTGCCGGTCGTGCTGCTCCCTCTCGGCAGTCCGGACTCCCCGGACGCGTACATCCGTCTCGTGGGGGCCCCAATCCAGATCTCCTACGAGCGCGCGGACCTCGTGAGGCTCGTCCAGAACTTCATCGACTCGCCCACGGACCGCACGTTGGCGGCCGACCTGCTCGCCCGCCACTTCCTTCCGGCCTACGTCTCCTACACCGCGTCCTACGTCGGTGGGCGAGATCCGGCGGTCATCGTCAAGGCCATCCGCAGCTACATCGACCAGCTCTCCATCGAGACGCCTGTCGACGTCTCCGAGATCGAGAAGCTCATCGACCAGAACGGTGGCAACCCCGACACGCCGACCAAGGTGGCCGTCACCCTCTACGACTGGAACAGGCGTGTCTGGGTGGAGTTCTCGGAAGACGAGGTGGGTGGGTCCGCTTCCAGCAACCCGAAGGTGGGGTACAGCGGCTCGCCGCGTCTCATCTACTTCATCCCAGGGGCCGACGCCTCAGGCACGTCGTCGGTCTCCGGAGAGCAGATCAAGCTGACCCGTCGATGAGCGTGGCCAGGGTGATGATCCCTGTCTTCGGGTCGAACTCCGTCTGACACACCACGCACCTGGCGATCATGTTGGGCAGCGGTGAGGTTGGGGCGAAGGGACGGTGGGTGTTCAGCGTAGCCGCGGTTGAGGAGGAACCGCACTTCGGGCAGGGAGTCCTCTGGAAGAGGGCTGTCTCTTGGCGGGCGAGAGGGGTCAAGACATCCGGGTAGAGCTTCTGCCCGTCTTCGGTCTTGGCCTCCAGAAGCTCCCGAATTCTCTCCGGGTCCATCGTGTTGAAGCTGGGCACGTACATACCCCTTCCGTATAATCGCCGGAACGTAATCCCTGAGGAAACCTCTTGGCTCTGCGACTTGTCAATACCGCACCCGGCGACTTCGTCGAGTCTTTCCTCCCGGGGACCCCCGTCGCGTTGAGCGTGAAGTCGGAGACGCAGTTCGTCCGTTTGGCCTCCCTGAAGGCCCGTCTGGCGGTCTCGAACCTCGTCCACAAGAGCGTGAACGGGGTCGCCGTCTTCCCAGAAGCCCACACGGATCTGCTGCGCTACGCAACGGTGGCCAGGGAGACCCCGGAGCGCCGCCGGCCTATTGCCGCCGTACCGGAGGTCACCGCCGCTGGCACCTCCCTGCTCATCGGGGAAGGGTCAGGGGGCGTCGACCAGGGCCTCTACGAGATCTCCACCGAGACGAAGACCTACAGCGACGTTCTCGCCTCCGTCTCCTTCAAGGTCTCGCAGGCGTGGACGACCGGTCTTCGGTACTGGAACAACCTTTCGGACATCGCCCCGCTCTACGCAGGCTTCGAGTACGGCATCCGCAACACCGGCCTCTTCGTCGCACTGCGGGCTAGCGGGAACGGGACACTGGTGGTGGGGGGCCCGCTGCACGCCTTCAGCTCCGCTCGGCCGCTCCAGGCCGAGTACGACATCGACTGGCTCTCGTGGGCGGACGGCAGCGAGTGCACGCTCTACTTCGACGTGGAGACTGCGACGCAGTCCATGAATCTGTGGCTCATGGGCCCGGCCCACGATGCCCCGATGCTCGTCGATTCCTTCCTCCTCGGGCAGCTCGGCCCGTTCGAGCCTGACACCAGCGCGTTCCCGCAGCGCCGCAGCGGGCCTTCACACGCCTTGACGCTCTACTTCGGCAACGGTGGTGGGGTCGGCGACGTCGTCGAGATCACGAACTACGCCCTCTACAGGCAGGCCAACTGGGGCATCAAGTCCGGAGAGGTCGGGCTCGGGCACGGGCTGCGCCGGCGGCCCGATCTGCCGGTGGTGTTCCGTGCCTCCGACCGCATCCTTCCGACCGCCAAGTCACTCGGGATGTGGAGGGTTGGAGGGACCGCCCCTCCGGCGGTCAGCTCGTGGTTCCAGCCCGGCAGGCGCCTCACCCCCCTCTACTCCGTGCTGGCGAAGCCAGCCAACGTCGGTCTCGCCTCCTCCACCATCTTCCGCTCCGAGCCGTGTCTGGAGTCCGCCGCCTCAGGCTTCTCGCTGGAGGCCTGGATGTCTGGCAACGTGACCGGGCTGACTTCGGTCGACACCGGCGTGGGGTTGATGGTGCAGGACGGCACCTCGGCCTTCGTCCTCACGGCCCTGGACACGCAGCTTCAGCGTACCTGGGGGCTGCTGTTGGATCCGGGGGCCGTGGGGGAAATCGGGGCCTACGCATACCCCCAGAACGCGGGCGTCGTGGTCGAGTCGGAGTACCGCGGACTCCGGCTGGTGCGTCTGACTGGGGATCGCCAGAACGACAAGCTGAGGGTCTTCGTCGAGGACATGGACACTCCACTCCTCAGCATCCCCCTCTCCCAGGTCACCGTCCCGGCCAGGAACGCCGGCGGGCGCTTCGAGGTGGGGCACGTCGGTGCGGTGGTGGCTGACGGCGAGGTGGACGTCGCCGCCATCTCGTACCTCAACCGCTACTCGGCATGGGAGTCTCTGGACGCGGTGGACCCGGAGTCGGTCGGCTTCACCTTCGAGGCGACGGGCTCCAACGGCTTCTCCTTTTCGGAGGTGGCGACCATCTCGAAGGAGGACTTCGGGACCGGGGCCGACAAGTACGCTTTCTTCGTCAAGGAGGACCGCTTCACGCTGCTGCGCGGGGCTCAGGTGGACTTCCGGGCCCAGGTCGTCTCCTACACGGACGTGGACGGCACCTCCGGCCAGGCGTCGCAGTGGACGGGCTGTGGGGTCACGATCTACTTCGGGCAGGAGGAGTCGCCCCTCAACGACTTCTTCAAGCTCACGGTCGGCTTCTTCGACTGCGGTCTGCACGGGCGGAAGATCGCCATCGTGCCTGGGGCCGGGTCGGTGGCGGACATCATCAACCAGACGCCCCTGGGCCGGCGCCACTCCGCCGACTGCGACTGGCTTGCCATGGGCAGCTACCGCATCGTCTACCAGCCGTACTACAAGATCGAGGTCTACGGTCCCGGGCTGCTCAAGACCGACCCGCTCATCTCCATCCCCTGGGCAGACTTCACCCCAGAGCAGGATGTGGACCAACGACTCCCCTCCATCGCCTTCGGCTCTTTCGAGAAGGAGTTCGCCGGCACGTCGAAGTGGGCCCACCTCCGGTGGGGCGTCTCATCCGGCTACGAGATCGAGCTCACCCAGCAGCTCCAAGATGTGGAGACCCTTCTCGGCGGCCGGGCGGACCTGTATGTCGACGTCGATGAGATCGAGTACGGTGGGGTGTAGACGATGACCGCCTTCCTCATCAGCACGGCCGTCGTCGCGGAGAAGAAGGTCCCAGTCGCGTCCCTGGTGGTGTCTTCGGAGTTCGCGGTCCTCGGGTCGGTCATCTCCCTCGACGGTCGGCTCTCTTCGGACCCCGACGGTGGGGTGCTCACCTACCACTTCTCCTTCGTGTCTCTCCCCATCGGCTCGAAGGCTGCGGCTGACGGCTTCAAGACGCTCGACGACATCGGGGCCCTCACGTCATTCTCTCCGGACGTCGTCGGCCAGTACGTCATTGGCCTGGTCGTCTCGAACGGCGTTTTCGACAGCGCCTTGTCGGTGGTCACCATCGACGTCCGCTCCATCGCCGTGCCACACGGCCGTGGTCTCGTCCCCGATGGGAAGTTCATCTGGAGCTACCTGCGGGACGTCTGGACTCAGGTCGACGACCGGGAGTTCTTCGAGACGCTCTGGAGCGCCCTCATCCAGATCGCCGGCGGAGAGCTCCTGAAGCTCTACCAGATCGACTTCAACAAGAGCATTCGAGACGTCCAAGACCTCTTCCAGCGTCGCTGGATGAAGTACGAGCCGAAGCTGGCGCTCTCGGAAGGCTCTTCGATCTTCCTCGGTAGCCACCGAGCTGGTACCTCTGCGGCAACAGGGGCTGCTGGCGAGACCGGCCTGGCGGTCATCCTGGACCGCAACGAGCTCGTGGCCCTCCAAGGCACCGTGCGGCTCGATCTGGCTGGCCGCCAGATCGACATCCTCTACTCCCGCAATGCGGAGAACGTCGGGAGCTACGTCATCGCGGGGACCACCGCCAAGCATGGAGGCTTCCGACTCTCGACCGACCTGCCGAAGAACCCGTCCAACACGGCCGGCGAGAACAGCGACGTCATCGTGCGCGACGTCGAGATCCAGTTCGACTTCGGCTCCACGACTTGGTCCCTGGGCGGCACCAAGCGGTACGACTTCGTGATGTCGGAGATCCTCGGCTTCGACTACTACATCACGGAGGAGGCTGCCGGCCTGGAGGAGGTGCGGGTCGGGGACGTGGCCATCATCAAGTCCGGCATCAACGTCGGCCTGTACCGCATCGTCGACCGGAGCGGCGGGTACATCGTGGTGGACAAGAAGCCGGCTGGGTCCAGCTTGGTCGGCGAGTCCTCCCAGGTGACCATCTACCGCCCGGTCGGGTTCTCCATCCCTTCGACCGAGACCACCCTCTCCGATTCGATCTCCATCCCGCTGGCAGAATCTGCTGACGTGGCGGACCTGACGGCTGGTCGCCTCATCGTGGTGAACGGGCAGGCGTACACCGTGACCCGCACGGCAGTGGACGAGAACCAGCGTGTGCCGCTGGTGGCGGTCTCCATCGACCAGCAGGTGTTGGTCCCTGGGCTCAAGAGCCTGGCCTGGCGCACACCCCACACGCTGGTCTCTGCGGACCAGGACTTCGAGGACCTTGGGGTGTCCACGGGAGACGTGCTCGTCTCCACCATCACCTTCGGGAACGTCTCGGTTGACGTCCCGTGCCAGGTGGTCGGAGTCGATCGCACCCGACTCGGCTTCGTCTTCACGGATGAGGTCGTGACGGATGGGGACGTTCCGGAGGTCTCGGTACCCATCTTGATGCGGGTGGTGGAGGGGCTCGCCCTGAAGGCTGGCACGGTCCTGCCGGATGGCTCGTTCTCAGCCTCCGGGGATGCGGCCACCCTGCTCACCTACGTGAAGTCCATCTACTTCCAGCGCAAGTACTGGGGGATGGAGCTTCCGACTCCCGCGTCGTTCGAGCTCCCCCTGGGGACTTTCACGATCGAGCCGAAGTACATCCTGCGCAACCGGCTGATCCCGGTCGACGAGACTGTGCGGTCCATCCCGGCCCTCCAGGACTTCATCGTGCAGCCGGAGACCGTCGAGGATGGTGGGAAGACCTACCTGGTGAAGGGGGAGAAGCGTTTCCTCCTCGCGCGGCCACCCGTCATCGCCCTGGAGCAGAAGCACTACGTCGTCGACGGCCAATCCGTGCTCTCCGGGGACATCACCTTCCGCACGGGCACCAACGTCTTCGAGGTGGAGGGCGGCGACTTCGTCGACTTGGGCATCCGTCCCGGCGACACTCTGGAGATTGCCAGCCCTCTTCCGGTGGCAGGCTCCTTCGAGGTGATGAGAGTCCTCTCTCGAAGCAAGCTGCTCCTCTCTTCGGAGATCTCGGCCCACCCGCTGTCCGTCTTCGTCACGGGGACGGTGACGCTGAAGCGCCGCCGGGCGGGCCACTTCATCAGGTTCGTGCCAGGCCTCTTCTCGGCCAAGTCCCCGGCGCCGGCACGGCTGTGGGGAGAGGTCACGTTCTACGACAACTCCGAGAACATCGAGCGCAACTTCGGGGTCTTGGTCGGGCTCACCCGCCAAGACCTGGAGAAGGTGACGTCTCAGGCTTCCTACCGTCAGGCGGTGGCCGGGCTCATGTACGCCTACGTGAATGGCCCGGCCGTCGACAAGGTTCGCCTCGGCGCCTCTCTGCTGCTCGGTCTTCCTTTCACGGAGCGGCGGGGGATCATCCGGTCCATCGACACGGCCTACCGGAAGGACGCCTACGGCAACCCGGCCATGGGGCGAATCCTGGTCGAGGATCTCGACACCACCGATGCCGCGACTGGGGTCTTCCGCGTCTACACCTTCCCTGTGGACTTGGCGTCGGAGCTCTCTGGCGTCGACGTCAACCCGGCCACCCAGAAGCCGTACGAGGTGGGGGACGTGGTGGAAGCGTTCGCCTCGCTGTCCAAGGGCGTTGCGGTCGAGGACTCCAAGACGTCTTCGGCGGCGCTCATGACCGCGGTGCAGCGTCTCCAGAGCACCCACTCGGCGCGCATCCGCATCAACGACACGGTCTTCCAGCCCAGCGAGATCGGGCTCGTCTCCTCCTTCCTGCGCCGCATCACGCCGTCCTACGTGGCCCTGGTGATCTCGAACACCTCCGAGGTCCAGGACAACGTCACCGTCGACGACAAGCTCAGCCTCAACCTGAGAAGCCCCGTCGGTACCGCGCCGGTGCTGGTGGACATGGCCGGCCTCAACTTCCCGACGGCTCCCATCTTCGACCTCCGCACCCTCTCCGGCCTCGCCCCCATGCGGTGGGACGAGGATCCGTACTACTTCCTCCGCGGCGGGTCGGACCTGGCCATCGACAACACGGGAGCCATTTCTCTCGCGTCTGGAGGTCTGGTGAATCCCAGGACCGGTGAGAGCTTCGAGGCCCCTCTGGTGAGTCCTGGGGACTTCCTCTTCGTGGTCAACGGTCCCACGGAGGGGGTCTACCCGATCCTCACGGTGACGGACTCGACGCTCACCATCGACGGGCCTCAGCTCAGCGAGAGCGCCGGGCAGCGTTTCGTCATCATGAGGGCCATCCGCAGCCTGCGGATCGCTGGAGACATCCTCAACCACACGGACCTCAACTTCGTCGATCCGGACAATGGGGCGTCCTACGACTACTCGGAGGTCACCGTGGATGGAGGCCTCCGGGCCGGGATGGTGGCCCCAGGGGATCGGTTCGTGGCGGGTGGCCAGGCCTACACGGTCATCGCCATCAAGAAGACAGGCGTGGTGTGGGACAAGGTGCAGATCACGCCTATCCTGTCTGGGGCCCCGACCACCTTCGCCATCTACCGGCCCGGGACCTTCACCAACGAGCTCTACACGATCACGGCCGACGGGACCGATTCCCCGACCCTGCCGGACGACCTGCTCGGACTTCTCGACCCAGGGGATGAGCTCCAGGTGCAGCAGGATGACCTGCTGACGAGCGTCGTCGAGACCGTCTCGCCGCTCAAGCTCACCCCGGCCCCGCCGCTCGGCACCTACGAGGTGCGGCTCCTGAAGACCGGGGCCGGAGAAACTCCTTTCCTCTTCGACCAGTCCCTCCGTACCATCACCGACCGCGTCACCTTCACGCTGACCCCTGTGGGAGTCTGAGATGCCCTTCTTCAACGAGCTCATCCGCGTCTCGGACGCAGGACTGCTTCGAGTCCGGAACCGACTGGGCCGTGCCATCGCTGGGCGGGCCTGGGATGGCGAGCCCAGCGTGGTCGAGGTGCGTGGCTGGGTCCGCACTCTGATGCGCGAGCGGGGCAAGATCGTGCCCGGCTCCAGGCGCGAGGGGCACAACGTCTGGACCAACACCGGGCGCGAGTTCGACGCCATGCTGAAGACGTACAAGCCCGGCGGCTCGACTCCCTACCGCAACGACCGGGTGGCCTACCTCGGAGTCGGCACTGGGTACCAGACCGAGGATCCAGGCGTCACCAACCTGGTGACGCCTGCGCCGTACGTGGCGGGCGAGTTCCTCGCCCCTCTCGCGCACTCGGCGACCGACTTCCCGCTCTCGCCCACGCGGACCACCGTCCGGTACGTGCGGGTCTTCACCGAGGACGAGCTCACCTTCGGCCTCACGACATCCATCCAGATCTCGGAGCTCGGGCTCTTCACCGACGGCAACCCGGACGACGGCTTCTTCGCCGGTACCGAGGCGCAGGGCGGCCGCAAGACGAACCTGGTCGACGCTCTCCAACAGGCTCCGGCGGCGTACAAGGCTCTCACCGAGCCGGTCGAGAAGACGAACGCCCTGGAGTTCCAGGTGGAGTGGGAAATCCGTCACTGAACTGAGGACACCTCATGCCGCAGATGACCTACTTCCGCAGGCCCGCCCTCGCTGGCCGCAGCCTGAAGCGCCCAGCACAGGCGAACATCCGCGGCAACCTGCGCCGCTCCGACATCGACGGGTCCTCCCCCGAGCCGTACTTCGCCGGCGTCACGAACGGCCAGACCCTCGACATCGAGGGTGTGAGTGGCGGCGTGCCGACTTCGGTCAGCGTCTCCATTCCCGCGAACGTGCAGGACCAGGCGTACCTGGCGACGGTCATCTCCGCCATCAACTCCTCGACCGGCGGGATCAACGTCCTCGCCTTCGACGCAGGCGGCTGCATCGGTCTCCGGTCGACCATCGCCGGCAGCAGTGGGCGGGTCCGCGTCACGGGAGGTACGGCCGCCAAGGCACTCGGGTTCGACGTGGCGGCCCAGTCGTTCTTCTCCGTGGGCGGTGACCTCAACACCAGCCCGGAGGGGCGAGGGCTGGGGCAGCCCAACGATGCCTCTCTGCCGGTCCCTGGCGAGAACCTGAACTCCGACATCATGACCCGGTCGCTCGGTCGGGTCATGGCCAACACGGACGTCCTGTACGCCGACCTGGTCCGTCACGAGGTGGTGCTGAAGAAGATCGCGTCCATCACGTCCCCCGGCGTCGCGACCTCCACCTACGACCTCGGGACGGAGAGGGTCTTCACAGGGCTGGCCCCTGGAGCCGCGAAGGATCTGCTGGCCCACCTCTACTTCCTCATCGACACCCAGACCGGACAAGTCTCCCAGAGCCGAGTGGTCGATGTGCGTGACCAGGTGGCCGGCACGTCGCTCTTCGGGGTCCCCCAGTCGGTCACCTCGGCGCTCAACATCTCGAACATCCTGAACGGCTCCGTGGTCGAGTGCGACACGGCCAGCTTCACCGGTGCCGGGGTCCAGCCCGGGGACTTCGTCCAGATCGACGGCTCCGGGAGCAGCAACCCCTTCTCCAACAACGGGCTGCGCTGGGTGGTCGAGGCAGTCGTCGATGCTACCCACCTCGCCCTCCGGCCCATGTCGGCGGCCGAGCTGGGGATGGTCGGCACGGTGCTCGACGAGAACCAGCCGGTGGTGGAGCTGAACCAGAACATCTCCGGCAGCGCCGGAACCGTCACGGTGCTCCGCAGCAAGTTCTCGACCGGGGCCCGGGTCGTCTTCTCTCCCCCCATCCCGGCCGGTGCGTCCTTCGACCTCTGGGCCCCGGTGCCCGCGTCGATCCATGATCGTGAGATCCAGGCCCTGGCCGACCGGGGCTACGGGGCTTTCACGTCCCTGGTCCACGACTTCGACCCCCTTCCCAACGCCATCCTCTCCAGGCCCAACATCCCGACTCCTGCCGGTGGGGCGACCAGCATGACCGTCGGCCCCTTCATGGTGCGCTGGCACGGTCGTCCAGTGCGTGTGCCGGGTCAGACGTTCACGCCCGGCACCGGCTCCGCCACCTGGTACCTCTACTGGGACGAGGTGGACTGCCAGCTCAAGGCCAGCACCAGCGCCGGCTTCCTCGCTGCCGAGACCCGCAACGGCACGTCGGCCAACGAGCTGGCTGGCAAGACCCCGAACACGAATGGCAAGGGCCTGCTCGTCGCCACGGTCAACGTGGTCTCCGGCACAGGGGTCATCACGTCAGTGGCCCAGGCCTCCCGTCTGGCCGCTGAGTTCGCGGCCCAGATCACCGTCGGCTACGGCGGGCAGTTCCCGACGCTGACGGAGGCGCTGGAGTACCTGACCCGTGTCCGGGTCAGCGGCGTGCCACGGGGTGACTGCGAGGTCATCGTCCTCAGCACCCAGACGGCTCCTTCTGGTGGCTGGGTGCTGCCTGGGATGCCCGTGGCCATCCGCGGTGCCACTCCGATGGCCACGCTCTACCCTGGGGCCACAGGCCCCTTCTTCACGGGTGGAGCCAGCGACTACTGCCTGCTCTCCGACTTCCACCTCGACCTGGCAGGGCGGACGCTCATCACTGGGGCGGCGATGTGGTGGGCCCGGAACCTGACCCAGATCGGCGGAACCAGCTTCCGTTCCCAGGACGGTTCGCACTACGTCGACATCGGCGCGGTGGCGCTCTCTGTCCTCCTCGGCAAGAGCGGCGCGACCACCCAGGTCCGAGGCCTTCTCAGCGTCTCTGAGAATGCCACCTTCTCTGGAGACGTCACCGTCACGTCGACGAAGAAGGTCCAGGTCGGTGCCAGGTCGGCACCAGGCGCCAGCCTCGACGTCTCCGGCACCCAGGGACGGCTGGTCCTCAGCAAGACCGGCGAGGTGGACGTGGTCCTCACCAAGGACCAGCTCGACACCGTGACCACCGTGCTCCTCGGCGGTCCTGCCGTGAACGCGGACTCCTACCACACCCATGGGGCGATCCAGTCTGGCTTCTCCATCGGGGCCACCGGCACCACGAATGGCGCCAACGTCACGGCGCCAAACCTCAACACGCTGACCGGCGGCGGCAGTGCCGATGCCCTGCACTCCCACGCACACGGGGACCAGGCCGGAGGCAGCCTCCACGCAGCTGCGACAACGTCGGTGGCCGGATTCATGTCGGCTGCCGACAAGACGGCGCTGGGCCTCAAGGCCGTCGACACCCAGGTCGTCCACAACATCGGCAACGAGACGATCAACGGGGTGAAGACCTTCGGCTCGTCCCCGATCGCCCCGGACCTGAACGTCCTGACCAGCCCTGCCGGCTCGGTTCCGAACAAGAAGTACACCGATGGCTACACCAGGGCTCATGTCTACGGCTTCAGGTGGCCCGGGGCCCTGGGGACGACCTCCGGTGCCACCGTGACCGACGGCGAGTACGAGTACTGGACTCTGGGGCAGAAGGAGATCGGGACCGGCTCCACTGACCCCGGGCAGCTCACCGCACTCCTCGGGACGAAGGCGGGGGCGACCCGCGCCAACATGGTGACCGCCCCGGTGACGCCGATCACCCTTCCCATGCTGCCGCTGGGGAAGAACGGGAGCCCCAGCAAGTACCGCCTCTACGTGCGGACCAGGGTGAATGACGCCACCCAGGGCGTGCTCATCTACGTGAACGGTGTCCTGATCCAGGGCGACGCGTTCACGACGGCCAACATCGGCGGGGCGAACATCGCTCCTGGCGCTGGGCGCCTGGCCCTGATCAACGCGGATGCCTTCGCCCGGACGGGCTTCAACGAGCAGGGGAAGTGGCGCGAGTTCTTCAACCTGCACGGAGGGCTCAACGGGTCCGGCTCGGTGACGCAAGCCGAAGCGGCGGCGCTGGCCTCTCTGACGGACGGGCGCGCCTCCACCAACGACGACTACTACATGAACATCTCCTACGACTGGTCGGCCGACCCCGACGTTCCGCAGACGCTGGCGGTCATCGCCTGGGGCGTGTCCAGGACCGTCGACAGCGGTGGAGGTAACGCCCAGACCTACATCAACCTCACCGCCTACGACCCCACGGACATCTCCGTCTACCCGTACAACCTCACGATGTCCGCCACCATGTTCGGCTAAGGAGCACGCATGACCATCAAGACGGTGTGGAAGAGCTGGCAGAAGTTCATCAAGCCCTACAAGCAGCAGATCCGAGCCTTCCTCGGCTGGCTCTTCGGCATGCTCGCCCAGGTGACTGCCGTGGGCGTCGACGTGGTGGAGACGTGGTCCGTGAAGCGCTGGGCCCTCGCCCTCGGCATCGCGGCCCTGCCCGGCATCATGGGCTTCATCAAGGGTGGGGACGACAACCTCTCCGACGAGGAGCTCTACGACAAGGTCCACAGCGTGAAGCAGGCGAGGGCCATGGCCGGACTCGAAGTCACAGGGGAGCAGCCGCTCAAGGCGGCACCGCCGAAGCCGTGATCGAGTTCCTGCGAGAGTTGTGGCTCGGCTGGCGGCTCATGCCGTACACCTACCGGACGTGGGTGGTGTGCGGCGTGGCGCTGCTCATTGTCGAGGTCATCGCGCTCATCCGCGGGGACCCGCCCCTCACCGATGCTATGCGGGAGGGGTCTCAGCGGTGGATGCTTTGGCCGGCGCTGTACGGCACCATGGGCGGCCACTTCTTCGGCAGCCGCGGCGGTCCGTGGTGGGGGCCAATGGCCCTTGCAGGTCTCGGCCTGGCGGTCATCTACCGGGACCTCTTTCTGCGTGACCGGATCCCGACAGCCACGCACATGGAGGTCTACATCATGTTCACGGGCCTGGGGGCCTGGCTCTGGGGGAGCCGATGAACTGGCAGGCGATGAAGGAGTACCGCATCTGGATCGAGAGGGGCGCTCTCCTCATCGTCATCATCGTCTTCGCCTTCTACTGGAACAACGCCCGAGGCGAGCGGGATACCCTGCGGAAGGACAAGGAGGCTCTCCAGCTCGAACGTGAGAAGTTCGTCGCGGAGCGAGAGTCCAACAAGAAGACGCTGGAGAAGCAGGAGAAGGAGATCCTGCGCCAAGACGCTGCCTGGAAGGCCCAGGTCGAGCAACTGGAGAAGCTGCTTGGCGAGAAGCCGAAGCTCATCAAGGTGGTGGAGATCCGGTTCGTGGAGAAGCCGGTGCCAGGGGATCCGGGCCCTGCCCGTGAGTGCCCAGAGGACAAGAAGGACATCGTGCTGCTGAAGGGCGACAAGGTGACAGCAGCCCTCGACGAGCTCCACTACAAGACCCCGAACGACAACACGGTGCTGACCGGCCGCGTGCAGTGCATCCGCACCACCCCGTCCGAGCTCGTCCTCTTCACCGACTACATCACCACGGACGCCCCGAAGTCTGACGTCGTGGTGCTGCCGACACGGCGTGAGAAGCGCTGGGGGGCCGGCATCATCACCACCTACTCCCGGGCGACCGGTCTGGACTTCGGCCCGAAGGCGCTCTTCCCGCCTTTCGAGATGGGGCCTATCCGCCTGGAGGCGGAGGCTGGGGTGCTGTTCACGACAGACGGCAAGCTGGGGGTCGCAGGGGGCATCGGAGGTCGCTGGTGAGCCCACATCTCTCCGCCTTCCGGTCCGCAGCCCGCCTCCTGAAGGAGGCCAAGGTCTTCACCCCGCTCCAGCCGCACCAGCAGCGGGTGGTCAACCGCATCCAGGAGAAGGACCAGCCAGGCCTCGTCGTGGCTCATGGCCTGGGCTCCGGCAAGACCCTTACCGCCATCGCGGCGCAGGATGCGATGGCGATGCCGTCCGATGTCGTGGTGCCGGCGTCCCTCCAAGCCAACTACAAGAAGGAGCTCGCCAAGCACACGAAGGGCGAGCACAAGCCGGCGCGCGTCCTCTCGATGCAGAACGTGGCGCGCGGCGGGGCGGAGCTGCGCAGCCCCATGCTCGTCGTGGACGAGGCCCACCGGGCCCGCGAGCCTGGGACCAAGACCTACGAGTCCCTGAAGAAGAACAAGGCTCAGAAGAGGCTCCTGCTCACCGGCACCCCCTTCTACAACCGGCCGGCCGACATCTCGCCCCTCGTGAACCTCGCCGCTGGCGGGAAGGTCCTGCCGGTCGACCGCAAGGAGTTCGAGGAGAAGTACATCTACAACCTGAAGAAGGACCCCGGCTTCCTCGCCAAGCTCCGCGGCGTGAAGGGCTCCACGGTCCCCATCCTGCATCCGGGCAGGCGCAAGGAGCTGAAGCAGGTACTCGACAAGTGGGTCGATTACTACGAGGGCGCCAAGGAGAACTTCCCCGAGGTCTCGCGCGAGGACGTGCGCGTGCCGATGACCAAGGACCAGCTCGACTACTACGACACGCTGATGAAGAAGGCGCCGTTCTGGGTCCGCTACAAGGTCCGCAAGGGCTTGCCGCCGACCAAGCAAGAGGCCGGCGACTTGAACGCCTTCCTCGGCGGGGCCAGGCAGGTCTCCAACACCACTCGGCCGTACCACGATCAGCAGGCAACGCCCCAAGAGCCGAAGGTCGAAGAGGCCTTCCAGCGCCTGCGGAAGGAGCTGGGCTCCAACCCGAGGTCGAAGGCGGTGGTGTACTCCAACTACCTCGATGCCGGGCTCAACCCGTACAAGGAACGCCTGACACAGGAGGGGATCCCGTTCGGCGAGTTCACCGGGCAGATGAAGAAGAAGGAGCGGGACGAGCTCGTGCGGCAATACAACGCAGGCAAGCTCAGGGCCCTGATGCTCTCCAGCGCCGGCGGTGAGGGGCTCGACCTCAAGGGGACTCGCCTCATCCAAGTCATGGAGCCGCACTGGAATGACGAGAAGCTGAAGCAGGTCGAAGGACGTGGCATCAGGTACGGGAGTCACGCTGATCTGCCACCAGAGGAGCGAAAGGTGCGCGTCGAGCGATTCCTTGCCACGCGCCCGCGGTCAGGGGTACTTGAGAAGATGAAGCTGCGCTCCCCAGGCTTCGGCGTCGACGAGTACCTGAGCCGTCTCTCGCAGGACAAGGAACGGCTCAACTACCAGTTCAGGGAGCTGCTGAAGCGTGATCAGGCGACACAGTGAGCAAGCGGCGTCCAGAGCTGGCAGTGTTCTGGGGGGACACTAGGACCCTGCTCTCCTATCGTGAGCGCAAGGAGATCCTCCCGCGCGCCCGCCTGGAGAGCATCACTCCAGACGAGGTTCTGGTCCGCGACTACCCCTCGCAGCGGCTCATCGTCATCACCAGCCGCAACGAGCCGAACCTCTTCTGCGCGCTGTGCAAGACGGACGCGATCAGGAAGATGTACGGGGCGACCTGCACCGGGATCGCCCACTGCCTGGTCGAGAAGGACGACAAGGACCCGCTCGGCGAGCCTGAGCCAGTGAAGAACGGGACGAAGTGATGGCCTGGCCTATCACCTACCACGAGGAGCGTCCTGAGAAGCCGAAGGTCGGCGACATGTGGCCGGCCCCGTGGTTCCTCAAGGATGAGGGCAGCCGACGCTACTGGACCTCGATCCAGTACGACCGGGACTGGGCCGGGAAGCGCCCGCCGCTCGTCGTGAAGTTGCCCGGGGGCCACGAGCACTGCGTGGACATCGGCGGCTCCGGAAACCGGGACGGCTGGGTGGTGACGGGGACCGCTCCCAAGATCACCGTCTCCCCGAGCATCAACGTGCACGGCATCTACCACGGCTGGATCCGAGACGGTATCATCACGGACGACTGCGAGGGCCGGAAGTTCCCCGCAGAGCAGCAGTAGTACTGGCAGCGAGTGCAGTGAGGCAGTGAACGCAGAGCAGTGAAGGAGAGCAGACATGGGTGACTTCAGAATCGTGATCGAAGCGACGGGCGGACACGGCTGCGACCGGAACGCGAAGGAGGGCTCCGAGATCAGGGGCTGCGGGCAGGAGACCTGCCCCGACTGCATGATGGCCCGCTTCGTCTCGGAGATGCAGCGCGCCACCATGCGGCCCTACGTGGCGGAGTTCCACCACTGGCCGTCGGAGATGGCGGTGCACTACTTCCCGCCCGGGAAGGACAAGTGCTCCCGCTGCAACCAGACCCAGGCGGCCATCGACGCGCTGCCGGGTGACCAGGACGCCAAGGTCTGCCGCGGCTATTCGGCGGACCGAGAGGTCGTGGACGACTACACCGAGCGCGACGTGAAGTACCCGACCGGCGCCTTCCGCCGGGCCACTGGGATCCGCATCAAGGGCAGCTTCTAGTGCAGGAGCTCCTGCCAGACGGCGGGGCTTGGACCAAGGGACGCTGGCGACCATGGATCGCCAGTGTCTTCCCAGGTCCGGTCTTCAAGCAGACGGTGGCCTTGGTGTGCCCGAAATGCGACCATCTGCTGTCCCTCGTCAACCACACCATCACGGCCGACGGCCAGGTGAGCCCGAGCGTCGTCTGCCCCCACAAGTGCGGCTGGCATGAGTTCATTCGCCTGAAGCAAGCAAGCTGAGTTGATCGCGAGGGGGCCTAGTACAAGCTGGGCCCCCTTCTGCTTGGAAATGACCGCTTGACTCTACGTGGCGTCGCGTCTACCTTCCGCGCCGTCATGTCCCACTCCTAGACCGGTCCCGAGAACCCGCCCAGCGCCCGTGAGGCGCGCCAGCGGTCAGACCTGATCTCGACCAGCTCTAGGAGGCTGTATGGCTACCCTTGTTTTCGGGCGCAGCAGGCGCTCGTCCGGGGGCCCGACTGACCATCACCACAAGCGCAAGGTCTACTACACCGACGTCTCCAAGTCGTCCTACCACGCTCCCAAGCCGGGGCTGGTTGGGCCGAAGGTGTCGATCGACGTGGGAGACAAGCACCCTCGCGCTTCGCACATGCGGACGCACTACACGAACCGGCACTTCCGGACTCGTGAGCTGCCCTGCGGTCACCGGGTCTTCATGTTGAAGGGGCAGTACCCAGACGCAGACACGTTCTGCATCCAGTGCCGCGACGAGAAGCTCTTCGGCGGGTAACTGGGGAAAGGAAGGCCACTCCAATGGTGAAGTGAGCTAAGAAAGAGGGGCGGGCGCAGCGGCCCGCCCCTCTACTTCTTCGGCCCGATCCGTATCCCGCCGGACAGGTTCAGGGCCTTGCCCCAGGCGTACTGTGGCGTCTTCCGCTTCGTGTCGAAGACCCAGCGTCTGGCGCCGGTCTTCCGGTCGTCTCGGCCGTGGTAGTACTCGGTGCCGCACGTGGCGCACCAGGGCATGTTCTCGTTGACGACGGTGCGGGCTTCGCAGATGGGGCACTCCAGCACGTCGTAGCAGAGCGCCCGGCCGGTGATCTTCGCGACCTTCTTCATAGGACTCCTGAGTCGTAGTGACAGTGGTGCCCCCGGCTGGACTCGAACCAGCGACCGTCCGCTTAGAAGGCGGCTGCTCTTGTCCTCTGAGCTACGGGGGCATGTGGCGGAGAGGGAGGGATTCGAACCCTCGCTTTGATGTGATCGCAGACCGGTTTAGCAAACCGGCGGCATGAGCCACTCGCCCACCTCTCCAGATGGCGGAAGCGGCAGGATTCGAACCTGCGGGCAGCCGGAGCCACCTCCAGCTTTCCAAGCTGGTGCCTTGAGCCACTCGGCCACGCTTCCAAAGATGGCGGAAGAGGAGAGATTCGAACTCTCGCGCAGGTTGCCCCACGTCCGGTTTTCGAGGCCGGTGGTTTGAGCCACTCACCCACTCTTCCAAGGATGCCCCGATGGTGCGCTCTGGCTGAGTGCCAGACACCCAAGGTGCTCGGGGCCACACACGCCCTGGCGGAGGAGGAGGGATTCGAACCCCCGGAGAGCTTTCGCCCTCAGCTGTTTTCAAGGCAGCCGCCTTGAGCCGCTCGGCCACTCCTCCTAGTCGTGCTCCAGCTCGCCGTGCCAGTAGCCGTAGTCCATCATGAGCTGCTTCCAGGACTGCGGCACGTTCTTGTCGAGCAGGAACGTCAGCCTGGTGGTGCCAGGCAGGTGCGCCGGCTTCACCGGCACCGAGAGCAGCTTCATGCCGGCCTGGGCCGGGGTCTTGTCGCTCTTCCGCTGGTTGCACGGGGTGCAGGCGATGACGACGTTCTCCCAGTTCGTCCCGCCCCCCTTCGACCGCGGGGTGACGTGGTCGTAGGTCGACTCTGCTCTCGTGACCTTGTTGCCGCAGTACTGGCAGCGGCCCTTGTCCCGAGCGAAGACGTTCTCTCGCGAGAACTTCATCGACGGCTTGCGCCGGCGGATGACGTTGAGGAAGCGGATGATGCTGGGGATCTTGAACTCCAGCGTGACCGACCTGACCGTCCTGCTCTCGTACTCCTCGATGACCTCGACCTTGCCCTCCCAGAGGAGGGTTACGGCCCGTTGCCAGTGGACGCGTGCGACGGGCTCGTAGGCGTGGGACAACACCAACGTGTCCATCGCTACGCTCCTTTCTTGTTGTAGTGGTACTGCGTGAAGTGCCCGAAGCCGGACTCGAACCGGCACGCCTCTCGGCAGCGGGTTTTGAGTCCGCCGCGTCTACCGTTCCGCCACTCGGGCATGATGGTGGTCGAGGAGAGAGTCGAACTCTCACGGTGTTACCCGCCTGGTTCTGAGCCAGGTGCGTCTACCATTCCGCCACTCGACCGAAGATGGTGTCCAGGGCGGGAATCGAACCCGCACGGTGTTACCCGCCAGCCCCTCAAGCTGGTGCGTCTACCAGTTCCGCCACCTGGACATGAAGATGGTGCACGCCCTGGGGATCGAACCCAGCAAGTCCTCCGTGTGAGAGAGGCGGTGTCTCCAGCTACCTCGGCGTGCATGTTGCGGGAGTGGGACTCGAACCCACGATGGCTTTCGCCCCCGGGTTATGAGCCCGGTGTCATGGCCACTAGACGATCCCGCAGTGAAGTGCTCCTGGGGTGACTCGAACACCCGGCCTGCTGTTTAGGAAACAGCCGCTCTCGTCCACCTGAGCTACAGGAGCATGTGGCGCGTCTGGAGGGACTCGAACCCCCGCCCTCTGGCTTCGGAGGCCAGCGCTCTCTTCCATCTGAGCTACAGACGCATGTGGTCCGCCCGGAGGGATTCGAACCCCCGGCCTCTTGATTCGTAGTCAAGCGCTCTGATCCAGCTGAGCTACGGGCGGATGATGGAGCCGATGCTGGGGGTCGAACCCAGACCGCTGCCTTACCAAGGCAGTGCTCTGCCTCTGAGCTACATCGGCACTACTTGAGTCGGTCGGCGAGGTCCTTGGCGTACTGCGCCAGGTAGCCGTTCGTCAGCGACGCCGGAGTCTCCTGGTTGTTCTGGACGAGCCTCTCGACGACTCCTGGGGGAAGGTGGTCCCTCATCAGCTCGTAGAGGAAGGAGACCAACTTCTCGTGAGTCGAGAACATCCCGCTCCTTTCGAAGAGGGCTTGAGCCTCTGGCGGCCGCGGCATGCGTACTCCTGATGTGGTGGATCCAGCCGGACTCGAACCGGCAACCGTCGGCTTGCAAAGCCGCTGCTCTCCCGTTGGAGCTATGGACCCGTGAAGTGGTGGAGCCAGTCGGGATCGAACCGACGACCTCCTGGATGCCATCCAGGCGCTCTCCCGTCTGAGCTATAGCCCCGGGAAGTGGTACGCGCGGCCGGACTCGAACCGGCGATCTCTGCCATGTCAAGGCAGCGTTCTGGCCACTGAACTACGCGCGCATGTGGAACCGAAGGGAGTCGAACCCTTGACCTCCTGCGTGCGAAGCAGGCGCTCTCCCAACTGAGCTACGGCCCCAAGAAGTCTTCGCAGCACCGCGGCCGCAAGTACCGAGGCCCTCGTCGTCGTGAGAGGCGGGGTAGGGTCCCGCATCGCGATTCATGAGGTTGCTGCGAAGGGTGGTGGAGCGAGCAGGAATCGAACCTGCGACACCCGGCTCTTCAGACCAGTGCTCTACCTGCTGAGCTATCGCTCCAAGATGGCGGGGCCAGCGAGAATCGAACTCGCCTCTCCGGCGTGACAGGCCGGTGTCCTGACCGATGAACGATGACCCCAGGACGAAGGAGGGGGACCGGGGACTTCAACCCCAGGACCTTAGCCGTGTCGGCGCGCAAGAGCCGGTGGGCATGTACCCTCCGCTGCGGAGAGGTCCCCCGTGAATGGGGTGATGTGAGAGGGTCGAACTCTCATTCTGGGATCCACAATCCCATGTCCTGCCGTTGGACGAACATCACCATGAAGATGGTCCGCTCGGGTGGACTTGAACCACCTACCTCCCGCTTATCAGGCGGGTGCTCTGGGCCACGTGAGCTACGAGCGGATGAAGAGTCGGGGTGACTGGAATCGAACCAGCGACCTCACGGTCCCGAACCGTGCGCTCTACCAGTCTGAGCTACACCCCGAAGAAGTCAGCGTGAGAGGATTTGAACCTCCGGCCCCCAGCACCCCAAGCTGGTGCTCTACCAAGCTGAGCTACACGCTGTTGAAGTAAGCCATCACAGGTCGGCCCCTTATTTTAGCTTCGGGCCTGAACCTAAAATACGAGTCGGGGTGGCGGGATTCGGACCCGCGACCTCCTGCGCCCAAGGCAGGCGCGCTACCAGGCTGCGCTACACCCCGAAGTATCGCGTGCGGGATTCGAACCCGCGTTTCCGGCTTGAAAGGCCAGCGTCCTTGGCCCCTGGACGAACGCGACGTGAGTGGTGACCCTGGGGGGAATCGAACCCGCCGTTACCGGATTGAGAGTCCGGCTTCCTACCGCTAGAAGACAGGGCCGTACTGGAGAGTCGCCGGAGAGTCGAACTCCGCTCTGCGGTGTTGCAGACCGCGGCCATCCCTCGATGACTTGCGACTCATGAAGCTCCGGAGGAGGGATTCGAACCCCCAACCTGACGGTTAACAGCCGCCCGCTCTGCCAGTTGAGCTACCCCGGAATGTGAAGATGGAGCCGGCGGCGAGAGTCGGACTCGCGACCTGCCGCTTACAAGGCGGCTGCTCTGCCAACTGAGCTACGCCGGCAAGGTGGAAGGGGTGGAAGGATTCGAACCTTCAACTTTCTGGTCCAGAGCCAGACGTTCTGCCGTTGAACTACACCCCTGCGAAGTGGAAGAGGAGCTCGGATTCGAACCGAGATAGCTGGCTCCAAAGACCAGCGTCCTGCCGTTGGACGACTCCTCTGCGAACTTGTGTCAGGCGGCCGGGATCTCACCGACATGGCAGAGGCTCGGGCCCCGATGGCCCTGCATCTTCCACCTCCCCACTCATCGAGGAGGGCCTGCCCGGGCCTCGCGACCCGGTACTCTCCGTAGCCGATTGGGGTTCAGTACCCCTCACGACGATCTCCCCCAGGGCGGGTCTCGAAGCCGCATCGCCAGCTTCATAGGCTGGAGCTCTGCCATTAAGCTACCCGGGTACGGAGAAGATGGAGCGGGTGAACGGATTCGAACCGTCGACTCCCGGCTTGGAAGGCCAGAGCTCTACCACTGAGCTACACCCGCATGCTGGAGCGGCACGCGGGATTCGAACCCGCGACCTTCGGCTTGGGAAGCCGACGCTCTACCAACTGAGCTAGTGCCGCATGATGCTCCTCGTCCTGATCGCAAGGCCAGGGCCTCCGCGCTTCAAGCGCGACGTGCTCAACAGCTGACTGCACCAACGAGGAAGATGGTACCTGCGGAGGGAGTCGAACCCACAACTTCTCGGTTAAGAGCCGAGTACTCTACCAGTTGAGTTACGCAGGCGTGTGTGCGTCCCGTGGGAGTCGAACCCACTTCTTTCGGCTTAAAAGGCCACTGCTCTCCCCAGAGCTAGAGACGCGAAGTACTGCTGGGACGGGTGCGCGCTGATGTTGCTCCTGACACGAGTTCAGGCGCAGAGCATCGTGGGACGCACCCGTCCCTGCATCTTCACTGTCACTGCGATTCAGTTGTCAAAGAACTGCGGTGCTGCGAATGGGGCCGCCTGGACTCGAACCAGGTTGCTCAAGGAGAGCCGGTTTACAGCCGGCGTCGGTACCCTTACCGTCAACGTCCCCGTACTGGAGCGGCTCACGGGAATCGAACCCGCGACCTCTGCCTTGGCAAGGCAGCGCTCTACCAGCTGAGCTAGAGCCGCATCTTCTTGTGAGCCCTGAGCCGGAGTCGAACCGGCGACCTCCGCATTACGAGTGCGGCGCTGCTACCAGCTGAGCTACCAGGGCGTACAGCAGGTCCCGAGGGAATCGAACCCTCCCAGCCGGTTTTGGAGACCAGCTCGCCAGCCTTGGGCATGGGGACCTATGTCGGTTGTCGTTTCATCCGTGCCTCCTCAGGAAAACGAAGAGGCCGGGGAGCCTTTGCTCGCCCGGCCTCTAGAAGGGGTCCACTCTGGAGTGGTTCTTCTATGGGCCGGGCCTGCTACCGTTGAACGGGATCTGGGCCTGGGGGTCGCGCTTGGAGGCCACGAGGGTGGCGCACTCCATCGCCGCATACACGTGGGACAGCAGGGCCCTTTCGGCCACTGAGTCCGACCACCGTGTTTGCGACAAGAGCGTCATGCGAGGAGCACCTTAGTCAGCACGTTCCGCAGAGTCAAGTGGGTAAAAAAGAAGCAGGCCCGGGGACTCGCCGCAGGCCTGCTTCCACTGCTCGGTAGTGGCTTCACGCTGGAGCCGCGGAGTAGGTATCTCGCGCGGTTGACCTCGCCCCTGGCGCAGTCCCTACAGGCGACTGAGACGCCTGATTTCGTAACCGCGTTCTCTCACCGTCTCAGAAGTCCCTCGCGACGATGGCGACCGAGTGCAGCTTGGAGAGCAGCACTGAGCGTGGAGTGCCCTGAGGCAGCCGCACGCCCTGGTAGAAGTCGAGGAACGCGATGAGCTGCTCGTCACTCATCACGTTCGTCTGGTCGCTGGTCAGCGACATGAGGGTCGTGGGCGGGATGGTATTGGGACGCCGGCCGGAGGGAGGAGGCACTCCCTCCGGCGCGGCTGCCGGCGTCCTTACCGAGGGAGGTACTGGGAGAGGAACTCGACGAACTTCGTCGGGTCCTGCACGGCGTCGGCCTTGTTCTGGCCGGAGAGCCACTGCATCAGCTGGGTCTGCGACCCGTAGATGTGCATGACGCCGATGGTGAGCACCTGGAGGTTCCGCTCCAGGCGCGCCAGGGTCTCACCCTCGGCGGCCCCGAGGGCGTTGACGGCCTTGCCCACCTGGTCGATGAGCTGGAGGACCGGGGTGAGGTCCACGGCGGCCTGGGGCGCCGGCTGCGGCGCGGCCTGGGGCGGCGCGAAGCCCTGCTGCTGGGGCGGCGCGAACCCGGGCTGCTGGGGCTGCTGGAAGCCCTGCTGCGGCGGCGCGAAGCCGCCCGGCTGGAAGGCCGGGGGCCCGGCCGGCGGGGCCATCATGGGGGCGTTGGGCTGCTGCGGGGGCGTGCCCGGCCCGGGCGCGGGCGCCGGCGGTGGCGCCGCGGCGGCGCCGGAGTTCCGCTTCTTCTTGCCCCCCGCCTGGGGCGCCGGAGCCTCCGTCTGCGGGAGCTGCGGGGTGCCCATGGGGCCGGGGCCGGCCTGCGGGGCGAAGCCGGGGGGCGGCTGGAAGGCGGGCGGGCCCATCGGCGGGGGCGCCATCTGCTGCATCGGCGGCGCCATCTGCGGGGGCATGGGCGGGGCGTTGGGCGGCATCGGCATCTGCTGCGGCTGGGCGCCGGGCGCCGGCGGCTGGAAGGCCTGCGGCATCTGGGGGGCGCCGTTGGGCGGGAACTGCGGGGGCACGGGCTGCTGGGCCATCTGGTCTGCTCCTTGCGGTTGGGTGGACTGCTGGTTGTCGGGGACGATGATGCCGTTCACGAGCTCGAACTGGAGGATCTTCTCGATGGACTGGGACTTCCTGTCGATCTGGAGAGACTCGTCCCAGTCCAACACGGGCTGGCCGTCGGCAGTCTTGTACCGCTTGTTGCCGAGAAGGCGCACCTCGGTGAAGGACATGATTTCGAGCTGCTTGCGGCGGTCAGCGTACGTCGTCCCCTGGGCTGGCGGGGCGTCGTAGGTCATCTGGACATGCTCCTCCTGGTTCGCGTCTGGCGGCCTGTGCAGCATGGCGCGGGCTGCTGGGATGGGGCCGTACTGATCGATCATCGAACAGCGCGCCATGATGATCGGCTCCGTCACCGGAGCGAAGAGTGGGCAGACAAACCCCCTCAAGATCTTCTGCACGTCGGTCTTTGAGCAGTACCCCACCTTCGCACAGGTGAAACACTCTTGGTAGGTGCTCATAGCAGCAGTGCCTCGTTCGGCATGAAGCACGACATGTGCTTGCCTTCGGTGCACTGGAAGGTTCGACACAGCCCGTTGCAGCCTGGGAGCTGCCCACGGAGCCGGTCGATGTTGGCCTGCACGAAGTCTTCGAGCCGTCCCCTCGTGTAGTTGGTGCTTGCTTGGTGTCTCTCCTCCACGGCCCTGCTGCCCGACACGAGTTCCACGAGCTCCTCGCGCGGAATTCCTCGCCTAAGAAGCGGGAGCCCCTGAAGACGAGCCATCCACAGCAGCTCTGACTCGTTCAGCTCGTAGAGGGGCTCGTCGCCCTCAAGGACCATCTCTACTCCTCCTTGGTGAAGCGTCTGTACCGCTCCAGCCATCCGTCCTTCTGCTTGTCCGTCGAGAGGTCCGCGAGCTCCTCTCTGCCAGGGCAGTGACAGCAGAACGTGTGTGGCGTAGCACGGCACTCCGACATCCAGACCGGCACGTAGTAGTCCGGCGGACCTCCGTCAGCCCCGTTCTTCCAGCGCGGGCAGAGCACCCAGTCCTCTTGCTGGGGGACGGCGAAGATGTACTCGAACCGGTGATGGGCACAGGACAGGCAGGCGGCGTACGGCGTCGTGAGGCACATGACTCGGGAGACGTGCTGCACGACGTACGGGTCCGAGAGGTCGGGTTGGCAGAACACGGTCTTCCCGTTCCCCAACTCCCCCGTTCGACCTTGTCGCTGCCTCAGCTCATCCCCGCCCACCGGTTGCAGAGTGTCCGGGTTGAGCGTCTGCATCAGATCCTCGGTAGGTTGTACTGCTCGACGGGCACCACGAAGTAGTCGATGTGGACGCCCTGCTGCTCCAGGTTGTGGATCTTCCGCTCCCTGGAGTCGAAGGTCAGGGAGTCGTCGATGTCGAGAACCGTCTTGAAGCAGTCCTCGACGAACTTGATGCGGTTGGTGACGTCCGTCTTGGCGAAGCGGAACTTGGCTCGACGGCTCTTGGGAAGAGTCGAGTCACCCCAGCTTGTGAGGCAGTCCATGAAGAAGGTGAGCTCGATCCCGAAGATGAGGTTGGGGGCCTGCGTGCGCAGGTCCTTCGTCTTCCCGTCCTTCGGGTCGGTGTACTTCTCGTTCGGCTCGACGAACTCGTTGAGCTGGTGCCCGTAGTACTGCTGCATGTACTGACGGAACCGCTCCTTGTACTCGCGAGCGGTATCCGTCAGCCGGGTCCCTGAGAAGTAGATGGCGTTGGCCGACGGCGGCAGTTCCGGGTACCAGACCTGGATCCGCTGCCGCCGGCCATGCTCGTTGAAGTCCGGGATGTTCACGAGCCCATCTCCTTCTTGATCATCACGATCTGCGCCCTGGCCGTGGCGGCCTTCTCCAGCTCCCTCTGAGCAGAGGCGAGGAGCGGGTTGGGGTCGGAGCCCTTGGATGCCATCGCCTCTGCCCGGTCCTTCTGCGTCTGAGAGAAGGCCTCGGCCCGGTTGGCCTCTCCCTGGAGCCGCTCGATCTCGGCGAGCATCTCCGTCCGCCAGGTCTTCGACTTCCGTCGAGACAGTCTCGCCATGACGACGAGCGGGATTCCACCCCTGGGGTGGAACGTGGTCAGGTCGATGACGGAGATGTGCCTCTCCCCATCCATCGCGGTCTTGGCCGCAGCCTCCTGGGCTGCCTCGGCCTCCCTACGAGCGATCTCCTGCTCGAACGGAGCGAGCGGGCCGTAGGCGATGTCGATACCAGGGGGCAGGAACCAGTGGTCCGGTATCGGGGTGGGGGCCGTTCTGGCGTTGTCGTAGCTCCACCCGGCCATGACCTTCCGGACTTCTGGACGTCTGATGATCTGGTTGGGGATGTAGCCGCGAGGGTGCGTGTAGGAGAGGTTGACCACTGGGGTGCCTGCGGCCGCGGCCTCGTGCATCCTGGTCACGATCTCGGCCACCCACGGGGCAATGGGGCAGCTCTCGTAGTTGTACATGCTAAGAGTTCCTCCACCTCTCTTATGGCGTCCTCTACTTGAGCTTTTCGAGGAGCGTCCGAACGCGCTTCACGGCGTTCGGCCTGGACTCGACCTCACCCGCCATGAGGTCCGTGAGGCCGTCGAGCTGCATCCGGGTGGCGAAGAACTTCCGCAGCACCTTCATCTCGGTGCGGCTGAAGCTCTGGGCGTGGAGCATGTACTCCTCGAAGAGCCAGTAGGTCTTCGGGAACTGCTCCTCGATGATGGCGGCCACCGCGTTGGCGAACTGGCGGATCTCCCACATGGCGTTGGGGCGCATGCGGAGGTTCAGGAAGTGGAGCCAGTTCCAGATGTCCGTCTTGGCGCGCATCCGCGAGTAGCGGGATACGGGGGTGTTGACCCGGGCGATCTCCTTCGGGACCCCGTGCTTCAGCATGTCCTCGTAGTTGTCGTAGATGCGCTGCTGCTCGGCCATGATCTCTTCGAGAGCCGTGTCCGGGTCCGCGAAGCCGTCGCCGACGCTGGCCTCCTGCTTGTTCGCCGACGCCACCGCCTTGAGCCGGCTGGCGTCGGGGACGTAGTGCAGGTTCGGCATCTGCGTGTAGCGCGCCGAGAGCTCGTTGTAGGACTGGGTCCGGTGCCGGTGCCACTCGCGGTAGACGAAGATGGGCGCCTGCACCTCGATGGCCAGCTCCACCTGCTCGAAGGGCGAGGTGTGGCGGTTCTCCAGGAGGAACTCCAGGAAGCCGGTGTCGCCGTCTGGCTTCTCCACCCACTTGTGCTCGCAGTCCTTGGCGCCTGCGAAGAAGTTCGGGAGGTCGATCAGCGGGGCCTCGACCCGCCCGCACTTCGAGCACTCGCGGTAGGGCTCCCACGAGATGAAGCCCTTGTTGGTGGACATGCGCGCCGCCTCGACGATGGTCTCGTCGGTGCCCATGCTGTCGATGAACTTCACGTAGCCGTGGTCCAGGATCTTCTGGGTGAAACCCTTCTCCATGGTCAGACTCCTCCCATCGTCTTGACGATGTGCTTGAGGTCCCGAGAGAGCTCGGGGTAGGTGGACTCGCACGCCAGGGCGTAGGCCAAGAGGGCCGGCGCGGCGAACTTGTCGTGGATGAGGTCGAGCACGAAGTACTTGCAGCGTTCGTGCTTCTGTCCGCGCCGGTGACTGCCGTCGGCACGCTTCACGATGTACTTCTGATACAGCCCGCGGTTGGCGTCGCGGTCCATGTCACTCTCCCTGGTAGGGGAACTTGGGATGGAACGAGCCGTAGGCCCAGAAGCCGATCAGCTTCCCACCTCGTCCGTAGAACTCGATCTCCGCGGGGACATTGTCCCCCGCAGTGCCTGTGACTTTGGCGGTGATGGTGCCGAACCTGATCCGGAGCCAGACGTGCTTCAGCTTCTTGCCAATGAAGGCCAGTCGCCCTCTCACGCTAGATCTCCACGATGCGGGTGATCTTGATGCCCTGCGCCTCAGCCTTCTCGTGGATCTCCTTCACGGTCGGCAGCTCTGGGGCCTTCTCCACGAGGTCCATCTTCTCCAGCAGCCACCGACCATCTTCCGACCGGGGGCGGAAGGTGAAGTTCACCACCCCTTCCTCGGTAGTGGAGAGGCTCGCCTCGATGGTGATGAGCCGGAGGAGAGGTACCCCTCTGTACGCGATGGCCCAGCAGTACTGGTCGGCGGCATTCTGGAGCAGTTGAAGAAAGGCCGGGTCGAACCTCAAGGATTCGAACCCGACCTGGAGGCGCTCTATGATCTCTTCGAGAACGGCTCGAAGCACTCGCGGAGAGTCATAGGGGTTGTCCGTCCTCATGGGAGGAGACCGACCCTCGGGGCGAGCTCCTCTCGCACGAGCATGTGGAGGTGCGAGAGGGTGTCGTTGTTGCGGAGGATGAGGTCGAACTCCTCGTCCTTGATGGTCTTCTGCTCCTCCTCCGAGGCGTGCTTGGACACCCCGGCCGTCTCCCCGTCTGCCCCTGGGCGGTAGACCCGGACCAGGAAGCCTCCTGCCTTCTTCACCGCCTCGAACTCGTTGCGGAAGCGCAGGTCGGAGAAGACGACGCCGGCAGTCGGGCGAGGGCTGGCTCCGAGGTACAGCCCCTGCTCCACCGTGTAGCGGCGGTACGGATCTCGGAGCAGCTCCTGCGCGACACGGATGCCGTAGTCGATCCAGACGTTCTCGTAGCAGTTCCGGCCCCACTCCGTGCCGAGCGTCTGGAGGGCGTACCTTGCCGTGAGGTTGGTGGCAGAGACCGGGAGCCCGGCCTTGGTCTTGGAGAGGCGCTTGTACCGGATGTCGAAAACGTCTCGCTGGTCCCCGTAGAGCTGCTCGTCGGAGAAGTCGAAGACCTCCTTGCAGAAGCGCTTCATGGGGTCTGCGAGGCCGAGGCGGACTGCGTTGTAGTTCTCGGCCAGGTAGGCAGCGATGGAGTCCTTCCCTGCCCGCGCCTGGCCCATGATGCCGATGATCTTCCCCATCACGGCCTCCTGAAGGCGCCAGCCATGACGGGCACGGTCCCGGCGCCCTCGGTCCGCTTGTGCCGCTCGATCTCCTGGCCGCGCTGGGTGATGCGGCGGGAGACAGTCTCCCAGTCGCGCTGGGCCGCGTCCACGAGCTGCTTGGTGTAGTCGTAGACCGCGAGGCAGAAGAGGTAGTTCCTCTTCACGTCGATGGTGCGCTGGTCGGAGTTGACGATGTCGTCCATCTCCGGATTGGACGGCTTCCTCCCCTCCGTCACCATCTTCACGTTGAGCCGGAGCCGGGAGACCACCGACTTCATCTTCTCCTCCGACTCGTCCCTGGCCGCTCTGGCCTTGGCGAGCTCGGAGTTGGCGTAGTTGCACCAGGTCGCGATCTCGCCGAGCAGGTCTCCCAGGCTGTTGTCGTCGAGGAAGATGAGGTTCGAGGGCAGAACCCCGTGGTACTTCTGGTTCTGCGGGATGGCGGGGAAGACGAACCCCTTCGAGATCACGGCTTGGGCCGCCTGCTCAGAGACGGAGAGCGCCTGCTTGATCTGCTCCACGTCCATGGCCTGCACGCCCACGAGGCTGCCGATCATGTCATGCTCCCTTCTTCTGCTTGGACGCCTTGTAGGCGTCACAGCCGTAGATGTACGGGCACTGCCCGCAGTGGTAGCCCACCTCTGCCTTGGGCTCGACCTGCGCTTCGAGTGCCTGCTTCACCACCATCGCCCTCTGGGCCACGTTCTCCCAGACGGAGTAGTTGAAGGGCACTGGGAAGTCGACGATGTTGGAGTTGTTCTTGTTGAAGTAGAGGTAGACGACGAGCGGTCGATTGAGGCAGCCCGAGTAGATGGTGGCCTGCGTTGTGTGCTGCGGCTTCGGCTTCCCGCGCAGGCTCTCGAAGCCCTTGTCGTTGATCGACTTGTACTCGTGCACCACCCCCACCTCGATGATGGGGGCGTCCGCGATGTCCTCGATGACGATGATGTTGTCGGCGTCTGCATGGCCCACCAGCCCGAGCTGCTGGGCGAGTGGGGTCTGCTCGATGGGGATCTCCGGCTTGTAGTAGGACCCCCAGGCGCCGGCCATGCCGAAGCTCTGGAGCATGTCGTGCGCGGCGGTCCCGAGGTCGAAGATGAGTAGCTCCCGGGCCTCGTGCATGACCGATGCCTCGCGCCCCACCGCCTCCCAGTAGACCTTCAGGAGGCACGGTGTGGTCGAGATGGCGGACGGGTGGATCCCAGGCTTGCGGGGGTGCTTCCACCTCCACCCGGTCTGGTCACACTCCACGCACGGGATCCACTTCGCCTCCTTCAGGTCGACCTTCTCCTGCTCCAGCTTGAGCCGAAAGGCCCACAGCCGTTCCCGGACCCGGAGGGCCCGAAGCACGAGCTCGCGGACCCCCTCAGGCGCGGAGTACCACTGCTCGATGGTGTGAAGGTGCAGTACGGGCCTGCTCATCCCAGCTTCTCCTTCCACTTGGCCATCTTCCTCTCGAAGATGGTCTTGAGCCGCTCCGGGTCCGGCGCGCCCTTCAGCGCGGTGGCGAAGGCGCAGATGACGACGTCCACCGCCTCCTCGTCCACGTCGTCCCAGGTCTTCTGCTTGTAGCGACAGCCCGGGGCACTGGTGACGGAGAGGACGGCCTGGGCCAGCTCCCCGACCTCCTCGCTGGTCTTGAGCGCCAGTTCCTGGATCGTCTTCTTCTCGACCCTGGTGGTGATGGAGGCGATCTCCTTGATGATCTCGTCGAAGGTCATTCCTGCTCCTCGTGGAGGGTGGTGAACAGGTCCCACTCGATGAGCGCGAGGGAGACCTTCTGCTCGTTCGGGCCTCGGTCGAAGACGACCCGCCATACTCCGTGCCCGGCCCGGCCGATGGAGCTCACGAAGTGGGATCTGGCGTCGACCCAGTCGATGGTGAACTGCTTCCCGGTGCAGAAGAACTCCGCCTCGAAGAGCGTCTTCTCCTGGGAGAAGCCGTGCCAGTGCCGGAAGAGCTGGTAGCTCATCACCGCGAGCTTGTAGGTGCCGGCGGCCCCTGGCGGGATGAACTCGATCTGCATGGCTGGGGTCTCCAGCCCGCCCTTGATGGCCTCGTCCTTGATCTTGAGCCAGTCCGCCAGCTTCAGCGAGTAGGTCCCCTTCTCGGTGAACTTGGCTTCGACGCGGAGCCTGCCCATGCTGCGAACGTCACTCTTAGCTGACCAGGAGGATCCGGACCCGGCCTGCGTGCGGCCGCCCACCTCTTCAGCGATGCGGCGCTCTTGCAGACGACTACGCTTCTGCTGCCGGCTCTTCGCCATCCTCATCCTCCTCGCCGTCGTCGGTACCGAAGAACTCGGAGCCGTCCCAGGCCTCGTCCATCCTCGGGTCTACCCACTCCCCCTCCTGCTTGGAGCAGTAGGCATCCCCGCCCGTTGCCTCACGAGCGAGATCCTCCAGCTCCATGTTGTTGGCGCTCGGGTCGTACTCCGACCAGATGACGATGGTGGTCTTGAACAGCTTGTCGGGGAGCTTGGCCATCCATCACTCCCAGTCGTAGTTGATGAAGATGCCGTGCTTCTTGAAGACCTCGTTGCGGATGTGGTTCATCAGCGAGTCGGTCCGATCTTCCTGCGCGCACTTCATGGCATCCTCGGCGAGGGCGGTCAGGAACTTGTCCTTACCCTGGGCGTAGAGGAGGTTCTTCGAGGGGTCGGTCGGGTTGGGAAGGCCGAGCCACGCCCCGGACTGCGTGATGACGCCGCTGCGGACGCCGGCCACCAGCGTGTCGGTGTAGAAGTCGCCCTGGGCGGTGCGGAAGTCGAAGATGTAGCTGCCGGTCCCGCCTTCGTGGATGCCGGCCTTGCCCTTCACGATCTTCCAGTTCACTTCCTTCCCGGTCTGGATGAAGCGCTTCTTCGTGCCGTTCGAGGTGTAGATGCTGTCCTCGTACCCCTGGGCGGCGCCGGAGCGCAGCAGGAGGTCGACGAACTTGGCGTGCTCCAGAGCCTTGCCGCCGGGAGAGCGGTACTCCAGGTTGGGATCACCGATGGCGTCGCGGATCTGGTTGATGCCGAGGATGCAGACGTCCCTGGCGTTCCCGGTGCCGTCGTCCATGGTCAGCAGGGAGGTGAGGTGCTTCAGGAACTGCGAGATGGGGCCTGAGGCTCCGCCGTAGGTCTTGTCGTTCAGCGTCTTCACCTCGGACTCGGCCGCGCTCATGATCGAGCCGAAGGAGTCGAGGATGACGAGATGGTAGGCGTTGTCCGCGACGGCCTTGAGGAGCACGTCGAAGAGCTTCTCTGCACTGGTGGCGTGGACCTCGTGGAAGGTGCCAACCTCGTGGCGCAGAGAGGACAGCTCCTCCTTCGAGAACTTGGCGAGGCCCTGGTCCACCCGGGCCTTCTCCAGGGAGATGATGTCGTCGTCGCCGAGGGAGATGGCGACTCCTGCACGCTTGGCCTGCGTGCGGTCGGCACGCATCTCGGTCATGGCGAGCAGGCACATGAAGTCGTCGCCCTTGTAGAACTGCTGCTGTCTGGCCACCTGCCAGGCGATGTAGCTCTTCCCGGCGTTCTTGGCTCCGACGATCTGGGAGATGCCGCCGGCGGGGAAGCCGCCTCCGAGCTCCACGTCGAGGGAGAGGAGCCCGGTCGGCAGCCTCTTCGTCATGAAGGGCAGCACGTACTCCGATGCCACCTTGACCTGGGCGTGCCCCTTCATCTTGTCGTTGGTCCACTCCACGACTGCGGCGGCACGATCACTACGCGACAGACCCTTCTTGGGCGCAGCTGGCGCTGCGCCGCCCTTCTTCACGGCCATGGCGTACCTTTCTCGGAGTGGGGACTACTTGGTGTCCGGCTTCTTCTCGAAGGGCTCGGTGCCGCACGTCTTGCAGTACCGGGGCGTGGCGGGGTCGATGGCCAGCCCGCACTTCGGGCAGGTGTCACCCTTCCCCGACGTCTTCGTCTTCTCCTGGTCGAACTCGACTCCGTACTTCTCCATGGCGGCTCTCCTTGAAGCGGATGACTGGGTGTCCTCTTGGGGAACGGCGCCCACCGAACAGCGGCTTTCTCTTCGGCACCACTGTGTAGAAGGAGCCGAACGACCGCAGCTTAACGTCCCGCCCTGACACCAGGGCGGCGGTGGAGACCTTGATGAAGGAGCGAAGGACTCCGGCCACCACATGACGTGGCAGCTTGGAGTCCTTCGCCACCGCGGCGATGAGCTCCGTGAAGGTCACGGGCCGCAGACATCCAGGACGAACCGCATGCCCATCGCAGCAACCTGGATGGCCTCCTCACGGATCTTCAGCTTGAGCTCCGCCTTCTGGATCTCGGTGAGCTTCTTGGGGTTCACCTTGATCATCTCCCAGAGCTCGTCGACCTCCTCCTTGAGGACCGCGTAGCCCTCGTGCCCGCTGCGCATCGGGCCGTGGAGCTCCGTGGCGCGCATGAGCTCCCCGAGTGCTTCTCCTGCGATGAGTCGGAGCTTCTCTTCCTCGTACCTGGGCATCTGCCCCTCCTAGTTGTCGAACCAGAAGACCATGCGGATCTGGTCCTGCTTGAGCTTGGCCTTCTTGGCGATGGCCTCCATCTCGTCGAGCACCTTGAGGAAGGACTTGTCGGCCATGTCCTTGTACGGCTTCCCCCACGCGGCGCGCACGTGGTAGTTCACCCCGTCCTCGAAGACGGACTTCTCCCCTTCCTTCAGGGAGATCTTCTCGACGAGGAGCTGCTCCTGGGCCCAGCCCTCGTCGACCACCCGGATGTTGGGGCCGCCGATGCCCTGGCAGTAGGACTCCGGCTCCTTGCCAGACTCCTTCAGCTCCTTGAACTGCTTGATGGTGATGATGCCTGCGACGAAGCCGGCCTTCTGGCTCCAGTCGAAGTCGCGCATCTCCTTCAGGCTGTACCAGGAGGGCGAGTGGGCGTCCCCGCCCCAGCCCCTGTAGCGCCTCTTCACCGTGTCCGAGGCGTCTCGCGGGAAGCCCTTCGGCTTCTTGATCGGCTTCACCCCGCCGTAGTCACGGACGCCTGCGAGGATGGAGAAGAGCTGGTAGTTCCGACCCTCGTAGAACTCCTCTCGCCGGCGACCGTGCCCCTTGCACCAGTAGCACTTCTCCTCGGTGACCGTTCCGTCCTGGTCCCGCTTCTTGCCGTCTCCGTCGCAGCCGAAGCACGTCCGCATAGGGCCTGGGACCTCCTTCCAGACCCCCTTGACCTTCTTCTCGACTCTGAAGTGGATGTCGCAGCCCATGGTGTCTCTCCTACTTGGCGGCCGCCCAGGTGTACGCGTCGCCGACCTCGGCCGGCAGCGGCACCCGGAGCGACTGGCCGGGGAACGGGTTCTCCATGATCTCCTTGAGGCGCGCCTTGGCCGTCTTCACCTTCTCCTCGTCGTCGTCCACCTCGAAGATGAGCTCGTCGTGGACCTGGAGGAGCATCGCTGCGCCACAGGACAGGAGCACTGCGTCGCAGTCCGCCTGGAGCATGGCCGACTTGGCGATGTCGGCCGCAGACCCCTGGATGGTGGCGTTGATGAGGGTGCGCTCGGTCTGGCCGGCATCCTTCTTCGACATGTTGGCGATGTCGCCAGCACGGCGGAGGCGGCCGGTCAGGGTCTGGACCGCGCCGAACATCCGCATCTTGTTCTTCTGGTCCTCGATGTAGACCCGGACGCCAGGGAAGACGCCGAACCACTTGTCGATGAGCTTGTAGCCCTCCTCGGGCGAGTAGACCTTCGACCCCATCTTGGTGAGCTGGGCCGCGAGCCGCGGGCCGCCGATGCCGTAGATGATGCCGAAGCCGGTGGCCTTGGCGGCCTGCCGGTAGATGAGGAGCTCCTCCTCACGCTGCGAGAGAGGCTCGGTGGTGTCGCCGTTCTTGAACTTCTTCTCGTGCTTGACGGCGCCGATGACCTCCTCGTACGGGATGCCGTACATCTCCGACACCGTGAAGCAGTGCAGGTCGATGCCGTCGATGATGGCCTTGATCATCTTCTCGTCGCCGGAGAAGTGCGCCATGAGGCGCATCTCCAACTGCGCGTAGTCGGCGACGATGAGCTTCTTGCCCTTCGAGGCGATGAAGGCTTCCCGGATCTTGAACTGGTCTTCGCGTGCGGCCGGGATGTTCTGGAGGTTGGGGTCGGACGAGGATAGGCGGCCGGACTGGGCCCCGATCTGGTTGAGCGAGGTGTGGACCCTGAACCGCGCGTCGAGCAGATCCATGAGCCCCATGACGTAGGTGCCGTAGATCTTGGAGACGCCTCGATGCTCCAGGAGCAGCTTCGCCCACCCGTCGCCCTGGCCGGCCCACTCCTCCAGGACTTCGGCGTCGACTGAGGGCTGCACGTTCCCCGTGGTCCCGCCATCCGTCATCTTGATGGCTTGCTTGCCGAGGAACCCGAAGAAGAAGTCTCGGACGGCGTTGGTCGAGCGGAGGTTGATGAGCTGGCCATAGGCCTTGGCGAACTCGCGCTCGATCTCCTGCATCTTGGCTTCCATGGGCTCCTTGAGAGCCCACAGGTAGACCGGGTCGATCTGGAAGCCGCGGCGCTCCATCTTCCAGAGCACCTTCGTGAAGGGCACCTCGACCTGGTGGTAGAAGTCGAAGAGGTTGCGCCCCTCGTACATGTAGATCTGCGCGAGCTGCTGGTCGAACCAGCGCCGGAGCGTCGTCGTGTTGTACGCGTCCATCGACGCGTAGTCGATGGCCTTCTCCTTCTTCTCCGGGTCAGCGAGCGCCTCGTAGATGAGCTCGCCAGTGGTCTTCCTGACCTGGCCCTTCTTGGCCGTGGGGACCTTGCCGAAGATCTCGACGAAGGTAGGAGGGCTGCGGCCGAGGAAGTCGTGGACAGTCTCCTTGAGACCGTGCCGCCCCTGCCGGTTCTCGTCGATGAGGAAGCTCTGGACGATGGTGTCGCGCCAGGGCCCAGCCTTCGAGATGTCCACGCCCGTGTTGGCGAACATGTGGGCGTCGAACTTGGCGTTGGTCAGGTCGAGCGCGATCTCTGGGTTCTCCAGGATCGGCTCGCGGTAGAGCTGGAGGAACTTGGCTGGGAGGCAGATCCGGTTCGCCCCGTCCGAGAGCGACCAGATGATGACGACGTCCTTGCGCTTGTCGATGCCGCTGGTCTCGGAGTCGAGGCCAAGGCTCCCGTCGTTCAGCTTGTAGGACTGGAGGAAGTGATTCATCCACTGCCGCGCCTCGTACTCACTCTCGGGGTAGTACGGGGGCGGAAGAGACAGGTCGAAACCGGGCATGTAGGCGCTCCAAGAGGAAAGGCCCTCCCCCAACGCCGGGGGAGGGCCTCATGGACTGCTCTGCTACTTGCCGAAGTTGGGCTGCTGGGGCGGCACGAACGGCGCCGGGCCGGGCCCCTGCTGCGGCTGGCCGTACTGCTGGTAGCCCGGGTTCTGCGGCTGCTGCGGCGGGTACTGCGGCTGCTGGGGCTGCTGCGGCGGGTACTGCATGGGCTGCTGCTGCGGCGGGTACTGCATCGGCGCCGGGGCCTGGTTGCCGTAGTAGCCGCCCGGCTGCTGCATCATGGGCTGGCCCGGGGGCGCCCAGCCCTGCTGCGCCTGGCCGTAGCCGCCGTAGCCCTGGATCTCCAGCCGCTTGGCCTGCTCCTCCAGCGACTTCGGCTTGTAGAGCTCGGAGAACTCGTACGGCTTGGCGAGCTCCTCGATGCGCTGGCGGAGGGTCTTGCCCTGGAAGAGCGCCCGCACCGAGGGGTGCAGCGTGCTCTCGAACTCCTCGACGCTGACGAACCCGGCCAGCACGAGGTGGGACTGGGTGTCCTCACCCTGCCGCACGCCCTGGATCACGCCGTCGAAGATGCCGTGGACCTGGACGCCGGAGCACCCGGCATCGCAGGAGTTGACCTCCTTCATGAAGACCGGCTGCTGGCAGACGTGGCACGGGTACTTCTTGGTCGCCAGCTCCTCCAGCTGCGCCGGGGTGCGCGGGTCGGCGGCCGTGTCGATGAGCACGTTCCCGCACTTCGGGCAGTTGTAGCTGTCGATGGTGAGGAAGTTGTTGCACCGCCCCTTCGGGATCGCGTTCCCGTTCTGGTCCAGGATGTACTGCCCGGCGGCGTCCTTCACGAAGGCGATGCCTCCGCAGCGGCTGCCGACCTGGCTGTCCCACTCGCCGATGTCCCCGAGGTGGCCGGAGCCGATCTCCAGGTAGCGACGCGACCCGAAGACGTTCTGGATGGTGTTGCGGTCGTAGTTCGGCCAGAACTCGTTCTGCTGGAGGACGGGCGGCTGCCCCGAGAGGAGCCGGCAGAAGTTGCAGGCCTTGCCGAGGCACTCCGAGTCCACCATGACCGGCCCGGAGTTGTCCTTCTTCATCACCGGACCCTTCTTCGGGTCGACGAGCGGGTGCCGGTGGTAGACCACGAGGTGCACCAGGCCCATGGAGTAGGCCTCGCCCAGGGTGATGCGCTTGTCGCCGGACTCCATGGCGGCGCAGCCGGCGCAGGGCTTCGGCGCGTGCTTGTCCCAGCCGCGGGAGCAGGGCTCGTCGATGAACTTCTGCTTCCCGGTGTTCTGGTTCACGCCCTTCAGCCGGTGCTTCAGCCACTTCCAGTACGGCACGACGGGCGGCACGTACTGGCCGGTGGCCGGGTCGATCTCGACCATCTCCTGCTGCGGGTTGGGGTCGGGGTACTCCCCGCTGATCAGGACGAACGGGGTGGGCTGGCCCTTGGGCAGGCGGAACTGCTCCCGCCAGTTGCCCCGCAGACCCTTGCCGCCCTTCTTCTGCTCGGACTTCGTGTTCCTGCGAAACGTGCTCATCGCCATGTGGAGAACCTCTTCTGGGAGTAGACGTGGAATGGGAGGCTGCTTGCCACCATCTGGTGGATTCCTTGAGCCTCGTAGTCGTCTGGTTGAGAGTCGCTCTCTCCGTCGAGCGACGCCTGCACATCTTCCTGCGGATACGGCACAACCTTGAGGCGTCCGTGAAGTGGTCGCCACAAGAGGTTTCCGACCTTCTGCGTAGCCCTCCTTCCAGGTTCGTCGTTGTCGAGGAACAGCACCACTGGCCCGCCAAGGCGGTGGAGCAGTCGCTGCTGTGCCTCTGAGACGTAGCTGCCCATCAACGCCACCGTGTTGAGGTAGCCGCTCTGGATCATCCAGAGGCAGGCCTTGTAGCCCTCGACGACGAAGACGGTACTGTCCTGCTCTGACATCGCCTGCATGACGCGAGGGTAGACGCGGTCGAGGTTCCACACGAAGTCGTGGTTCTCACAGCGGTACCCCGGGAACATCTCATCGAAGCTGGGCCCGAAGTCGCCTTCGATCAGCCGATGGTGAGCGTCCCTGGAGCTGCCCTGGTACACCTTGTACTTCGGCTCCTGGTGCGGAAGGGTCCTGCCCCCGGCGATCCCCGCCAGGTTGCCGTAGACGTCGCGCAGCGGATAGGTGACCCGCTGGTGGCGTCTGTCGAAGCCGACCTCGTAGTCCTGGAGCAGCCCCATGTCGAACCCAGCTTCGGTCAAGGACGTCGGGCACCACTCGTAGACGGCGAGCAAGGTCTCCGGGAGGATGACCTTGGCCTTGAACGGATCCTGTACGGCGTGGAAGTGCTTCTTCTGGAACTCCGCCTGCGCCCGGTTGGCATCCAGTTCAGGCTGGATGACTGCGAGCTCCTTCTCGATGAGGTGCCGCGGCAGGCCGAGAAGGCGAAGCAGGTAGCCGATGGAGCCGGCCGTGTGGCAAGTGAAGCAGTGGAACACTCCCAGGTCGGCGTTGACGGAGAACGACGGCCTAGTCTCCAACCCGCCCTTGTGGAACGGGCACTTCATCAACACGTTGCCGCCCGCCCCAGGCCTCGCGCCAGCGGCGGGGAGGTAGCGGTCCAGCAACGAGAGCACGTGCTCTCGCATGTGGTGGACTCCTACTTCTTGAGGGCTGGGATGACCGGGTCGTAGTAGTTGCCAGCGCTCTTCGAGAACGAAGCGCCTGGCGGACGGATCTTCGGCTGCTTCTTCTCCGCCCCGTACTCCGGTTCGGACTGCTCCTCCTCAGCCTTGATGTCCCGGATGTAGGAGAAGTCCGTGGCGGGCACCCCGTTGATGACGATGCCCTCGATGATGCCCTCACGCAGGTTCGGGGCGAAGATGTCGATCTCGCTGTGCTTCATCCCCGTCTGCTCATCACGCCGCATGCGGTGACGCAGCTTGAAGACGGCATCCGCGTCCTGGTTGAAGGCGTCGGTGTAGGCCATGTCGATGTCGTCGTTGCCTCGGATCTGGTCGCTCTTCTTGTTCGCCTGGGTGATGGCCACGACGGGGAGGTTCTCGTTGAGCGCGATCTGCCGGATGTCCTGGGAGACGTGGAGGATGTTCTTCCAGTCAGCCTGGCGTGACCCGGAACGGTCGTCGCTCATGAGGTAGACGCCGTCCACGAAAACGAGGTCCGGCTTCACCTCCTTGATCTTGGCCCGGAGCCAGGAGACACCGCCGCCCTTCGCCGACTTGTCCGCCGTGATGACGAAGCAGGGCTGGTGCCCGTGCTTCCCGGCCGACACCTCGTCTTGGATGAGCCCCTGCATCACTGCCTGGAAGTACTGGAGGATGTTGGGGTCGAGGTTGCCGTTGATGAAGCTGCGGTAGTCGATGCCGGCCATCGCCGCGGCGACACGCTGGGCGATCTGGATGTTGGGCATCTCCCGCGTGTAGTAGAGCACGCGGCGCCTGGCCTTCAGGTAGGCGAACACGGCCATGTAGATGGCCACCCAGCTCTTCATGTTCTTGGGCCGAGCGTAGAGGACGATGTACTGCCCGTTCTGCATCCCCTGCGTCTCTTGGTTGAGCCGCTCCCACGGGAACGGGATCCCGAGCAGGCCCTTCGCACTCGCCACCTGGGTGTAGCGCTGCATGAGCAGCTGGTAGGCAGCCGACATGGAGAGGTCGGCACCGATGTTCTCCATCGCCGACATGGAGGAGACGGACTGCCTGACCTTGGCGAAGACCTCCTCGGGGTCGGCGTCCAGCCCCAAGCTGATGATCTGGGAGAGCTGGAAGAGGTCTGCCTGGAGCTTGCCGCGGCGCACGGCCTGCGCGAGAACCGGCACGTCATCCGGCGCGTACACCATGTTGAAGCCGGGGTAGTACTGCCGGATCATGTCCGCAGAAGGCACGAGTCCGGCCGTCTGCGGGTTGTGATACGTGTAGCGGAGGAACTCGTAGATCGTCCGCATCTCGGGAGTCAGGAAGAAGTCAGCGGTGATCTGCTGCTTGTCCAGCTCCTGGAAGTTGTGAGTCTCGATGACCTTGGAGATGAGGGCGTATTCGATCTGCGCCGACACAGCGTCTCCTTACCGTCAGAGGGCTAAAATGAGGGCGGCGGAGATGCCCGAAGACACTTCCGCCGCCGCCTTATGACTCGATCTGGTTCGGTCTTTCTCTCACACTCTGCCCGGTGGTAGGAGGCCACCTTGGAGGAGCGGAGGGGGACCGTCAAGCTAGAGACTGGGGACCCCACCTGTTGGGTCCAGGGGGAGGGTCAGACCACTAGGACTTGCGTCGTCTCCGAAGAGCTGGCGCAGCACGTCGTCCTCCATGGACTCCAGCAGCTCCCGGAGCTTGGCGTACGTCTCGTCGCTCCAGGTGGTGCGGTTGCAGTACCCCAGCCTCTCTCCGGTGACCGAGTCGACGTAGGCCATCTTGCCGGAGAGGCGGGCGACGCCGGTCGGGTCCGAGATGGCGTCGATGGTGACCTCTCCGGCTCGCACCGAGTCGATGCGGATCCCACCCTTGTCCTGCACCGTCTTCATGACAGCACCTCCGTGGTCTCGATGCCGAAGTACTCCTCCGTCTCGGAGTTCCAGACCGCGATGGCCTTGTGGAGCTTCCCCTCTCGCAGGTAGCGGAGGATGCGGCGCCGGAGCTTCGCGTCCAGCTCATGCTTCCAGTCGAGCATGAGCTGGCGGATAGCCTTCTCGGCACCGGCACGGGTGTGGAAGACGGAGATGTCCGTCCCGTGCCGGTGCGAGTAGCAGATCACGCAGACCGTCATGGCTTGAAGGGCGCGGGCGGAGGCAGGAAGGGCTGCTGGGACTGCACAGGCGCCTGCTCCGGGTGCTTCTGGAAGTACAGCTGCCGGTACTTCTCGTCGGCCTTCTGGAAGTGCTCCTCCGCGAGGCCGATCGTCCAGGACGAGAGGCCGCGGGCCACCGCCTGGACCGTGTTGTCGTCCTCGTTGCAGTCGAGCGAGATGGTGACGCTCCCGCTCGCCCCGTTGCCGTAGTCCTTCATCCCGAAGTCGGTGGTGACCGACACACGGGCTCCCGCGTTGCCGCGGACCTGCTCTGCGAACGCCATGAGTGCCTCCGGTGCAGTTGGGTTGTCGACGGCGCTGGTCTCGTCACCGTCGACGGTCCAGATCTTGTGAACCAGGATCTTGACGTTGCGTCTCCTGAGTTCCGTCATGTGGTGCGAGGAGTCTTCTTCCTGATCAGGAGCTCGAACTCCTCCTCCAGGGGTTGGGTGTCGTCGACGAGGGCGGTGATGTCGAGGATGGCGAAGCCCTCGTTCTTCAGGTCGTGGGCCTCGGTGGCGAAGGCGTAGCCCGGCTCACCGTCGGAGTCAGGAACCCGATCCAGACCTTCCTGGATCTTCTTCATGAGCTCCGTGGCGGTCACTTGCGGTGGCTCCTGGCGTAGTACATGTCCGAGAGGACGCCCTTCAGGTAGATGTTCCGCTTCAGCTCCTTGCGGAGAGGGCTGGCCAGGCGCGGCTTCTCCGGGGAGGCGTCGAGGTAGCGGAGGAGCTTGGCAGCGCTCTCTCGGCACTGCGCATCCATGGAGGCGACGAGGAACGAGAGCTCGGCCGGGGAGAACCTCTGCCGCTGGATCTTGGAGATGAGGTCCTTCGTCTGCTTGGGGACGGCGGGCATTACTTCTTTCCCTTCTTGCTGGCCTTCTTGGGGTTAGGGTCGATGTCGCCGATCCAGGCGATGGGCTTGGGGCCGGTCACGGCCGGCGTGCCCTCCTCTTCCTCGTAGGCGGCGTCGAGGATCGCCTCCAGGTTGTTCTCACGGAGCCAGTTCTTCACGGGCTCGTACTTGACCTCGACGACCTCCCTGATGGCGGGCTCCGACTGGCCGGTGTCCGAGCTGACGAAGGTCACGTCCTTCAGTCGCTGGAGGAGGCCGAGCTCCGCGATCTTGGCGAAGAGCAGCTCGGGGTCGAACGACCGGGAGGTCTTGGACGACACGGAGAACGGGCCGTACTCCAGGGTGGTCGACTTCCCATCCGGCCCGCGCACCACGTTCTCGCCGGCCATGACGAGGCCGCGCATGGCGGCGGCGATCTCCTGGATCTTGGCGTTGCGCTTCTCGACGAGCTGCTTGGCCGCCTCCTGCGCGGCCATGTACTTCTCCACCATCTTGGAGAAGAGCTCCTCGTAGTTCTTGGCCCCGTCCGACGGGATGCAGTCGTAGATGATCTTGCCGGTGGAGAACTTCTCGATGAGGGCCTGGCACTCCCGGTCGAGCTCGCCGAACTCGTCGATGAGGACCTGGTGCTGGTTGTTCTGTGCGTCGGGCATGTTCATGGTGACCTCTGCTCGCTCAGGCGAACTGGGTGCGTCTTGGGATGGGGGTACCGAGGTAGTGGTGGCGCATGCCGTCCACGAATCGCAGGGCAGAATCGAAGTCGTGGACGGTCTTCATGAAGGAGCCGGTCTTGGACTTCCAGTCAGCCTGCCGTAGCAGGTAGCTGGGGTGCAGACAGGCCATGGTGGGGATCCGGTACGGCACCCGCCGCCCCCGGATCTCGACGTCGAAGATGGTTCCCCTCAGCTTGGTGATCTCGATCTGCCGGTGGACCAGCGCCTCGATGGAAGGACGTCCGAGGGTGATGATGAGCCACGGGTCCACGATGTAGATGATGTTGTAGAGCCTCTCCCAACAGGCTTTCACCTCCGGGTGGTTCGGGGTCCGGTTGTTGGGAGGGCGGCAGGACACCAGGTTGGTGATGAAGAACTCCTGGTCCCTCCACTTCAGGACCTGCTCGTGGAAGTGGTCAGTGTCCGCCCGGGAGTGCCGGCCGCGGTTGTACCACTTGAAGAGTTCCTGGATGCCTTCGTCGTCCGACGTGGCGGCCAGGATCTGGTTCAGGAGCTGTCCCGACTGCCCGACGAACGGGACTCCGGACGCCTCCTCGTCCTCACCGGGCGCCTCCCCGATGAGCATGACGTGCGCGTCCGGGTTGCCTTGTCCGAAGACGATGTCTTCGGTCCCGTTGATCCGAGTGGTCGAGAGCTGGCACCTCGTACAGCCGTACCACTGGGTCTCCCAGAGCTGGCGCAGCCGCTCCATCTTCGTGCCCTGGAAGTTGTGCAGAGTCTCCTGCACAACGGGTAGAGCCTTCTTCGACATCACCGCTCCTTGACGAGAGGGCCGTCCGGGAGATGGAGGCCGGACTTGGCCTTCCTCTGGTCTTGCAGCCACCTGGAGAGCAGCCGGCAGTAGGCGACCTGGCTCGGGTAGTCGAGCCACTGGAGCCAGAAGCCGGCCGAGGCCTGCACCTCGATGACTCCCTGCTGGATGAGGTCGTAGTTGAAGAGCAGGAGCGAAGACATGACGGACCCTGGAGCCTGCCCGGGTCCCGTGAAGCGCACGAGCCGCTTCGGGTTCTTCACCGCCACGAGCAAGTCGCCGAGCAGGCCGGCCGGCTCGCCCTCGTAGAAGTAGTCGTCGCCCTGTACCTCCCCGAAGATCATCTCGTTCTGCCCGATGGAGAGCACGGCGAGACGATCGGGATCGATCGAGTTCTTCCTCAGGTCTTCGTGGAGCTCTTCGAGCTCAGGCGGCTTCGGCTCTCTCGGGGAGCTCGGCGTAGGCGGCAGCGTATCCATTGCGAACCTCGGTGGGGAAGTCAGGTGGGAACTGCGCTGGAGAATGCGTCTCGATTGGGAATCCCCATGCTCTCAGGTTCGAGCGCAGCTTGGTGCACAGGGAGCGAAGCGGGTGGGTCTCGTAGTCCTCGAAGACGACCATCACCGGGGTCATCTTGTCCGGATACGCCCGTTGGATGCGGCCCATCGACTGCTGGAGGGAGATCTTCGACCTGAAGGGCGTGAGCCAGAAGAGCGTGTCGAGACGAGGGTCATCGACGCCCTGACTGCCGAGCTTGGCGATGGCGAAGGTGACTTGGTGGCTCCGGAGGATCCCTGTCCGCTCATCCTGAGGAGTCTCTCCCAAGATGAGTCCACTCTCTGGGAACAGAGCATGGAAGAGCCTGAGCTGGTCCTTGGAGTGGGAGAGGCAGAGGATCTTCCTCCCCTCGCCCAACGCCTGCTGGATGGCGTAGTACCGGTAGACGTTCCCGATACGGTCCCGCCCGAGCATGGTGCGCAGGAGCGAGATGTTGACGGTCTTGCCGCGCTTCGCCTCCTTGACGTCGAGAGACGCCGGAGTCCTCCAGAAGTAGATGCGTGGGATGAGATCCTGGGTGAGGTCCGTGTAGAACGGCTCACCGAGGTGGTAGCGGTAGATGGGGTCGAGCCCGTCCTCTCGCTGGACAGTGGCAGTGAGGCCGATGCGGTCCCCGTAGAAGGGTGCCGCCGTGAGAGAGAAGACCGGCGCTCCGGTGATGTGGACCTCGTCGTAGATGATGAGGCCGAAGTACCGGAAGAACTCCTCAGGCACTTTCCCGTCTCGGATCTTGAGTGCGAGAGACGGCATGAGAGCTAAAACGACGGGGCTCCCCTCCCAGTCGAACTCCCCGCCGCGCACGTTGCCGAGCGCGCCAGAGAACCGAAGACCGACTGGAGAGTGGGCCCCGCCGTGGATGGCTTCTTCCCACTGCGTGTAGATGCCGCCGTCCGGCACGATGACGAGGGTGGGAGTCCGACGCTGGGCGATCTTCTTCACCGCGAGCTTGGTCTTCCCCTTGCCACAGCCGAGGTTGAGGATCCCGTTGTCGTGCTGGGAGAGAGCGGCCCAGGCCTTGGCCTGGTCTTCGTCTCGTGGCACGACGCAGTCCTCGAACTCGACCGTGTCGAACTCCGGCCGGAGGTCGACGAAGGGGAACTTGTAGTTGGGGTACTGCGACGGAGGCAGGAACTCCCTCGGGCAGACGAGATGGTGCGTACTCTCGTCCCACAGCCGAAGAACTTCCTGCTCCCCATCCATGTTCACCAAGAACTCCAGGGCATGCTTGACCTGGTACTCGCGGATGCGGGCCTTGGGCAGCCAGAGCCGATTCGACACGTAGGCCTTGTCGGGCTCCTTCTGTGCGAAGACGTAGTTCACGTTCTCCTCTCGCTCTGGCTGCCCTACCACAGGCCCCTGTCACTGCGCGTCGACGGTGGGCCCGAAGGGAGGCTGAGGCGGCATGAAGATCTGCCGCACGCCGAGCAGGGCTTGCTGGAGCAGCACCTCGATGGTGTTCAGTCCGGTGTTCACCGCCCACCTCCGAGCGAACGTCTCGCCCGGCTGCTGCGGCCTCCACATCGGTGGGACGGCGGCCAGCGCGGACCACATCTGGTCCGGCGCGTAGCCATAGTAGCCGAAGCTGGACTGCATGAGCCCCGGCGGCACTTGGAAGTGCGACGGGTACCCGGACATCATCGGCATCTGCTGCATCGGAGGAGCCTGCGTCGTCAGCATGGGCGGCATGGCCGTCGGGGCCGGCATCACCGGGACCCTGAACTGCTGTGGCTGCTGGACGGGAGGCGACCAGGGCTGCGGCCGGAACTGCGGCGGAGCCTGCGTCTGCGCGAACGGCGGAGGCGGAGGAGCCGGCTGGAACGGCATGGAAGGGGCAGAGGGGTAAAACGGGGGTGGGGACGGTGACTGAACCGCGCTGGGAGGAGGTTGAAACGACTGCGCGAAGCTCATCCTTATGACCTCTTGTCGGCATGCGTGGTTGAACCCGCAGCCAGCGCACCGTAGTGAATCGTTGTCGTAGTCCTTGCCGAAGCAGGGGGGCGTCATCGGCACATCGAGCGTCTCCTTGAGCTAAGACTTCCGTGTTCTCTTCTTATGCCGCCTCCTTTCGCGGTCTTTCCGAGGCACGTTCTCGTTGCCACTCGTGGGGGGAAGGCCCTACACTCGCGAAAGCCGGAGCCTTCCCCACCACTTAGGAGCTGAGAAGATGAAGACAGCCGGACTGGTGCTCGACTTCTACGACGACAAGGGCGGGGAGGTGCTGAAGAGCTGGTGCCCGTCTCCCGACGACCTGCCGGAGTCGATCAAGACGGCCCACTTCCTCTCGTCGGAGGAGCGCAACGTGCTCCGCGACGAGGCCTTCGCCCTCATCCTCCACGCGGGCGACTCGCACCTGCGCAAGTTCGCCTGCGTCGACGAGGGGAACACGGCGCTCTCGACCCTCTACTTCCTGGAGAACGCCGAGAAGCTGCCGGCCGAGGCCATCAAGACGGCCGCCCAGAACCTCATCGCCTTCAACCAGGAGTTCGGACTCGACGTCCCGCCCGACCTCCTCCTCGCCGCCGAGACCGGGCTGCCGGTCCGGGAGAAGAAGGCTGCCGCCACGGCCCTCGCCCGCAAGCGGGACTCCAAGAACGAGCCCTACGTCGGAGACGAGGCCGACTGGGCCCAACGCACCAACCTCATCTCCGTCCGTGGCGGCGCCGACTCCGGCCGGGTGATCCCCACCGCCAACCAGATGAAGACGGCGGCCAAGGCGGAGACCGAGTCCACGCGGGATCGGGCCCGCAGGTGGGGGCGCAGAGGGGCCATGGTCGGAGCGGCCGCCACCATCCCTGCTGCCATGGTCAGTGGCGTGAACCCCCTGCGCTACCCCGTCCCGCTCGCCGTCGACGCCGGCAAGAACGCCCTCCTCGGGTACGGCGCCGGTCGTCTCGCGCACCGGGTCGCCCACGGACCGTCCAGCGAGACGAAGAAGGTGAAGAAGGCTGCCCACGTCGCCAACGTCGTCGACGTCTCCTCCATGGAGCCGAGGCCGGTGTCGAAGAGGAAGGTCGCCTCCCGCCACGCCCTCGGGGACCGCTACTCCCTCGACAGCTACTCCGACGTCACGGACGCCATCCGCTTCTTCGAGGAGTCCTGGACCGTGATGGAGCCGGCCGACCGGCACGAGTTCGCCGTGAAGACGGCGGCCCGGGCGGACGAGCTCGGCATCCAGGTCCCTGCCCTCCTGGACCGCTACGGGTCCACCGAGTACGCCCCCGACGTCGAGGCCCATCTCGCCAACCGCCGGCAGGTCGATCCCGCCCACACGGAGGTCTGGGACGACCTCCAGGAGAAGAGGGCCATGATCGAGCCGGAGACCTTCGCCAAGCTCCTCAAGGAGGCCGACCAGCTCTTCGACCTCGACCTCCACTGGGGTGGGGCGATCCAGGACCCCTACTTCGCCACGTTCGGCGGCCGTGGGCAGGAGAAGGTGGCGTGGGCCTGGCAGGGGGCTGACGGGGAGTCGGTGGACGAGGCGGCGCTCCGCTCCATCCCCACCGAGCAGCTCTCCCAGACCTTCTCGTCCGACTTCGTGGAGGCCTTCGGCGCCAACCCCACGGCGATCTTCGACTCCATGCCGGACGCCCACAAGGCCCTCATCACCCGGATGGTGCCATGACCCGCGTCACGCTGAACGCCTTCTTCGACGAGCTCACCAAGATCGCAGCCCTCGGGGATGTCGGCGGCATGGGCCGGGCGATGAACGTGAAGAACATCGGCCAGGTGGCGAAGCCGCTGGCCGCACCGGCGGCTGCCCTCAAGCCGACCCCGGTGCGGCAGCCGGTCGGCCAGCATCCCACCTTCCAGTCGTGGGCCAACGAGCAGGCGCGGGCGAAGAGGCTCGTGTCCCCACAGGCTGCCGCGGCGCGCCTGTCCGACGTCGCCGCCAAGAAGGGGCTCCTCGGGCGGAAGCCCGTCATGAAGGTGCGCTGATGCTCCACCCACAGCGTCTCAGGGCCCTGGCCGCTGCCGTCTCCTCCGAGCTGGAGAAGGAGGCGGCCATCGGCGAACATCTGACCCACGCTGCCGAGCTCGCGGGCCTCGGAGTCCTCGCCGTCCCGAGCGTGCACCGTCTCCGGAAGATCAAGAAGAAGGAGACGCCACCCGAAGAGCGGAAGGCTGCCAAGTACGAGCTCGCAGGTCTCGGCATCCTCGCCGCCCCATCGGCGATGCACCTGGCCCACTCGGCCTACAAGGCGTTCAAGAAGCCCAAGCTCGCGACGATCGATCCGAAGGCCATGCTGCGTCAGGGCGCCCTCCAAGGAGCCTGGCAGGCAGCCAAGGCGGCGCCTGCTCCCAACAAGCTCGTCGACCCCAGGGCGGCGGCGGCCCGTCTGCGGGCCGCGGCTCCCAAGGTCCTGCCGCGAGCCGCCGGGGATGCCCAGATGCTCCAGAACCCGGCCATGCATGCCGTCTCCAAGCGGGTGGTGAAGCAGCCGATCGCCAAGCCGATCGCGGTGCCGCAGACCCACCAGCCCTTCGTGGTCCAGCACGGAGCCAGCCAGTACTGGGAGTAAGATGACACCCGAGGAGACGCTGGCGACCAGCCTGAAGGCGCTGGAGACGAAGGCCCCGACGGCTCCCACCGAAGGCAGTCCCGAAGAGGACGCGGCCTACCGCAAGGGGGAGCCGGAGTCCACGAAGCCTGTCACGCTCCGCAACCTCTTCACCCACCCCGACGCGCACCCGGTGGTTCTCGACTTCGCCCTCCAGAAGAGCTTCCAGGAAGACTGGTTCAGGTGGACGCCGGAGACCACCTGGTTCGAGATTCAGGAGAGCTTCTCCACACAGCTCTCCGAGCTCTGCCGCCACAAGATCCGCGCCCTCCAAGTGGTCCACGTCTCCAAGTGGCCCTGGAAGAGGTGGAACATCTTCGAGAAGGTGGCCCAGGCGCTCAACAGCAACTTCCCGGACTTCCAGCATCTCCAGAAGCTCTCGCTCCCAGAGCTGTACGCCTCCGTCGACATGCTCCAGACCATCAACAAGGAGCAGGAGTTCGAGGACGAGGTGAAGCTCTACATGGCGGCGACGGTGCTGGACGAGGACATCTTCTACGTCCCGCCGCCGCTCGACTTCATCCAGATGGAGGTGGCGCAGCCGCACTACCTCTGCAAGGACTGCGGCAACACGGAGCTGGCGCTCTTCCACGACGGAGTCTGCTCCAACTGCACCGACCGGATGAACCCGACCCAGAAGCTCTCCATGCAGCCGCTGCCGGAGAAGCTGCGGGCCGGGATGGGCAAGAACGTCGTGGCCGCCCCCCGCTTCGACTGGGAGCCCATCGCCAAGCGGTGGGACGAGGTGAAGGGGATGTCCTTCCGGGAGTTCCAGCCCCACTCCGAGAGCCGGGAGGACATGCAGTGCGCGAAGCTGCTCCTGGCCAGGGACTACATGAACCTGCGCCGCAAGCAGCTCGCGGAGCAGATCACCAACCTGAAGAGCTGGCTGGGGGCCTCGTGATCCCGGACCTGCTCTCCTTCCTCGACGAGGTCGACCAGATCTCCAAGACGAAGGTCGCGCGCATCATCACGTGTCCGGACTGTGGGAAGCTCCACAAGCCGCGATGCGACGAGTGCGGGTCGACGAGAGACCTGCGCAGCTACCACGGGCCCTGTGGGAAGTGCGCCTTCGGCGACAAGGTGAAGAAGGCCCACGTCGGCAACGTGAAGACGGCCTTCGACATGGGGCAGGCTGCTGGGCAGGCCCAGGCCTTCGGCAGCCGGGCGACGCGGTTCGTCCGGAACCAGGCCGAGGGGGTCGGGAAGAACCTGGGCAAGGCGACCGCGGCCTGGGCGTCTCCCAAGAAGAGCTTCCAGAAGGGGTGGGAGTCCACCTGGCGGCCTGGCGGGCAGCCACTCAGCCTGCCATGGAAGGCGCTGATGGGGTACGGTCTGCTCACCGGGACCAGGGACGTCCTCAAGCGAGAGGACCCCTCTGGCCAGGGCCACAGCCGGGTGAGGCGAGCTCTTCGCTTCGCCGGAGACCAGGCTGGGGGTATCATCGGTGCCCCATTCGGATTCACCGGAGGCCTGCTCTCGTCGATGGTCGGCAGCAAGATCGGTGACACGGCCGGCGCGGCCGTCGACAAGCTCCGCGGCGTCCGGCCCAAGCCGGCGCATCCTCCTTCGCTGCCGCCCCCACCCCAAGGCCTCAGGGACTAGCGCATGAGCATGGACTCTCTCTCGTTGGGTGCCTCCGGCGCAGCTCGGTTCTCCGGGCAGCGCGGCCGCACTGCCGACGGGACCAACAGAAGCGGTGTCCGCTACCCATCCCCCTTCTTCGACATCGCGCACACCTACCTGCCGCCGTCGATGAAGGCGCTGCTCAGGTGGTGCCGCTACTACTACCTCGTCAACCCGCTCATCAACACCACCATCCACAAGATGAGCGAGTACCCGGTGACGGAGATCGTCATCGACGAGACGAAGAACGAGGTCAGGCAGAAGTGGGAAGAAGTGCTGGGCCAGCACCTGCGCTACCGCGCCTTCCAGATCGAGTGCGGCCTCGACTTCTACACCTACGGGATCGTGGTGGTGACCATCCACTTCCCGTTCACGAAGTGGCTCATCTGCAAGGCCTGCAAGCACCGGCACAAGGCGTCCGCGGTCCACTACAAGTGGCGCAACCTGGAGTACATCCTCGCCTGCGACAAGTGCCACCACGAAGGGCCGGCCACCGTCCTCGACTTCTTCGAGCGCGACTACCGCCGGATCCGGCTCATGCGCTGGAATCCGGAGTACCTCAACGTCGACCCGGGCTTCGGCGGCGCGGACCCCGTCTACACCTTCGAGCTTCCGCTCCAGCTCAAGAACGACCTCATCCTCGGCAAGAAGACTGTCCTCGACACGGTCTCCGACGTCTTCGTCGAGGCCCTGCGGCGCAACAAGTACATCCGCTTCACCGACGACAACGTTTTCGTGATGCGGCGCCCCATCATCAGTCAGAAGGACAACGGCTGGGGCATGCCGCTCATCATGCCGGTGCTGAAGGACACCTTCTACCTCCAGGTGCTCCGCAAGGCCCAGGAGACCATCGCGCAAGAGCACATCGTGCCGCTGCGCGTGCTCTTCCCGCAGGCGGGGTCCAGCACCTCAGACCCGTACACCACGGTCGACCTCAACGCCTGGAAGGGCCGCATCGAGACCGAGATCGCCAAGTGGAAGTACGACAACAACTACATCCCCATCCTGCCACTGCCCATCGGCAACGAGACCATCGGCGGTGACGGGAAGGCGCTCGGCCTCTACCAGGAGATGGAGGTCTGGAGCCGCCACATCGTGGCCGGCATGGGCGTGCCCGAGGAGTTCATCTTCGGCGGCATGCAGTACTCCGGCTCGAACGTCTCGATGCGAATGCTGGAGAACATGTTCATCGGGTACCGCCAGGACCACGAGAACATGCTCAACAACTTCGTCATCCGGCGCATCGCCGACTTCATGGAGTGGCCCGTGGTCAGGGCGCACATGAAGCGCTTCAAGATGGCGGACGACCTCCAGCGGATGGCCTTCCACTTCCAGCTCAACCAGGCGCAGAAGATCTCCGACCAGACCCTCCTCAGCGAGTGCGACTTCGAGGCGGGGGTCGAGGACGAGCGTCGGCAGAAGGAGATGGACCGCCAGCTGGCCATCATGCGCAAGCAGCAGCTGGCACAGGCCGGCATCATGGGCGAGGTCTCCCTGGTCCAGGGCCGCTACGCGGCCAAGAGCCAGGAGATGATGATGAAGGCCCAGGCCGAGGCGCAGGCAGCCAACGGCGGGCAGCAGATGGGGGTCGGTGGGGATGCCGCGGCCGGCGCCGGCGGGCTCGACGCCATGATGGGCGGTCAGCAGGGAGCCGAGGGCGGTCAGCAGGGCCCGCCCGGGGCCATGGGCCAGCCCACCCCGGCCAGCGGGGCCCAGGGAGAGATGATCGACGGGCAGCAGGTCGACCCGTCCATGCCCGAGGGCACGACGGTCTCGCCGGAGAACGCACAGCAGGCGCCGCAGGAAGGGCTCCCGGAGGCGATGCAGTCCCCGCTCCAGATGGGGCAGAAGGGCGGCGGCTACAACCTCCAGTACCTCGCCAAGCGGGCCGCCAACCAGATCGAGAAGATCGAGAAGGAGCAGGGGCCCATGCAGGCCAACATGGAGCTCAACAAGCTCCGCATGGGCAACCCGCAGCTCGGCTCGCTGGTCCTCCAGATCCTGAACCAGCAGCGTGGCTCGCAGGAGAACCCACTCGACGCGATCCAGAGTCCGCAGCCGCAGCAGAAGCCGACCCGCCGCATCGCCTCGACCGGCGTCTAGGAGCTAAAGAAGGGCCAACCTTGGCCCTTCTCCTACTTCCCCTTCGGCCAGACGTAGCTGCGCCGAAGCGTTGTGAGACGGTCCACCTCCTGGTTGAGGGCGCAGTGCGAGGCCCACAGGGTGTCGGAGATCGGCGAGTTGCCCTGGGTCTGGGTGCGCATCCGGTCGAAGTACCCCTTCACCGTGTCCGAGAGCGAGGTCAGGTAGTCGACGAGGTCGTCCATGTCCTCTTCGGTGAGGGGCTCGCGCATCTACTCGGCGGACAGGCTCACTCAGACTCACCTCCTAGCTTGACCTCGCAGCCAGCGCAGTACGTGTCCTCGTCCTTCTCGCACGGCTCCTTCGTGATCTGGTCGTGGGCGAAGTCCGAGGAGCAGTCGGAGTGGACGAACGCCTGCTCTGGGAAATCGACGAGCGGGAGGTACATCAGCTTCCCGCTGTGGGTGATGGCCAGCATCACCTCTTGGACCAGCGTCACCCGCTGCCCTACGGTGATGGCACCGCCGCAAGCTGCACACTCCAGGAACGGAGCCTGGGCGGCGGTGTACGGCCCGGTGTAGATCGGCTCTCCTTCTGCGGTCTTGAGGTCGGACGACTGGTGCCCTGGGAAGATTGATTGGTAGTAGCTGGTCATGGGGATGCTTGAGGGGGAAGCCTCCTGAGCACGAGTTGCAAGAAGGAGCTCTCCCAGCCGCACCTGGTGCAGCCTTCGAGCTGAGGACGGTCTGGGTCGAAGTCGGGGTCGTCCGGCGAGAGGTCTGCCTTGCGGCCGGCCTGGTAGTAGCCCTGCACGAACCTCTCGGTCCCGGCGGCTCGATCTTGCCCCAGCGTCTCCTTGAGACAGGCGTCGCACTCCCACCCCCACTGCCATCCGGCAGCGCTAAGGGAGGCAAGCCACTCTTGGAGAAGGGAGCACTGTCCGCAGTCGTAGGGCTGGGAACACTTCCCACGAATGTACTGCTGCCGCTGCGCCCGGATCGGCATGCCTCTGACGTCGAACGTGCCTCCGTTCTTCCAGAAGAGGATCTTGCAGAAGGCGACGCGGACAGGATGTTCCATCTACGCTCCCTGCGCTTGCCGCCAGGCCTCCTCCTGCTGGACGCGGAAGATCTCCATCCCCGCCCGCATCAGGAAGTACCCGCAAAACGACGCCACGAATGCCGCGAAGAAAAGACCCATCTACTCCTCCTCTTCCTTCTTATCCCCGTCTTCCACGTCTTCTTCTTCTTCCTGATCATCCTCGACCAGGCCCCCCAGCAAGGCGTCGTGGACCTCATCCTCGAAGTCGGTGGTGCTCTTGCCGGTCGTCATCGTGACTTGCTCCAAAAAGTGAGAGGTGAACTGAGGAACTCCTGCTTCTCTTCTTATGCCGTCGTTCTGACACGACTTTCGATTGCCATCCCAGACGGCCCGCCTGTATCCTCGGACCGCTGCCCAGGCTCGGAGATCTCCAGTGGCGAGGAGAGAGGGCCGTTCGACATAACGCCGACCGCCAGGCGCTAGGAGTACTCGTGGCTTCCGACGCCAAGATGACGAATCTCACGCAGAACGTCATCGAGAAGGTCCAGGAACTCTTCCCCCACTTCAAGTCCAGGAACCGCTCTCTGGAGCTCCTGAAGATCTGGGCGGAGGACAACCTCGACCCGAACGACATCGCCAGCCAGGTCCACGCCAAGGACCACGACCAGACCTGGGGCATCCCCATCAAGGCGACGGTCCAACTGGTCGACAACCTGACCGGGAAGCCGGTCGGCCGCCCCTCCACGCTCCAGGTCGCGAAGGTACCCAAGATGACCTCGCGCTTCTCCTTCATCGTCGATGGAGGGGAGTACCAGGTCGACCACCTGCTCAAGCTGCGCTCCGGCGTCTACACCAAGGTCCGTCGCAACGGCGACCTGGCCTCGGAGTTCATGCTGCGCAAGGGCGGCCACAAGAACTTCACGCTGGAGCTCGACAGGAAGAAGAGCCTCATCCAGTTCACGCCCCACGGCGGTGGGGCCCACATCCCCGTCTACCCGCTCATGAAGGTCATGGGCGTGTCCGACGACGAGATGGAGCAGACCTGGGGCAAGCAGGTCTTCGCAGCCAACCGGATCGCTGCCCCTGAAGCCGTCGACCGGACGCTTCGGAAGTTCTACGAGAAGACGGGCGGCGAGCTGTCGTCCCCCACGCCGGAGCAGGTGAAGGAGCACGTCTACAAGTACTTCGACGAGACGGAGCTTCTCCCTGACACGACCCGGGTGACGCTCGGCACCCCCTTCTCGAAGGTGACCGGCGGGGCTCTGCTGGCCTCTGTCCACAAGCTCATCAAGCTGGAGCGCAAGGAGGTCGAGCCGGACGACCGGGACAGCCTCATCTTCAAGGAAGTGGCCCACATCGAGGACTACCTGCCGGAGAAGCTCGGCAAGAGCCGGAACCAGATCGTCCAGAAGGTGCGAGCCACCCTGAGCCACAAGAACTCGGCCTCCGAGATCCTCCTCGGCGGTGAGGTCTTCAACCGGCCGATCCGGGAGTTCTTCTCGAAGGGCAGTGGCGTGGCAGAGCGCGGGGAGCAGACCAACCCCGTGCAGATGCTCTCGGCCAACTTCAAGACGACCCTCATCTCCAAGGACTTCGGCGGCATCAAGAGCCCCGACACGCTCGGCGCCGAGATGCAGACCGTGAACCCATCCCACTTTGGGTTCCTCGACCCGATGCACACCCCGGAGTCGGAGCGGACGGGTATCACGCTCCACCTCGGGTCAGCGGTCCGCAAGGAGAACAACGAGCTCAAGACCCAGGTCTACGACCTCAAGACCGGCAAGCTCCGCAGCGTCTCCGTGCCGGAGTTCCACACCGCCATGGTGGTCTTGCCTGACCAGGTGAAGTTCACCGGAGGCAAGCCGGTCCCCATCGCCAAGGAGGTGAAGGTCAAGCTCCCTGGCGGCGACATCGAGAAGAGGCCCTTCTCCGAGGCCCACTTCATCATGCCCTCCGCCAAGGGCATGTTCAGCTACGCCTCCAACCTCATCCCCTTCCTGCCCACCGATCAAGGTAACCGGGCGTCGATGGCCGACAAGCAGATGGAGCAGGCCATCTCCCTGAAGCACCGGGAAGCGCCTCTCGTGCAGTCGGTGGTGAACCCAGCGAACCCGGAGAACACCTTCGAGAAGCTGATCGGGACCTCCTTCGCCTCCCACACCTCCAAGGTCGCCGGGAAGGTGTCGAAGGTCACTCCTGACGCCATCCACATCAACGAGGGCGGGAAGGAGCACGTCGTCCATCTCTACAACCACTTCCCGCTCAACGACCCGACGACCATGCTGCACTCGTCGCCGACGGTGGCGGTGGGGGACGAGGTGAAGGCGGGCCAGCGGGTCGCGGACACGAACTTCACCCGCAACGGCCAGCTCGCGCTCGGGACCAACCTGCGCGTGGGCTACCTGCCGTACAAGGGCTACAACTTCGAGGACGGCATCGTCATCTCACAGAGCGCCTCGGAGCGGCTGACTTCGGAGCATCTCCACAAGCTCCATCTCGACATCGATCCCAAGGAGGATCGGACCAGCAAGAGCGTCTGGAAGGCCAACGCCTCTCGTCGGGCGGAGAGCATGACGCCGGAGCACTGGAAGGCGCTCGACGATGATGGGGTGATCAAGGAGGGGGCGCGCGTCCTCCCCGGTCAGGTGCTGGCCACCTGCGTCACCCCGAACCTGGAGAAGGCGCTCGACGCCGCCAAGCGGTTCGACACCAAGCTCACCAACATCTGGAAGGACAAGTCCCTCACCTGGGACGAGGACCGGCCGGGGGTGGTGACCCGGGTGGTGAAGAGCCCCAACGGGAAGTCGGTCCGCGTCTTCGTGAAGACGGAGGAGAAGGCCGAGATCGGCGACAAGCTCTCGGGCCGGCACGGCAACAAGGGCATCATCACGATGATCCTGCCGGACGACGAGATGCCATACACGACGCATGAGGGGAAGAAGAAGCCCCTCGACGTCATCCTCAACCCGTCCGGCGTGCCGACCCGCATCAACGTCGGACAGGTCCTGGAGACGGCCGCGGCCAAGATCGCGGAGAAGACGGGGAAGACCTACCTCGTCGACAACTTCGCCGGCGCGAACCACGACTACCGCAAGCAGGTGGAGGAGGACCTCAAGAAGCACGGGCTCACGGACGAGGAGCAGGTCTTCGATCCGAAGGACTCGCGCAGACCTCTGGGGTCGGTCCTCGTCGGACCTCAGCACATCATCAAGCTGAAGCACCAGGTCGAGAAGAAGCTCTTCGTCCGCGGCGGCGGCTCCGACCTCGGAGCCCCGGGACGAGCTCCTCAGGGCTACAAGTACGACCAGGACAACCAGCCAGTCAGGGGCGGGCCGCAGAGCGGCCAAGGCTTCGGTGCCCTGGAGGTCTACTCCCTCCTCGGACACAACGCGCGCAACGTGCTGCGCGAGATGGCGTCCTACAAGTCCGACAAGCAGTCAGAGGACTTCTGGTCGATGATCCAGGAGGGGCACGAGCCTGGGACCCCGAAGGTCCCGTTCGCCTTCCAGAAGTTCGAGGGGCTGCTCAAGGGGCTCGGGGTCGATGTCCAGAAGAACGGGTCCCACCTCCGGCTCTTGCCGATGGGGGACAAGAACCTCCTGAGGCTCGCTGGGGCGAACGAGGTGAAGACGGCCGGGCTCCTGATCGCCAGAAGCGTGAAGCCCGAGAAGGGCGGTTTCTTCGACCCGGCCATCGTCGGGACCGAGGGGGATCGGTGGAGCCACTTCAAGCTCTCCGAACCACTGCCCAACCCGATCTTCGTCGGCGACACCCAGAACAAGGGCCCCATCCCATCCCTCATCGGCCTCAAGCATCCGAACTTCTCGGTGTCGGATGTGGACGCCGTCGTCACGGGCAAGCAGCAGCTCAACGGGAAGACCGGTGGGGCTGCGATCCGCGATGCGCTGAAGGAGATCGACGTCGACGCTTCCATCAAGATGATCCGGGAGCAGATCGGCTCCAAGCGCGGCAACAAGCGGGACCAGTACAACCGCTCTCTGAAGTACCTCCTGGCGCTGAAGGAGGCGGGTCTCCAGCCGCACGAGGCCTACGTCATGCACAACGTGCCGGTCCTGCCTCCCAAGTTCCGGCCGGTCGCCATGACCAACTATGGAGACGTGGCGAAGAGCAGTCTCAACAACCACTACCGCAACGTCTTCCTGCTGAACGAGAAGCTGCGGGAGCTGCCGGTCGACCGCTTCGGCCCCGAACCCGGCTCCATGGTCCGCACTTCCCTCTGGAACGGGCTCAAGGCGCTCCAGTCCGTGGGCTCCTACGACCCGATCTACGACAAGGACGCTGCCGAGAAGAGGCCGCTCAAGGGCATCCTCGAAGTGATCGGCGGGGACCAGCCCAAGACGGGCTACTTCCAGTCCCGCCTCGTCAAGCGTCGCCAGGACCTCTCCATCCGCTCCGTGATCATCCCCGAGCCGACCCTCCACCTCGATGAGGTCGGGCTCCCGGGCCATGCAGCGATGGAGCTCTACAAGCCCTTCGTCATCGCGCACCTCCACACCAAGCTCGGGTACACCCCCGAGGAGGCACTGGAGGCCATGCAGTCGAAGGCGCCGCACGCCCTCAAGGCGCTCGACGCCGTGATGGCCGACCGCCCCCTGCTGCTCAAGCGGGACCCGGCCCTGCACAAGTTCTCGGTCATGGCCTTCCGGCCCAAGGTGGTCGAGGGTAAGGCCATCAAGATCCACCCGCTCGTCACCGGCGGCTTCAACGCCGACTTCGACGGCGACACCATGGCCGGCACGGTGCCGATCTCCCGAGAGGCGGTGGAGGAGGCGAAGGGGATGTTCCCCTCCAAGAACCTCTTCTCGCCGACCACCTTCGGGCCCATGCACGTGCCCAACCAGGAGTTCATGCTCGGTCTGCACCTCATCTCTAAGTGGGGGTCCGACACGGGCAAGAATTTCAAGACCATCGCGGAAATGAAGAAGGCCCACGACTCGGGCCAGCTCCAGATGACGGACGTGGTGCACCTCCAGGGCGCCAAGGGTCCGACCACCCTGGGGCGACTGCTCATCGCCGAGAAGATGCCGCGGGGGTTCTCCAAGAACGAGACGCTGCTCCACGACCCCAACTACGTGGTGTCGAAGGGGACGCTCCACGGTCTCGTGGAGGAAGTGGCCAGGAAGCACCCGGACCACTTCGACTCGGCGGTGAACCACCTGAAGGATCTCGGGACCGACCAGTCCTTCAAGCACGGCTTCTCCATCGGCCTGAAGGACTTCGCCACCATCCCGGAGCGGGACCGCATCATCCACGAGTACGAACAGGGTGCCCAGAAGATGAAGGCATCCATCAAGGACCGGAAGCAGCTGAGCAAGGCTCTGGAGGCGCACTGGACCGAGGCGACCCAGAAGCTCGACGCGGCGACGAAGAAGGTGGGGTCGGACAACCGGCTCGCCACGATGGTGCACTCGGGAGCTCGCGGCAAGCAGAACCAGCTCCGGCAGATGATCGCGGCACCGATGCTGGTGAAGGACTCGGCAGGTCGTACGGTGCTCAGCCCCATCACCAAGTCCTACGGAGAGGGGCTCGACCTCGGCGACTACTGGCTGGCGCAGCATGGTGCGCGCAAGGGGACCCTGGACCGCGCCTCTGGCACGAAGGAGCCAGGGACGATGACCAAGGACATCATCAACTCCACCATCGCGACCCTCATCACGAGCGACGACTGCAAGACCCACAACGGCATCTCGATGTCGCTCGACCATGAGGACATCCACGACCGCTTCCTCGCGAAGGAGTACGGGCAGCACCGTGCGGGGACGCTGCTCACCCCGGACGTGGTCAACGGGCTCAAGAAGCTGCTCGGCCCCAAGAAGGAGGTCCAGGTCCGTTCCCCGCTTCGCTGCCAGCACGGCGAGGGGATCTGCGCCAAGTGCTTCGGCCTGAACGAGAACGGGAAGCTCCACTCCGTGGGGACCAACATCGGCGTCCTGGCCGGGCAGGCTCTCGGAGAGCCCGCGACCCAGCTCGCCATGGACGCCTTCCACTCAGGCGGTGTGGCTTCAGGGCGCGGGGGAAGCTCGACCTCGAAGATCGAGCGCCTGAAGCAGATCCTCAAGATGCCGGAGATCCTCCGCGGCTCCGCGGTCCTCGCCAAGACGGAGGGGCCGATCCTCTCCATCAAGCCGGCTCCAGGCCTCGGCGGTCACGACGTCAACATCGGTGGGGTGCTCCACCACCTGCGGCCGGATGAGATGAGGGAGGGTCTGACGGTCGGCATGCAGATCCGCAAGGGCCAATCGCTCTCCCATGAGGGCGCGCCGGTCCACCCCAGGGAGCTGCTCCACATCACCAAGGACATGAAGGATGTGCAGCGCCTCCTGACGGACGAGCTCTACGGGAAGCTCTACAAGGACCAGTCGGTGCGTCAGCGCAACGTCGAGCTCGTGGTCAGGGCCCTCACCAACTACACGAGGGTGAAGGATCCTGGCCACTCCCACTGGGAGGTCGGCGACATCGTCCCGCACTCGGTGGTCGAGGAGCACAACCGGGAGCTCAAGGGGGCCAAGGCGAAGCCGGTCCTCCACGAGCCATTCCTCAAGGGCTCGGAGAACATCCCACGCTTCAGCGAGGACTGGATGGCGCGCCTCAACTACCAGCGCCTCGGCGAGACGATTCAGCGTGGCGCCGGCATGGGGTGGAAGAGCGACATCCACGGCTCGCACCCCATCCCCGGCCTGGCCTATGGTGCGGAGTTCGGGAAGGCCCCCAAGCCGGCCCCAGGGGCGAAGCCCAAGCCGTACGTCTACTAGCCCATGGCCCCGACCAACGTCCGCATCGTCCCGGCGTACATCGAGACCGGCCAGGTCATCGACGTGGACGTCGAGAACTACACCGTCTCCGTGGTGACGCAGTACACCCAGAAGTCGCTGCTCGGCCTGGCCTTCGCCACGCCCTACCAGCACTTCTCGAACGGAGAAGGCATCTACTTCATGCCGGAGGTGGGCAGCCTGGTCTGGCTGTGCTTCCCCTCCGATGGAGGGAAGCCTTTCGTCTTGGCTTGGGCACCCGGCCGAGAACAAGACGACTCTCTCAAGAGCAACAAGAGGGATCTCAACCCAGGGGACATCTTCCTCGGGACACGGGACGACAACTTCCTCATCCTGCGGCGGGGTGGGGTCGTGCAGGTGGGTGGAGGGCCGCTCTCTCAGCGGATGTACATCCCGGTCAACAACACCATCACCGACCTCTGCGAGAACTACGGGCTGCACACCCTGGGCGGCGATCTGGAGTGGACCATCGACCGGGAAGAGGCCACGGTCGACGGGCATCGGCCGGCACTCCTGCGCCTCAAGGCGAGGGAGTTCGCCGACGACCCAGAGCCGGTGGCCGTTCTGGAAATCGGTTCCCACACGGCTAACTCCGCGAATATCCTGTCCCTCGCCGTCAACGCCTCCGGCCAGCCCGGTGCGGCGAGGAAGATCTCGTTGGAGTTTCGGAAGGATGGCTCCGCAGCCTGGTCGTTCAGTGGCAACGTGACGTGGGACGTGACCGAGAACCTCTCCATCCACTCGAAGACGCTCTCGCTCTTGGCAGACCTCGATCTCAAGGTCGACGCCAAGACGGGCAAGGTCGAGATCACGGCTGCGGCCCTGGCGTCCATCTTCGGAGGCGCCGGTGTGGCCCTGGGCCCGAACGTCACCGTGGGCCCGAAGAGCGCTGCCGGTCCTGCCGCGCCGGTCATGCTGGCGACTGACGAGCTCCTGCTCTGGCTGGCTACCCACCGCCACCCGATCCCGTCTCCGTCTGCTCCCGCGACGGATGTCCCTGCTCCCCCTCCGCCTTCTGCAACGTCGTCGTCGCTCTACAGCCACTAGGAGAAGAAGATGCGCTCCCTCTACAAGGACCAGCTTCCCGCCTTCGACCGCTCCATGCGGAAGACGGCCGCCTTCGCGTCTCGGCTCTCCGAAGAGCCCGAGAACTGGCCGCAGGAGCTGACGAGCGACCTGTACAAGCAGCTCCCCTACCTCTCGGACTACGACGTCAACGTCAACCTCGACCGCACGGACGCGGAGCGGGGGTACGCCTTCGGCTACGCCGACGTCGCCAACAAGACCGAGCGGCCGGAGGCGGAGCATGACGAGGCGGGGCTGCCCCACCTGCGCATCCCGCTCGTCGTCCGTGAGCGCCAGGTGAAGCCCTTCTCCATCTTCATGGACGGGGAGAAGGTGATGCCGCTCAACGAGGAGCGGCTGCGCGAGAAGCTCTTCAACCCCTCCACCTTCGACCTCTCCGTCGTCCCGCCGCAGGACCCGAGCCTCGTCGAGCCCCTCATGCCGCCCCAGCGCAGCGGCATCGGCATGGGCGGCGACTACAAGCTCGCCAGCGCCGACGAGCAGCTCCTCGCCATGCTCCAGGGCGGCAAGCCCAAGACGGCCATGGAGAAGGAGCCGGCCATGGACGTGGGCAGCCCGACGAAGGAGGACCCGCGCAGCTACTGGCTCAAGAAGTTCGACGACACCCCCTTCTACGCGCAGGCGGCGGCCCTGGAGAAGGAGCAGCTCAAGATCGACCTCGCCAGGAGCCAGAAGGAGATCCGTCAGATCGAGGAGCGGGCTCAGCAGAAGCAGGACGACATCTCGCAGCGCGAGGACAAGCTCCGCGTGCGGCGGAACCAGCTCGACCTGCTGCGCCAGATGCACGCGCTGAAGGGCTCGGAGAAGGTCGCCTTCGTGAAGGAGGCCTTCAAGCACATCTCCAAGGAGCAGTGGGACGCCATCTACAACTCGATGGAGGTCCAGAAGCTCATGCACGACTACGGCGGCCAGAGGGCTCACCCGGCCGTGCAGAACAAGGTCTACGAGCTCGCGGTGAAGCACTACGGCTACCACCCGAAGCCGGAGCCGCCTCCGCCCCAGAAGCTCCAGGAGTACCACCAGAAGCAGCAGGAGAAGCAGCAGAAGGCCTCCCAGAAGCAGATGGAGAAGGGGCAGAAGATGCTCCAGGAGGGCCAGAAGCTGGTGGGCAGCGGCGGGCAGAAGAAGACCGCGGCCGTGAAGATGGGGACGGCCATGGAGGACCTGGAGACCACGCTGCGGACGGGGAAGAATCCGTCCCTGCTCATGAAGATCGCCAGCACCGTGCGGGACCGGGATCGCCAGGCCTTCAAGGCGAAGCTCGCCAGTGACCCCACCCTCGTCGCCAGCTTCCAGCGCAACGGGATGGGCCCGCTCATCAACGCCTTCCTCGTCACCAAGCTCGCCACGTCGCAGGAGCGGCTCCAGGCCGTGGTCGACGCCATCGACCCGACGGTGACCACCATCCAGAAGCTGCCGGGCGGCGAGTTCCTGGTGAAGCAGGCCAACAACGACGCCTTCGTCCCCGGACAGGAGGCCCAGGGCCAGGTGGTCCCGCCGGAGGCCGGTGCCGAGATGATGGGGGACGAGCAGGCCCAGGCCATGCAGCCCGGGCAGACCGTCTCCGCCGTCTCCGACCCGGTGGAGGACACCTCCGCGCCGACGCAGAACGCGGTGGTCGCCGAGACCTTCGGCGAGTACCTCACCCAGGACCTCATGGGGAACCAGGTGATGGGCTGGGTCTTCCCCGAGACGCTGGCCTGGGACGGCTCCTTCCAGCCGCAGCCGGTGGCCCTCTTCACCAACGGCTCCGCCTTCGCCGTCCAGGATGCCATCGCTGGTGAGCTCATCGGGAAGAACACCCAGCTCCCGATGTCGCCCATCCGCGGCGAGGGGGCCTTCTACGAGGTGACCCGGGACGGCGTGCGGGTCACCGCGCCCGTCACCGTCCGCGGCGGCATGAGCGGGCCGGACGGCGGGCCGATGTACCAGGCCCAGGACTTCATGGGGAACCAGTTCTCCATCCACCTCTCGCCCGAGCTCATCCAGCCCCAGCGCATCTCCGACACGGAGTACGCCATCCCGGCGAGCTGGAAGTTCATGGCGCTCAACAACCAGACCCAGCTCGTCCCCGACCCGGTCCAGATGAACAAGACCGGCGCGGTGAAGATCGCCGCCCAGAAGGTCACCCTCTTCTGGAACGGCGCCTTCAACCTGGAAGGCGGCTGCGGCCTCAACAAGCTCGCCAAGAGCTACCGCCACGACCTCGACCCGGTCTCGGCGGAGTTCATGCTCGGCCTGCTCGGCGTCGCGGGCTCCGACGTGAAGGAGAAGCTGGCCCAGGCCCGCAAGCAGGGCTCCGTCGACCTCTACAACCTGAAGACCATCACGCCCATCTCCGAGCACTACCAGTCGTCGGTGAAGACGGCGTCGGCCTTCCTGGCCAAGGTCCCCGACCTGCGCCGTGATCTCATCAAGGAGGCGGCCGCCATCGAGGACGAGGCCACCGTCGACAAGGTGCTGGCCCTCAACTTCGTCAACCCGGAGAACCTCACCACCTTCGTCGAGTACGCGCCCGAGCTGGAGCAGACCTCCGAGAAGCTCGCCGAGATGCTGCTCTCCAGCTACCTCGGCATGGAGGAGATCCCAGAGGGCGCCGTCGAGCGTAGCATGAAGAACATGGAGGAGATCCTCCTCCACCTCAAGGCCATCGGGCACGCGGAGAACTGATGCCTTCCTACGACTGGAACACCCTGAAGTACCTGATCCGGTCCCACCCGGACACCGCCGCCCACATCGGCGGTGGAGCGCTGCTGGGCGCCACCGCCGGCGGCTACGCCTCGCACCGGGCGCGCAAGAAGATGACGCCGAAGGAGCGCAAGGAGAACCCGGGGCCGGTCTTCGGCGCGCTGAGTGGAGGCGTGCTGGGCGCCATGACGGGGTCCAACCTATCCACGGCGCGGACGTTCTCCAAGGCGGTCAAGAACCCGAAGCTCTACCGAAACGCGGCGCTCATGACCGCCGGTGGTGCCGCTCTGGGAGCCGTGGGTGGTGACCGTTCCGCGAAGCGGCAGAACGAGCGGAAGGCCAAGGGGCTGTGGCCCAACAAGCACGGGCCCAAGGCTTCCCGACTCGGGGCAGCTCTGTCGGGTGCTGCCAGCGGCGCCTTCGGTGGGAGCGGGCTGGGTCTCGCCCACAGTACGGCCGGCCTGCTCAAGCACGTCCGAGAGAAGGGGAAGGCGCAGGCGACCGGACGGGGCTTCAAGTCCGTCGGCGGCTCCGTCCCGGGCTGGCTCTCCGGGGTCTCGACGAAGGCCGAGGCCAAGAAGAGGTACCGGGACCTGGCGATGAAGACCCACCCGGACACCGCCCAGGATGCGGTGACGAAGGCGAAGCGGCACAAGAAGTTCCAGGAGCTCTCCGCCGAGTGGAAGCAGTACTCGGACTCGGACCACTTCTCCAAGCTCTCGGCCCCCTCGACCGCTCTCTCGACGTTCGTCTCGGATGAGGCGCCTGCCGCGGCGAAGAAGGGCTGGAGCTGGGCCAAGAAGAACCTCCGGCCTCGGCGGCTGAAGTACCATGCCCTGACCAACCACACGCTGCACGGCGCCCTGGCCGGTGGGGCATCCGGCGGGGCCGTCGGCGCTCTCGGTGGCGCGATCTCCGAGCCCGACAAGGCGAAGAAGGAGACCCGGCTCAAGAACGCCCTCAAGGGCGCTGCCAGTACCGCACTCCCCATGGCGGCCGCTGGGGCAGTCTTCGGGAACCTCGGCCACGAGGCCGCGAAGACTGGGCGGTGGGAGAGCGGGAAGAACTTCCGGCGTGCGGCCGCCGTCGTCAAGGACAGGGCAGCAGATCATGCGAAGGCGAGGGCTGCCTACGATGCCCGTCAGGCGGCACGCAAGAAGGCCACGAGTGACTGGGTGAAGGGTGGCGCCAAGGGCCCGCCCCCGCCGCTCGAATTCGAGATGCCGCCCATCAACGTCGACATCGGATCCCACCTGCACAACGCCGACCTCAAGGCACGGCAGGAGAGGGTTCCCAAGGGCGTGAGGCGCTTCTTCAACTCCAAGGCGAAGAAGGCCATGGTCTCCGGCTTCATCTCCGAGCTCATGAGCATCGGGGGCTAGCCCGTGCACCACCCGGCCGAGAAGTTCATCACCTTCCTCATCGTCCGTGACCCTCAGGCCACGGACGCTGTCGTCGAGAAGCGCCTTCGTGACTGGGGCATCCTTCCGCCTCCGGAGTGGGACAAGACCTACTTCCAGTTCCTGAGGCAGACGATCCCGCAGCCCCCGACAGGCTTCGACCCCTACGACCTGACGCATCGTCCATCGGTGGTCTACCTGCGAAAGCTCGGCATCTACGAGATGTTCCGGCACTCCCAGAACATGCAGGACGCATGGGACATCCTCGCCAACCCCGAGCAGCGTCTCGTGGTCGAGCAGATCATCCTCTCCCGACTCGACCTCAAGATGGCCTGCCAGCGCATCAACCGGAAGATGGGCTGGTTCCTCTCCGAGGACGCGGTCACCACCTTCCGGCACTACTTCTGGAACACCAAGCTCCTCACCTTCGATGAGTGGGGGAAGTTCCTCTTCGGCCGGGCCGCGCTCTACGAGCGGCACATGGCACTGCTCCAGGCCAACGATCCCCGCATCGCCCTCTTCCACCTGCGCATCGAGCAGAACATCGAGTCGAAGGTGATGATCCAGCGGGCGCAGGAGATCGCCTACCACACGCTGGAGGAGGTCAGCCTGAAGCCCGGCACGTCGCCGGACAAGGTGAAGGCCATCGCGGTGCTCAACAAGGCCGTGGTCGAGTGCCACGAGGCGCTCTCCACCTCCGACATGGCCCTCAAGGACGTGCTCAAGCAGTTCGAGCGCTTCCGCATGGAGCACCCACAGGCCCTGCCGCCAGACATCCGCACCCTCGCCCCGCTCGGCAACTTCACTGGCGGGGGCCTCTCCGAGAAGGAGAAGGCCGCCACCAAGCTGAAGAACTGAGGCGCCTGTGTCCTGGATGCCCAGCTTCATCGACGAGCTGACGAAGATCGCCGAGGCCGCGAAGGTCGAGGCGGCTCAGTCCGCTGCCGTGCCGCACGTCGATGCGCTGGAGCAGAAGCTGAAGCCAGGGGACGTGCTCTTCACGGCCCCCATCCGCTCCAGGATGAAGAGCCGCTTCGGGAAGTACGTCTTCAAGCCGATCTCCAAGCTCGTCCAGAGGACCGACTACGGCCACTCCTCCATCTACGTCGGGAAGGGGCAGGTCGTGGAGGCGCGCATCGGGGAAGGCACACGCACTCGGACCCTGAACGCGGTGGCTCGGAAGAACAACATCGTCGCCTTCCGGCCGAAAGTCACGAGGGAGGAGCGGAAGGCGGCTGTGAGGTACGCCCTCTCGTCTGAGGGCACCCCGTACAGCAAGGCCAAGCTGCTCCTCGCCGCCATGCCCTTCCGCGGTCGGAGGGAGGGCAGGAAGCCGGAAGAGGCCAAGGCCCACATCTGCTCGGCCCTGGTGGCCAACGCCTACCCTCGTCGCAAGTTCTCACTCGCTGCGCGCCAATCAACCCGGCCGTCGGAGATCATGCAGGCCCCCGTCATGAAGCCGGTCACCGCGCTGGAGGCCAAGTCATGACTCCCAAGGAGCACCACGCCATGCTGAACGGGTTCTACGACGAGCTCGACAAGATCGCGATGCAGCAGGAGATGGCCAAGGAGGCCTCCGTCTTCTTCGAGAAGGTCGGGAAGCGGCTCTCCAAGAAGGCCAGTGTCGTGGATGCGGTGAAGCCGTACGTCACCCACCCCGCGGTGAAGCACTTCGCCATGGGCGCCCTGCCCGGAGCCGCCATCGGGGCCGTCACGGCGGAGAAGGGGGAGCGCACGAAGGGTGCGCTCAAGGGTGGGGCAGTCGGCGGGGCTGTCGGCCTGGCCGGCGGGCACATCTACCATCGCGCCAAGCGGGACATGGGGGCGGCCGAGCGGGCGGCCAAGCGCGTCGGCTTCGACGTGAAGGACTTCGGCAAGCAGGACCCGAAGACCAAGGAGAAGTTCCACCGCCTCTCGCACATCTACCGGAAGAACACGCCCATCTACCAGCAGGCGAAGACCGCGGCCAAGAAGGACGACGGCTGGGATCGCCCCAGCGACTCCGTCTGGCAGAAGCACAAGGGCAAGATCCTCGCCGGCTCCCTGGCCCTCGCCACGGCAGCCGGCCTGCACCAGGGCCGCAAGAAGTACGTCAAGATCAAGTGGCAGAAGGGCCGCGCCAAGGTCAAGGACCTGACCAAGACCATCGACCACCAGGCCCAGAAGCGGGTGAAGGCCGAGATGGCCCATCCCCGCAAGGGCGTGGGGTCCAAGCGGACCGAGGTCATCGTCATGCCGCGCACCTGGCACCGGAAGGGCTCAGCCTCCACCGAGCTCCACCGTCGGGTGGAGGCTGACCTGCGGAAGGTGAAGACCATCGACCCGGATGCGAAGTTCGGGAAGAAGGACTATGTCTTCCACTCCTACAACCCACACAAGGACAACGCCTCATGAGCTGGGTCGAGCAGAGCCACAAGGAGCGGAAGAAGCTCACCGTCACGACCGAGCGCGAGGCGCTCCTCGACGAGGTGAAGGCCGGCAGCCTGCCGATCATCCGGCAGGAGGCGAACGCCGGGGACCGTCCGATCAAGCCCGTCCACTTCCAAGAGGTCCGCAGCCCGGGCATCTTCGAGGGGGAGTTCGGCGTGAAGGACGGGGACCTCATCTTCCACTTCTGGCCCTGGGGGCTCCACCAGGCCGACAGGGATGGCAAGCCCAGGCCCCCGTTCCCGACCGGCTTCGGCCCGGTCCTGCGGGCAGTCCTCACCCACCACTTCGGCCTCACCGAGATCTCGGAGCAGCGGGACCTCGGCTCCTGGTACGCCAAGGCGGCCGGCGTGGGCCGCAAGCAGTTCTGGTTCGACCTCGCTGTGAAGGCGGTCACCGACCTGCACCACCAGCTCGGCGGGAAGTGAGCTAAGAAGAGGCGGAGCCTCTTCCCCTCAGAAGGTGCGGATGGGCACCTTCCCGAGGAGGTTCCGGCAGTAGCTGCGTCGGTGGTGGTAGAGCTCCTGCGCCGGCCCGAACAACAGACCGTGCTGCTCGATCTCACGTAGATGGTCCGGGGTCAGGTAGCCCTTGTTCTTCGCCCAGTTGTAATCGGGCAGCCCCAGCCGACGGAACTTGGCCGCCCGCTCGCTCATCACCGTGTCTCGCACCACCTTGGCGATGATGCTGGCGACGGAGACCTGCTTGTGTTTCAGGTCGGCTTTCGGCTCGATGAGCTGCTTGTTGGGCCAGGCGAGGACCTTGTTGTTCCACTCCGTACCGTCCACGATGAGGAGCTCTGGCACGACGCGCAGCTCTTCGATGGCGCGCTTGTAGCTCGTCTGGAGAGCTCGCTTGGGGCTGATGGCGTCGATCTCCCAGGCATCCACGGCCCCGATCCCGATGTCGGTGCAGGCTGCGCAGATGTGCTCGAAGAACGACTCCCGCCTGGCAGGGGACAGCTTCTTCGAGTCCGTGACCCCTTTCGGCAAGAGGAGTAGGTCGGCGGCAGAGAGGACTGCTACCACCGAGACGATGGGCCCGGCCCCAGCGCCCCAGCCCACCTCGTCAAGCCCCGCGATGAGGCCGTTCTTAGCCGAGCAGGAATTCTCGGATGTGCTCGACATGGGAGACGACCGCCTCACTGGTGTAGGCCTTCCCGGCCGCCTTCTTCTCAGCCTCTTCAGCGTCGGATGGGCCGATGGAGATGAGGACGACCTGCTCCCCTTCCACGAAGGCCTTGTCGCACAGCTTGCAGATGTGCCCGGGCGTTGCATTGAACGTTCTCATGGCTAGAAACCCCTTTCTGCTTTCCTTATGGCAGCTAGGGGTGACGATCTTGCGGATGTCCAAGCCTCTCACGCAGGTGCACCTCGACCGACAGCCCGAGAACCAGGGTCGCCCCCAGCTTCTCGAACTGCTGGAAGGTCACGCGACCAGAGGGGGTGCAGCGGTTCGCGGCGGCCCACTTCTGGAAGAGGTTCCAGACCTGAACGGCCGAGTCCATCTTCACCGGGTCGCGCCAGGACACCGAGGTGGTGTACACGAGTGGATTGACGCTGTTCTTGACGTCTGAGACGATGGTCTGCCCCATCGCGGTGCCGATGGAGTCGCAGAAGGAAGTCAACCAGGCCAGTCCGGGCGGTCTCATCGAGAGGGTTCTACCGCATGCAGAGTGTGCTCGACTACGGCCGATGGAGGCGGGAGACCTCCAACATCATCGTTTCTGAGAGCGGGCAGCCCGAGCTGCGGGAGGAGTGGGACTACGAGCCGGAGATCACCGACGAGTTCATGAGCGACGACGAGCTGGCCCGCAAGCAGGCCGAGCTCATCAACGTCTCCCCCTCCCAGTTCGTCGAGTTCGCCGTGAAGCTCCCGGACAAGGAGCTTCAGAAGCACATCAACTTCAGCTTCAAGAAGCGTGAGTACCTCCGCCTCCCCTACGATACCCCCTCCCGCCGCACCCTCTACAAGTGTGGCCGGCAGGTGGAGAAGTCGACGCTCCTCGGCAACAAGACGCTGGCCTACTGCTGCATCATCAACGCCTTCAACGTCCTCTACGTCTCCCCGACCAACCAGCAGACGAAGACCTTCTCCGCCGACCGGCTCAAGGAGCCCATCGAGACGTCGGAGATCCTGAAGGCCTGGACGACCTCGAAGCTCTCGGACAACGTCTTCCTCAAGAAGTTCATCAACCGCAGCCAGATCACGCTGCGGTACGCCTACCACAACGCCGATCGTACTCGCGGCATCCCTGCGGACCTCGTCCTCCTCGACGAGATCCAGGACATCATCACCGACAACATCCCCGTCATCGAGGAGTGCGCCTCACACTCCCACTACAAGCTCTTCATCTACTCCGGCACGCCGAAGAGCTACGACAACGCCATCGAGCACTACTGGACCAACTACTCGACCCAGAACGAGTGGGCGGTCCCCTGCGATCGGCACGGCACTCCGAACAACCCCAGCAGCTGGCACTGGAACATCCTGGGGGAGGCCCACATCTCGAAGGAGGGCCTCGTCTGCGACAAGTGCGGCGAGCGGATCGACCCTCGGCACCCCATGGCCCAGTGGGTCACCATGAATCCCGGGGTGAAGGACAAGCTGAAGGACTGGTACGAGGGCTACCGGATCCCGCAGCTCATGGTGCCCTGGCTGAACTGGGGCGAGATCTTCGACAAGTACATCAAGTACCCGCGGAGCCAGTTCTACAACGAGGTGCTCGGCCTCTCGTACGACTCCGGCACCCGACCCCTCACGCGCCAGGACGTGATGGACAACTGCCTCGACAGCCTGTCGATGGACTCCGAGAGCCTGGTGAAGCTGAAGGGGTTCCTGGGCGGCAGCTCCCCCGTCTACGCCGGCATCGACTGGGGCACCGGCGAGGGCAGCTACACCGTCCTCTCCCTCGGCGCCTACATGCACGGCTTCTTCACCATCTTCTACATCCACCGGTTCGAGGGGCAGGAGATCGAGCCCCCCATCCAGCTGGACCTCATCGAGAAGCTCATCCGGTACTGGGACGTCAAGCTGGTGGGCTGTGACTACGGCGGCGGCTTCGACCGCAACGACGCCCTGGCCCGCATCTTCGGCAAGCAGCGCCTCGTGAAGTACCAGTACAGCCAGCCTGGCCAGAAGGTGAAGTGGGAGGAGGGGCTCCAGCGCTTCCTCGTTCACCGCACCGAGGTGATGAGCGACATCTTCAACGCCATCAAGCGCCGGGACGTGCTCCGCTTCCCGAACTGGCCCCAGTTCGAGGACCCTTTCGCGAAGGACATGCTCTCCATCTTCTCGGAGTACAACGAGGTCCAGAGGCAGGTGCAGTACAAGCATGCGCCTGATGCCACGGACGACTCCTACCACTCCATCCTGCTCTGCTTCCTGGCCTCCATGATCAGGCACCCGCGCTACGACGTGATGAACCCGACCCAGAAGACCGGGTACGCTGCGCCGGAAGATGGCTAAGAAAGCGGGGCGGAGTCGGGGGGTGAGTCCCGACTCCGCGCGCTCCCTCGCGCCACTCGGCTTCTGGGACGGCGTGGGTTGTCTGTCCACGTCGTGGCGAGCGTCCTCGCAGGTCTACTACGCCGAGTGCCCAATCCTACTAGCCCACCCGGCGCAGCCGGCTGGGAGCCTGGAGCTTGGCGGCCTGGCGCCGCTTGTAGGCCTGCACGCCGAGGATGGTGCCGCCGGCGACGGCCGCGCCGGCGACGACGCCGATGGCCACGCCAGTGGTCATGGGGTGGCGGTCGAAGAAGCCGACCTCCACCTTCTGGCCGAGCAGCTCCTCGGCGCGGCTCACGGTCTTGACGTCGCCCGCGATGGCGGCGCCCTTGGCGATGCCGACGAGCTCCTCGGCGTTGCAGGTGATGTTGAAGGTCTTGGCGCTGGACGGAGCGCCGGTGGACTGGTCAGGCTGCATGATGTGTTGCCTCCGAAAAAGGTGAAGAACTACCCGTCACCTTCTTATCTCCGGAGGCTCTACGCTTTTGCTGTGAGTCGACGCAGCACTGCTTCTGAGATCCCATCCATGAGCGTCGCCACTGCGTGCGCCTTCTCGCTACGCCCCGCCTCGATCCAGACCATGATCACACGCCGCATCGTGGAGAGGCCGATGGAGAGACGGCTGTGAAGATGTTGCAGTTCGAGAGAGGACTTGTACCCTTCCATGGAGGAGAGCTGCTTCATCTGCGCCACGCAGATCTGGTAGAAGGGCCTCCACGGGTCGGAGACGCCGATGTTGTCGGCTAGCACCTCGAAGAAGACGTCATCCATCTTCTCGAAGAGGTCGGCCCACTGCGAGATCTCCGAGAGGGTCCAGGAGCCCGCAGAGAGGGCTGCGACGCAGGCCTGGAAGAGGTTGGATGTTTCCTCCTTCGTCGGGCGAAGTGGGGAGTCGTAGACGCCGTTCATCCTTTTCAGGACGACGAGGTCCATCTCCAGCCGCTGGACGTGGGCCACCAGCTGGTTGAAGGTCTTGCGGTTCATCGGCGGGAAGCCGGCTCCGAGTTCGACCTGGAGCTGCTCCACGTCGGTCCTCGGGATGAAGACCTTCTTGCTGTCCACGATCCTGCGCAGCAGGCCGGTCTTCATGTATGAGCGGACAGAGCGGACCGTGCGACCCAGCATCTTGGCCGCTTCTTCCATTGTCACCAGGTCTCGAAAATCGCTTCCCACCTCGCCCTCTCCCTTCTACGCTAGGCCCAGCTCAAGACTGGTGATTGGAGTCTACCACCCATGGCCGATGATCTCTCCAAGTACCTGCTCTCCGGGACCGGAGGCTTTGCCCTCACCCCCGAGAAGCTGGAGCTCATGGGCAAGGAAGCCGCCTCCCTGCTCATCGAGAAGAACGTCCCCCTGACCGACGGAGTGGTGAAGATCGCCTCCCAGCACCCCGACATGAACGCGGAGCAGGTCCGCCGGGTGGTCGAGTTCGCCAACACGGCGGCCTACCTCTCCTTCCACGACAAGAACAAGACCGCCGGCTCGGAGCACAGCTACCCCCAGTTCGTACTGGCCGACCCGCAGGCTGTCCTCAAGAAGCTCTCGAACGCCCAGTCCCAGGAGGGCCAGGTGGCCGACGTGACCTACCTCGCGTCTCCGAGCCGCTCCTCGATCTCCACCCCGGAGAGGGAGCGGGCTCTGGAGGAGCTCTTCCTCGGTACCGGCAGCCAGGCGAAGACCGCCGCGGTGGACTTCACCCCGGAGTCCGCCGCCGAGGTGATCGTCAACGCCAAGCACGATCTCATCGACCTCCGGGACAACCTGGCCTCCTCCGGGGAGAGGTTCGAGATCCTGCTCAAGACGGCCGAGGCCGACTACTACGACTCGATGAAGAGGCACCTCATGGACGGCGGCAGCTTCGTCGACGTCCTGCGGGGTGCCAACGAGACGGGGCTGCCGTCCCAGAAGATCGCCTCCATCCTCGGCCCCTTCATCAAGCGCCTGATCGACGAGAAGGTGGCCTCGGTGGACGAGATCACCCTCCAGAGCCGCGGCCTCTCCAAGGTGGCCCACCGCGTCGTCGATCCGACCCACCCCTTCGTCGCCGGCTTCTCGGCGCTCCACAACCTCCTCGACGAGACGGAGAAGGTGGCCTCCGCCCTGGAGGACGTCGACATGCAGCTCGACAGGGTGAAGCAGGCCATCCGGGAGGAGTTCCTTGCTGGCTGAGCTGCGCAAGCACGCCCAGACGTCACAGGCGCTCCGGCGGCTGGTCCTGGCGAAGGAGGCCGGTCTGCTCAACGCAGCCGGCCGGATGGCGGGGAAGGGTGTGGCCTGGGGCCTGGCCCATCCCGTCAAGGCGACCACGGCGGTCCTCGGTGGCGCTGCTGCGGTGGGGGCGGGCCGCAAGACCTACAACAACATGCGCCCGGGCGTGCTGCGTCAGCAGCTCGGCATGACGGACTCGCGATGACCCAGACCGACATCATCAAGGCCGCCCACGCGGCCAAGCCGGACCTCATGCAGAAGACGGCGACCATGCTCCAGGAGCTGGAGTCGCTGGACCCCGTCTCGGCCCAGGAAGTGGCGGCCGAGATGCGGGAGATCACCGCCTACGCTCTCGGCAAGTCCAAGGAGGCCTCGGTGGGGGGCTTCTTCGCGGATGTCGGCAAGGGCATCGCCGGCACGGTCGTCCTCGGTCTCGGAACCGCCATCGCGACGGATCTCTACAACGCCAGCCGGCGCGGCCTCACCAGCGGCCGCAACTGGAAGCGGATGATCGAGGCGAACCCGGCCCTCAAGGACCATCCCCAGGAGCGGGTGCGGAGCGCCTTCCACATGCTCCAGCGCCATGCGCCGGACGTCGCCTCGGACCCCATGGCCGCCGGGGCCATGGTCTACAACGTGGTCCACTCCGGTGAGATGGAGGGCAGCGCCCACAAGCTCATGGAGAGCATGGTGAAGGCCCAGACGGAGAAGGCGAAGTCCTACTATGCGCCCTTCTCCGGCGGCGCCAAGGTCACCGTCCAGGGCAGCAAGGACGAGAGGCCGAAGACGGGTGGGTCCTCCAGGTCGTGATGGACAAGCAGGTCCTCTTCCTCGGCGCATCAGACGCCGGCACCAACGCGCAGGCCCTTTTCGGAAGCTCCGGAGCTTTCGAGAAGACAGCCGGCGCGGCTCCCTTTTCGGACTGGGAGACTGGAGAGGCCCTTCGCCGCTACATCAAGAAGCTCACCGCCGAGGACCGGAAGAACTACCTCTACGTCCTGGTGAACGCCCTGGGCGCCGGCGAGTACTTCGGCCCCAACATCAACGCCGACTACTTCCCCTGGGAGGCTCTGGCCCACGCGGGGAAGGACTACGGCTACCTCACCTTCCTCAACGCTCACGCCTTCCAGCACCACGTGAACAAGGACCCAGCCCGCGCCTTCGGGGTGCCGGTGCTCTCGGTCCTGAACCACGGGATGAAGCGGGTCGAGCTCATCATCCGGCTCGACCGCGCCCAGGCCAAGGAGCGCGGCGCCGAAGGGATCATCACTCGGATCGAGAAGGGCGAGTTCCCGGACGTCAGCATGGGCTGCCGGGTCCCCTTCGACGTCTGCTCCATCTGCGGGCACAAGTCGAAGACGCGCGACGACTACTGCAAGCACATGAGGCCGACCGAGGAGTTCCGCGGCATCTTCGGCCCCAACAAGATCCTGCCGGACGGCAGGAAGATCTACGTCGTCAACACCCTCCCGCGCTTCTTCGACATCAGCTTCGTCTTCATCGGTGCCGACAAGACGGCCAAGGTGATGGCGAAGCTGGCCGCGAAGGGCCGGCAGGTGTGTCTCGGTTCGGTGTGCGCCCTGCCCAGTGCAGCGGAAGCGGTGTCGTCCAGCCCTCCCCCGGCCCTGGCCGAGCTCAATCCTGAACACCAGGGTGGGGCGCACACCGTCAAGGCTGCGTCCTGCGGAGACGAGCGGCGTGGGCCATGTGGGAGGTTGTGCTCCGAGTGCGCCTCCAAGGATGCGTGCGAAGAGGAGAAGCTCGCCTCCGCCTTCGGCGTGAAGCAGGCGTCCAAGAAGGTGGCCGAGATCCTCAAGAAGGTTCCGGCTTTCTCCTCTTCGATGCGGACGCTGGAGCAGGCCGAGCCGGACTTCCGGAAGGCCGATCTCGAAGAGCTGTCCGGGCACCCGCTCCCCGCCATCCTGGGGGCTCTGACCCGCCTCGGGATCGTCCTCAAGCCGCAGGAGTTTCAGCACCTCACGCTGCGCCGGATGGGCGAGGACGACCTTCTCGACACGCTGGACCGGGACCACAAGGTCTTCCGCCAGGTGCCGGGGTTCGACTTCGGCGGTCTCCCCTCCCGCCTCGATCCTCTCGACGCCGTCTTCGCCACTCTGAAGAAGTACGTGAGAGAGCGATCGGCCATCGGGTCGCCCTTCCAAATCCGGGTCCTCATCTCAGGCGGTTCGGCGAAAAATGCCCTTCCCACCCGTGACCCCGTCGAGCATCCTTTGCTGGACAAGGTCAGTGCCGCGTACAACGGGTACCGGCGCGGTGTCTTGAAGAAGCTGTCGCAAGTCGTCGCGGCAGTCCACAGTGACCCGAAGTTGAGGGCAGAGCTTCTCGGAGACGGACTCGGCACCATGTTCCTCAAGACGTCCAGCGCCGAGGTACTCTCCCCCAACTCGATGACGTACTTCTTGGGCGCTCACTTCAAGGACCGTGACCTCCTGCGCAGTGATGCGGTCGCTGGTGCGGCCGTTCTCGATTCCAGGGACTTCCTGACGGACTCCCCACACGCGGCCTAGAGACTCACGTCTCGGAGACGGCCACACACCCACCCGCAGCACTTGCACACAGGAGAAGAAGACATGCCGATGGATCCCCAGCTCGCCGCTCTCTACGGGACGGACGTCTCGGACGGCGAGGACACCGAGAAGCTGGCCGCGGCCGAGCTCGCCGAGAAGCTCGCCGCCGAGGGCGAGGTCGACCCCGCCGAGATCACCGACGAGCAGGTCGAGGCGCTCGCCGCCGCCGCGCTCGCCGGCGAGGAGGGCGAGGAGGAGGAGCAGGAGGCCTCCGGCGAGGAGGACGACGAGGAGGCCGAGGTCAAGGAGCCCGAGGAGGGCGAGGAGGCCAAGGTCGCCGAGGCCCAGGAGAAGCTCGCCGAGGCCGACTACCTCGGCCGCGTGATGGCGCACGCCTACACGCAGGAGCTCCGCAAGATCGCCGCCGCCGAGGGCGAGGAGAAGACCGCCGGCCCCCGCGCCGAGGCCTTCAAGGCGAAGGCCAAGGAGGTCGGCGGCAAGGTCGGCGCCCACCTCAAGGCCCACAAGAAGAAGTACATCGGCGGCGCCGCGGGCGCGGCCGTGGCCGGTGGCGGCGCCCTGGCCTACAAGAAGATGAAGAAGAAGAAGGCGTCGGCCGAGACGGAGCAGCCCTCCGCCCTCGACCAGCTCGCCCTCCGCCGGGCCCACGAGATCCTCGCGGAGAACGGCATCGAGGTCGGCGAGGAGAAGAAGGCCGCCGCGCCGGAGGAGGTCCTGGCCGAGCGCGTCGAGCAGCGCGCCATCGAGATGCTGACCGAGGCCGGCTACGTCCAGCAGCAGGCCGAGGAGGCCGAGGAGTAGCACACCCCTTCCCAGGGGCGGCGGGTACGAGACGCCGCCCCTGGGATGTTGTTCGAGGAGCTCATGCCAGCCTGGATCCACAACAGGGCAGAGCACATCCTCTCGAAGAACCCGGCGATGCCGAAGAGCCAGGCCTTCGCAATCGCCACGCAGCAGTCGCACGCAACAGGACACACCCCCGGAGGCTACGGGACGGCGGAAGGGAAGCAGAAGGCGAAGAGGAAGTACCGGAAGTCGCAGTCGGAGTACACGCAGACGGCGGACCCCAGCAGCAAGTCCAAGACGAGCAGCTTGGCCTTCCTGAAGGGGTTCTCTGACGAGATGAAGAAGATCGCAGCCAACAAGCGCAGGGATCCCTCGAAGCCGTTCCTCAACAGCCGGCCGGTGCCGGACAGCCTTCCACCGCCCCTCGCCACCTCGGCGGGGGATATCTAGATGGAGACGATGATGCTGAAGACCAAGCTCGCCGGCTCGCAGACCCACCTCTCCGCTCTCATCTCCAACGTGCTCGACGAGACGCGCCAGAAGATGAAGGTCGCCGCCGAGAAGTGCGACGACGACAAGGGCGAGAAGGGCGACAAGGTGAAGAAGCTCCTCAAGTTCGAGAAGAAGGAGCACGGCCACGTCCCCTCCGTCGAGGAGGAGAAGGCCGAGTACGAGAAGAAGTCCTCGGCCGTCATCGACCCCGCCGACCCGGAGGAGGTCACGAAGCTCGCCGCGGCGCTCGACGAGATGGCCGAGAAGCTGGCCGACGCCGTGGAGCTGGGCGGTGAGTCCCACCAGGGCGGCCAGGTCCTCCCCGTCCAGCGTCCTGCTGGCGGCACCCAGCCGACGCCCTCCAAGGGCAAGGCGAAGTCGCCGAAGGGCATGACCACGGCGGCCTCCGACAACCCGACCCAGGGCCTGACGGCCACCGACGCGCACCGTGCGCCGGGTGGGACGGGCGCGAAGTACCCGGCGAAGGGCGTGCTCAAGACCAGCAGCGTCGAGACCCTGAAGGCCGCCGTCGCGGCCGCCGCCCAGGAGAAGACCGCGGCCAAGAAGCCCGAGGAGAAGACGGCCGGCGCGGTCGACTACATCCTCTCCAAGATCGCCGAGGGCGCGGATCTCGGTGGCGAGGCGCGGCAGGGCGGCGAGACCCTCGCCTCCAGCGCCAAGCCCAAGATGCAGCCCGGGCGTGGGCTCATCCAGAACGCCCAGAACCTCAAGAACGTGACCAAGCCCGAGGCCAAGGCCGCCCGCAAGGCGGAGCTGGCCCAGGTGCTGACCGAGCCCGCCTCGAAGCGCGGCGTGGCCGAGAACATCACGGGGAACCTGCGGAGCGCCGCGAAGGGCGGCGTGAAGATCGCAGCGCAGCGAGCCTTCCTGGCGAAGATCGCCGAGGAGGGGTGCCAGTGCGAGCAGGCAGGAACCTGCCGCCACTGCAAGATGAAGGCGGCCGCCGCCAAGCTGGCGACGGACGACAAGACCACCGTCTGAGGAGCGAGACGACCATGCCGACCAAGCTGAGCAACACCCAGGTCGCCCAGCTCTCGAAGCTGGCGGCCGACAACCTCCGAGCTCTCTCGGAGGACAACACCAAGCTCCGCGACGAGAACACCGACCTCAAGCAGAAGGTGGCGGCGTTCGAGAAGCGGGCGCGGGTCGAGAAGATCGCCGGTCAGATGGAGGAGAAGGGGCTCAACCCGGGCTCCAGCCTCCAGGAGAAGATCGCCGAGCTCATGCAGCGCGACAACCTCGACGCCGTCGAGGAGGCCGTGGGCATGGCCGCCCCGCAGACGAAGGTCGCCTTCGTCCACGAGACCGACCTGGAGGTCGAGTCCTCGGGCGACACCGAGGGCGACCAGGCCGCCACCCGCTTCCTCGCCGCCCTCAACGAGGTCTGACCCACCAGCTGTAGCTCTTCACACAACCCTTCAAGGAGAAGAACCAGATGCCGTCCCCCAACTTCGAGCTGATCACCGAGCTCCAGGTCACCATCCGCCGCGACTTCCCCCTGGCCGCCGAGGCCATCCTCAACCCGCTCGACTCCCGGCCTCTGGTCGAGGGCGAGTGGCTGGAGCTCAACACCGACTACATGCTGGCCCGCGGCGGCGACAACAACGCCGGCACGGCCGACGAGGGCGTCAACGCCGCCGTCTTCCCGGTCCACACCGAGCGCGGCCGGTACGACACCCAGAGCATCAAGAAGGCCAACGTCATCTTCCTCGGCATGTACGAGGCGGAGACGCTGGTCCACCCGGCGGACCTCTCCGGCTACCAGGTCGGCGACCCGCTGACCGTCCAGGACGTGACCCACGGCGGCATCGTGCGGCGCGGCCTGGCCAAGGCGGCCGGCACCGACGAGCGCGTGGTGGTCGGCTTCATCTCCAAGATCACCGGGACGGGCGCGGCGGCCAAGGTCCGCTTCGTCCACTTCGGCAACCAGAAGATCAGCGCGGTGTAGTCCAGGACCGCCACTGACCCCACACGGAACCTGAACAGGAGAACCAAATGAGCGTGCCAGCCAAGGTCCTGAACGACCTCTTCTTCGACAAGGTCGCCCACCAGGAGGGCAAGGACAAGATCGCCGAGTTCGGCGGGACGTACATCCGCGACCGGCTCCGCGAGGTGTCGTTCGCCCGCAAGGTCATCCCGCCGCAGCCGGTCCAGCGGACGGAGTGCCAGCGGTCGGTCAACCACGACACCCTCGTGAAGATCGTGGACATCGAGCCCAACTCGCGGGCCATGGCGCTGACCTTCCGCGGCCAGCCCACCGCCCGCTTCATCCGGGCGCCCCGCTACGAGATCCCGTTCTTCACCATCTCCAGCGAGAAGTTCGAGAAGACGGAGCAGGAGCTCCTCGCCTACGAGATGCCGGTGACCAAGATCATCGAGGAGAACACCGTCAAGGACATGCAGACGATCGAGGACCGCCAGTTCCTCATCTTCGCCGAGGCGTGCGTCCAGGGGTACCAGACGGACGCCAACGGCAGCGTGAAGGGCTTCCGGACCTCCGACATCGCCACGGTGGTCGGGGCCTCGGTGGTGAAGGGTGAGGGCGCGCTCACCAGCGCGGCCGACGACTTCACCGTCTACCCGGTCCTCAAGACCGACTTCATCAAGCTGAAGAAGCTGCTCCACCGGCGCCACCTGCGCGCCGAGCGGATGCTGCTCACCGAGACGGACTTCGACGACATCTCGGCCTGGACCATCCAGGACGTCGGCATGCAGATCGCCGGCGAGACCGCGACCCAGGGCTGGAAGAGCGACAACATCCTCGGCCTGAAGTACATCCGCACCATCAAGACCGAGATCCTCCGCGAGGGCAACATCTACTGCTTCACCGCGCCGGAGTTCCTGGGCCGCTTCTACGTCCTCAACCAGACCAAGTTCTACATCGACAAGATCGCGAACCTGATCACCTGGCAGTCCTGGGAGGACATCGCGATGGGCTTCGGCAACATCGCGTCCATCGTCAAGATGGAGCTCTACGCGGGCTCCGTCACCCCCGGCGACACGGACACCGGCTACGAGGCGGCGGTCCCGCTCGACGAGAACGACCCGAACCTGTTCCCCGTGAACAACCGGGTCGACGCCGGCCTGAAGTACCCGAACGTCAGCCAGTTCTAGAACTGGCCCGCAGCCAGTGAGACCCGACGGGGAGGGAGCTCTGCCTCCCTCCCCGTTGTTCGTTCGGAGACCTCGTGCGGCCTGAGACCCTCTACAGCTTCTTCGACGAGTTGGAGAAGGTCGCCTTCGGCGAGGAGGAGGCCATGCGCGTGGCCGGCCTCGCCAAGAAGCTCCAGGTCAACGTGCCGACCCGCATCTCCAAGAGGTTGGGGATCGGCCCGATGTCGGCCCACCAGTCGGTCTCGGGGATGCTCCAGCGCGGCAAGGAGCTCTTCAAGAAGTTCACCGGGCCCGTCCGGCCCGAGTTCCGGCAGCAGCTGGCAGAGACTGGCCGGGACCAGGTGGTCCGTGCAGCCGTGAAGCAGCCGGCCGCCGCTCTCGCCGGGCACACCCCCCGGATCTTCCAAGCCCCGGGAGCCGTCTCCGAGATCCGCCGCGGCGTCGACGAGGCCCACGTGCGGCAGCTTCCCAAGATGAGGGACCCGGCCAACAACCGCATCCTGCAAGGGGTGATCAAGGGTCACGAGCTGGACGAGCTCGGCAGCACGAGCGTGGTCCGCGAGCACAACCCGGCGGTCATCTTCAAGGAGCACAACCGTGTGGCGACGCTTCCGGAGAGCGCGGCCCCGGTGAAGCAGTTCATGAAGGGCATGCGCAACTTCCCCGCTCACGGGGACCGGGAGTACTTCGCCCCGTACGGGCTGAAGTACGGCGAGAGCCCTCGCCTCTCCCGGCACGCGATTCGACGCCTGACGGAGTCTCTGGAGTCCAAGAGGCTCGCCAGCATGCCGCCACGCATGCGGGCTCAGAACCTCCAGACGGCCGGCATCCCCTACCACCCGCCCTTCGTCGGGCAAGCCCAGGTCGTGAGGTAGCCGATGCACTACGAAGTCCGCCTGGGCTACAAGACCGGCCGCCCCCTCTCGAAGACCCAGAGGACCAGCGGCACGTTCGCCGAAGAGCCGGTCGTGCTGGGGAAGGTCCTGCGGAGGGGAGAGAAGCCGCGGCTCCTCACCGAGGCGCAGTTCTCCCGTTTCAAGCCGCAGCTGCTCCGACTGCTCCTGTCGGGGTCTGTCGAGATCTACGTGGTCGACGCGGACCAGCAGCCTGTCCGCCTCGACTACCGGTCGGCCAGGATGCAGAAGCCGTCCGTCGAGGGTGTTTCCGGGGACGCAGCGCAGCAACCTTCTGGCCCTGCAAGCCAGGAGGCCGAGGATGAGGAGCTGGAGGCCGACGAGCCTCCCTCCTCGACGGACGGTGGGGAGGCGGGGCAAGATGAGGAGCCCGATCCCACGCCCGAGGACTCGGAGCCGGAGGCCTGATGCGCGTCTTCAACCTCACCAAGAACCCCATCGACTTCCACGGCAGAACCATTCCGCCGGACGGGGGAAGCCTCGACTACCCGGAGATCTCCAACTTCCTGCCTCTTCGGGACCGGAAGCTGGAGGAGCAGAAGGTGCTCTCCTTCGGCGCGCTGCCGCTCTGGTGGCGCATGGAGCGGGAAGCGGCCCACTGGGAGACGCTGCCGAGGCCCGTCCCGCGGGTGGAAGAGGTGAAGGAGGACATCCCGTCCCTGGTCGCCGAGATGACGGAGCAGCAGTCCGATGACTGGGAGCCGGCCGAAGAGCGTCGTTCTCCCACCAAGAAGCGGTTCAGGGGGTAGCCCATGGCGGTGCAGGACCAAGGCATGATCCCCAGCCCCGGCTTCACCTCGTCGGAGGCGGCTGACCTGCCTCGGGCGGAGCAGGAGCTGAACCGCTTCGTGAACATGGTCCGCATGTTCATGCGCGACCACTCGGAGCTGAACCGCCTCATCGCCGGCGAGGAGAGCTCGAACCGGCAGATCATGTGGGCCGTCTTCGACGCCCTCGACGAGTTCAACACCGACCCGCCCTTCACCCGCTTCGGGCTCGCCGACTTCCCCTCGCGGCACCTCCTCATCCGGGGCACGGTCATCTCGCTGCTCACCTCGATCGGCCTGCTCCAGACCCGCAACCACCTCCAGTTCTCGGATGGCGGCATCCAAGTCGGCATCAACGACAAGACGCCATACCTCCAGGCCTGGATCAACCTGCTGCGGAGCGAGTACGACGCCAAGAAGCTGCGGCTGAAGACCGCGTACAACATCGAGAACGGCTGGGGCGGAGGCATCAACTCGGAGTACCGCTTCGTGAACAACTTCTACGGGGAGTGGTGAGATGACACTCAACTGCAAGAACTTCCAGACCGGCACGCTGCTCTGCAAGTTCGTGAACGACAACGCCATCGCGCAGAACAACATCCTCAAGATCGACGCCGACGCGGCCAGCGGAGGCTGGATCCTCTTCTGGTGGACCTAGTCCATGAGCGACCTCCTGCCAGGCGGCAAGGCTGACAAGATCCCGCCCTCCGCGTTCCCTGCAAAGAAGGTCGAGCGGGGAGCGAGGGTGGAGCGGGAGCACACGTCCAACAAGACGCTCGCCAAGGAGATCGCGAGGGACCACCTCAGCGAGGACCCGGCCTACTACGAGAAGCTCCGCAAGATGGAGAAGTCGGCCATGGTGCGAGGCCTTCTCGACGAGACTCGGGAGATCGAGAAGACCGCCATCCTCGGCTCCCTGGCCTTGGGGGCCGGGTTGCACATGGGGTCGAACGCGCTCTACAAGGGGTTCGTCCGGAACACCGACCGTGGTCGTGGCTTCGAGGCTGGGCAGGTCGCCACGGGCTACAGGCACGGCCTGGAGGGGAAGAAGATCAACCCCATCGCCCGCAACGTCGCCACCTACGGCGTCGGCCCGGAGTCTCTCGTCAACTACGACCTCGGAACGGAGCTCGGCAAGCAGCTCGCCCCCATGGGCAAGGGGAAGAGGTACCGCCAGCTCAAGAAGCTGCGGAAGAACGTGGCCATGTCCGAGCACGTGCGGCATGCGCCGATGGGGGAGTCGGTGGTGCCTGCCGTGAACCGGATCCTGGGCAACAAGCAGGGGTTCATGGACAAGATCCCCACCGTCGCCGCCGGCGCCGCACCGACCCTGGGCCAGAGGGCTGTCAGCGCCGGCATCGGGGCCGCGGCCATCGCCGCCGAGCCCCACACCGCCGTCCACATGGGGGTGAACGGGATCCGCAACTTCGTGGGGCGGAGCAAGCAGGGCCAGACCTTCATGAAGGAGCAGTTCAAGCAGGGTCTCCAGCACGGGAACCTGAGTCGGCCGGCGCAGCACGCCGCCGACCTCGTAATCTCCCCGGCCGCCTTCGACACCCGCAGGCTCGGGGCCGCGATGAGGGCTGAGGCGCAGGCCGACCCGACACGGGCCGGACGGATCGGGATGTCGCTGGGAGGCCAGGCCTCGCTCATGCCCGGGGTGCGGGAGGCCGTGATCAAGGCCAAGCGAGGACTGGAGGCGCGGACCGGACAACCACTTCCGCCCATGACTCCGGGCATCGGCAAGCGTCTCGCTTCGCTGTGGGGCGGGCTCAAGGGCCGTCTGTCGGCCTGAGGTGAACATGACCGCAGACGTGCTCAAGAGCTTCTTCGACGAACTGGAGAAGATCTCGACTGGCCTGGCGCCGGCCGGGGCTCCGACCGTCAACTCCAAGGGTGCTGGGATGGGGGTGCCCAAGACGCCACGTATCACGCCTGCCCCCAAGCCGATGTCCACCATGACCGCTGGCCCTGGGGCCATGCCGAAGACGGGGTTCTAGATGGCCACTCTTCCGACCACGAGCTTCTTCGATGAGCTGGAGAAGATCTCCGGCGAGATCACCAAGACGGCGGATGCCGCTCCGGACCCGAAGTGGAACCCGATCCGGACTGGCCGGCGAGGGGCTCTCGCGCTCGGTCTCGGCACGGCCGCCTACAAGGGGATCAAGCACGTCAGCCGTGACCATCTGGAACAGGCGAAGGACATGCGGGCGGAGCCCGACGAGAAGAAGCGCAAGGCGATGGCGAAGAAGCGCCGGACGGGCGCGGCCATCGACACCGTGCTGGGCGGGGCGACCTCTGCCGGGATCGGCTACGGCCTGGGCCACCTGAACGAGAAGGCGCGGGCCCGTGCGGCCCAGGGGCGGACCTGGCTCGGCGACTACATCGCCGACTCCGCGAAGGGCATCCCCAAGAACTTCTACGACAGCGCCAAGTCCGGCGTGAAGCGCCTCATCGCCAAGCTCAGGAAGAGGTAGACGTTCCCACCCGCGGACCACTGCCGTAGGCTCTAGGACATGGACTCGCTTGGTCTTTTTGAGATCCTGCGCTCCGAGAGGGCGCCCACGCTCACCGGGAAGGTGAAGGCGGCGAACTTCGCCAGCTCTCACCCCCACCTCCTGGCGGCCGCCCTGGGGGCTGGCATCGCCGTGGGGCTGGCTCACAGCTCGAAGAAGCACCGCCGCAGGCAGAGCCTCATCGACGTCGGCTACAGAGGAGCCCTCGTCGCGGGTGGTACGTCCCTGGCCGGCGAAGCTCTCCGCAAGCACGCGGGAATGGATGTGGGGCAGCTCAAGACCCTCGCCGGCGAGTTCAAGCCGGAGATCATCGGCGGCCTGGCGGGCGCCGCGGCAGCTGGGCTCGGGGGCTACCTGGCGGGCCGCCGGGGCAAGAAGGGCACCTCCTACATGGAGCGGCGGGCCGACGATCTCGACGACGAGCTGAAGACCGAGAGGCGGGTCCTGTCCTCCAAGGGGAAGGACCCTGGGTTCTCCTACAAGGTCCGCAACGTCTACGCCAAGGCGTACAAGGGTCTCGCCAAGGCCGTGGGGGACCACCCTGGTGCGGGGTCGGTCCTCTTCGCAGGAACAGGGGCCCCGCTCGGCGCCGAGCTCGGCCGGATGGTCCACACCTTCACGCACTGAGGTCTGCATGACGCACGACATGAAGCTGGCCCTGGCTCTTCGGACCGACGACGCTGCCTCCAAGAGGAAGCTCGCCTCCTTCTTCCGCGACGCGGAGAGGGCTGCCGGGGCCGCCTCCAAGGCCACGTGGGCGGCCGGGCAGGGCAAGAAGCTCTGGGAGTACGCCAAGAGCTCCGGCCCCGGGACGCGCACCGTCGGCGGAGCGGTCGTCGGCGGGGTCCTCGGCAACAAGCTCTCCAAGGACGAGGAGACCGTCGACTGGGACGGCAACATCAAGAAGAAGTCCAAGCTGCCAGGCACCATCGCCGGCGCCGCGGCCGGGGCAGCCCTGGGCGCCGGCAGCCACCCCAAGGTGCGCAAGGCAGTGGTGGAGAAGGTCCAGTCGATGCGGAAGACGAGCGGCGTGGCCCTCCTCCGGGCGGAGATGGACAAGCAGGCAGCCCTCGGGGCCTTCCTCGGGTCCATGGCGGCCAAGGCTGCGCCCTTCATCAACAAGGTGGGCCCGACCGTGGGCCGGGCGCTCACGGCGGTGAAGGGCTCCAGCACCGGCCGCAGGGCCCTCATCGGCGCTGGGGCCGGCGCAGCCCTCAACGTCGGGCGCAACTTCATGAAGCCGAAGCAGGAGCGGGGGTCGATGCTGGGCGCCGCGACTCGCGGCGCGGCGGTGGGCGGCTTGGCCGGCCTGGCCTCGAAGGAGCTCGCCGGGCACGCGCTCAGCACTCAGCCGGTCCAGGACGCGATGCACGGCCGCTACGGCGCGCCGAAGGCATAGGGAGAGAGCGTGGCCAAGTTCTTCCCAACAAGCGGTGGAGGTGGCGGGGCGGGGATCGGTAGCCTCGATCTCCAGAACTTCGTCGATCTCCAGGGTCAGACCATCATCTACTACGTCCGCTCGACGGGGAGCGACGCCAGTGGGGACGGCTCGCTCGCCTTCCCCTTCCAGACATGGAAGGGCGCCATCACCAAGATCCCGAAGGACTTCATCAACGGGACCTTCTACATCGACCTCACCGACACGGACATCGTCCAGCAGGTCGTCATCCCGCAGTACCGCTCCAACAAGACCCCCTACACCCTCGTCCCCGACGCACTGCGGGCGCTCTACCCAGGGCTCTTCTACGAAGGGGCGGTCAACTTCGTGGCCCAGCCCACGACGGTAGTGGACCTCACCGCGGACTGGGGGGCGGCGCTTCCCACCGCCGCCCCGACTGCCTTCGGTCACGGAACCTTCACCTTCACAGGCAAGACCTGGACGACTGACGAGCACCGCGGCAGGTTCTTCGTCGTCCAGGCCAACTACGTCCCGACCGGCGAACTGTTCACCTTCGTCGCCCTCATCCGCAACAACTCGGCGGAGGACCTCGATCTGGCGGAGCAGGTCTCGTCCTCGCTGCCTGATCCCGCAGCGCCCGAGTTCTGGGACAACGTCGTCGCCAAGATCGTGGACACCTCTGCCGTTCTGCGCCGAGACCCGCTGGCGGTCGCCTTCGTCTACGACCAGCCAGGCCCGCTGGTCGTCGCGGACCAGCTCACCCCAATCGGCATCGCCGGCATCCGCGTCACGTCTCAGGTCGACGACAACAGCACGAGCCTCGCCGTCAAGGTGTTCCAGCTCAACGACTCCAACGACAACTACATCGGGATGATCCGCATCTCGTCCGATGGTCGAATCGAGGCCTGGGGCGGGAACGCCTTCATCCGCTACCTCTCCCTGGTCCCTTCGACTGCTGGAGAGGTGGCCGGGGGCGGATGGCTGCGTCTCGCAGGCGGCTCGGTTCGGCTGGAGGGAGTCGTCGCTGACAATGAGGGCCTCTACCTCGGCAGCGAGGTGAATGGGGTGGGTGGCTACCTGGAGATGCGCCTCTTCGATCTCGCCCTGCCCCCTGACTTCTCTGGGGGCCCGTGGCACACCGGAGCCAAGATCGGGGAAGGGACCTTCGAGAGTGGGGGGTACACCTTGAAGGTGGAGGCTGCCCTCGTCTACCTCGACTCCGTCGATCTCGGGGGCAGTGTTCTGGAGGTCGACCGCGGAGGCTCGGTGTTCGCCACCTACTGCGTCTCTTCCGTGGTCGGACAGCCAGCCGTCAGGATCAAGAATGGGGTCGCCGACGTCATCAACTGCGCCATGGTCAGCGACGTCTCCGACTACTCCATCGGGCCGAGTGGGGCCACGTCAGGGGACTGGGACATCCCAGGCAGTGACAACATCTACCAGGACGGTGGTGCGGTCCTGAGGGTGCACGTCCAGTGACCAAGTACCTCTTCTCCGTCTCCGAGTTCCAGAACTCGGCCTACTCGCTGGACCGCCTGAGGCTGGAGATCTACCAGGCCGGTCTCAGGCCGGTTCGGGTCGTCGTGGAGCCGATGTCCCATCGAGCGGTGACCGTCATGTTCCCCGCCCCGCTCTCTGGGGGAGACGAAGGTGTTCTGCGCCAGGTGGTGGCGGCACACATCGACGACTCCAGGCACCTGCCGACCCTCCGGGCCCTCAAGATGGCGCAGGTCGACACGCGGACGCGGGCGCTCATCCAGCAAGGCTTCGTCTACGGAGGGAAGACCTTCAGCCTCTCCGAGAATGCCCAGCGCAACATCATGGGCATGGACCAGGTGCGCGACGATCCAGCCTTCACGTACCCGGTGCGGTACAACACCATCGACGACCAGGACGTGATCGAGCTGTCGGATGCGGCTTCGGTCCACAGCTTCTTCCTCGCGGCTCTCGGGACCTACCGGGCGCACCTCGACGGTGGGGTGACGCTCAAGGACTCGATCCGTACGGCCCCCACCATCGACGCGGTCAAGGCCATCACCGACCCCAGGTAACCGGAGCGCTAGATGAGGTACATCGTCAACTTCGGACAGGGGTATGTCGGACTCACGCCGACGTTCTCGGCGTTCGTGGACCTCGACACGCTGACACCGGTCGACCCGGGCAGCTACCCCACCATCACCGAGATCCCCGGCACGGGGAGCTACTTCTTCGAGTACACCTACGGCGGAGAGGGCGACACGTCGGGGCACGAGTACTTCTTCCAGATCGACGGTGGGCTGGTGGTGCCGGCTGATCGCCGCTACCAGTCCGGGGTGGTGGGGCCGACCGACTCCATGCTCGACGCTCCCATCTCGGAGGTGGCGGCGACAGCCACGAACATCGAGGGTGTCGTGACGGCCATGGACCCGGTGCTGAGCGGCATCGCAGCGCTCCAGGGCCAGCCGACCGACCTGTCGTCGGTCGACACCGAGTTCGGACGGCTGAACGCCATCATCGAGGCGCAGGAAGCTGGGGGCACGACCAACATCGGCACTCCAGCCGACGTCTCTGGCACGGACTCCCTCTTCGGGAAGATCTACGAGGCGCGGGACGCCATCAAGGCCAAGACGGACCTCATCCCGGCTGACTTCACCGCCCGCCTGAACGAGCTGAAGTCGAACATGACCAGGATGCTCGGCCTCGTGAAGGAGAACAGCGTCCTCGACCAGACGATCTTCGACGTGAAGAACAACCTCACGTCCGGCCGGCTGCGGATCTTCGGATCGAAGTCCGACGCGCAGAACGGCATCAACCCGGTGGCGGCCTACACCATCACGGCCACCTACACGCCCGGGACCAACAACCTCCAGTCGTACCAGATGGTGCGGGACTCCTAGTGCTCGTCGTCTCGAAGCTCTGGACACGCAGCTTCACGCTCTCCCACCAGGAAGTCTTCTGGGAGATCGCTGCCGTTGCGGGCCCAAGCCGAGACCAGGATCTCTCGAACCACGAGATCTTCAACTACGAGTTCACGGTGCTGCGGAGCGAGGCTGCGCTGGGGCCTTACGAGGTCATCAGCCCGGCCCTCCGCGACACCTACCACTTCCGCGACTCGGCGGTGCCGCAGGTCAACAAGTGGCACCAGTTCTTCTACAAGCTCCGCGTCATCGACAAGCGCACGGGGGACACGAAGGAGTTCGGCCCCACTGCCACCAAGAACCCAGAGCCGGACCTCATCGCTCTGGAGATCCAGAGGCAAGAAGACGTCCTCTTCCGAGAGTTCGTCGGCCGCAAGAGCTGGCTCTTCCCGGCCAGGTCATTCGGCCCCCGGTGCTCTTGCTTCGATGTGACGCTCGGGAGGCAGACTCGTTCTGGCCACCTGCCTTGCTTCGGCACAGGCTGGCTGGGCGGCTTCCTCTCGCCGGTCGAGGTCTACGTCCAGTTCGACCCGAACCCCAAGAGCGCTGTGGGGTCCCCGGAGGGAGAGATCCTCCCCTCCATGACGACCGCGCGCATGAGTTCCTTCCCACCCGTGACTCAGCGAGACATACTGGTCGAGTCCGAGAACCGCAGATGGCGGGTGGTGAATGTGCAAGAAACACAGCGACTTCGTGCCGCTGTCCACCAAGAGCTGACCCTGGCCGAGATTCCGAGAAGCGAGGTCGAATTCGCCATCGAGGTCAAGGTGGATCCCAGGGAGCTCACCCCCGCCGCGGAGAGGAACTTCACGAACTCGCAGAACGTCGGGGCCGATGGTGACAACAGGGACATCCTCTCGTTCTGGAATGGGAAGCCTCGTGGCGCTCTCCGCTGAGACCCAGGCAGCCCTCTTCGACGAGCTGGAGAAGATCGCCGAGGAGCCGCAGCTCCCGAAGAAGCCCAAGCCCCTGTGGAAGAGGGTCTTGAAGGCCGGCGCCCTTTCGGCGGCGGGGAGCGCTGCCGGCTACTCCGCCGCCCTCCTGGTCGACGAGGGCCTGCGGCGCGCCTTCAAGAAGAGCTACCCGAAGTGGACTCCGCAGACCAAGTACCGAGTCCTCAACACCGCCACCGGGGCACTCGGTCTCGCCTCTCTCGCGGCACAACAGTACGGCGCCCAGAAGTACAAGAGGATGGTCGAAGGCAAGGATGAGTGAGCCGAAGACCACCACGGGCGAGGTGCAGCCGCAGGCTGTGGGAGAGGATCCGCTCTTCCACTTCACGAAGGTCTTCGTCCGCTTTCTCCAAGTGGTCTTCCACTCCTTCGAGAAGGGGTCCTACCGCTGGGAGCCGGACCTGGAGCAGACGGACATCACCATCTCCGACCAGTTCACGGTGAACAACCCGGCCGCCGAGAAGCGTCCGAGCATCGTGTGCATGCGCGGGCAGGCGGACTGGCTCAACGTCTCGATGGACCAGTTCAAGAGCTTCGATTTCGCCACGGGGGCCAGGTCCCACACCGATCTGGTCGCCTCGGCGATGCTCTACTCCTGCCTGTCGCGGGAAGGGTTGGAGGCTCAGAGGCTGGCCTGGATCGCCGGCTACGCCACGCGCACCCTGAAGCGGCATCTCATGCGTCTCGGGATGCACAGGGTGGGAGAGAACGTCGGATACAGCGCTGAGATGCCTGCCGAGCGGATCATCCCTGACGCGAAGGGCTACCGCGCGGTGCAGGTGATGGTGCCCTTCTTCTTCCAGGACACCTACAGCATCGCTCCGATCGACAATCTCCTTCTCAAAGGGCTCGACCTGAGACTAACTTCTGAGGCTGTGAGCCAGTCGGAGTCGCAGGCCTCTTCACTGCGTCCTCCGTCCTACGGCGGACGAGTTCTGAAGACGACCAAGGTGTTCTCTCTCACGCAACGGGTGCTGCCTCTTGGGGCCATCACCCAGAAGCCCCGGAAGTGAAAGGAGTAGATGATGGCTTCCACCACCGAGATCGCCCGGCCCGGCGTCGAAGTGCTCCAGAAGGTTCGCCAGCGCTCGCCGACGATCCGCCGTCCGACGCTCTCGCCAGTCGTGGTCGGACCGGCGTTCGAGGTCATCAACGCGCTGACCTCGGACAGCCAGCTGAACGCGAAGGCGAAGTACGGCGCCTACGCCCAGCTGGCCAAGGTCATCACCCACAGCTCCTTCCCTGACCCCAGGGGCAACATCGACGAGCTGGACATCCAGCTCGACTCGATCCGGCCCTTCCTGCTGACCGGCGGGAAGCTGACCGAGCTCCCCATGGATCCCGGCGAGGGCTTCCTCGTCGCCAGCCACGTGGCCACCAAGGCCCAGTTCGTGGCCACCGGGACCAGCTTCGCCGTCCAGGGCAAGAGCCTCGTCCTCGCCGTCGACCAGCCCACCCGGCTGGACACGACGGACGACGTGACGGTGACCTTCGCCGGCGCAGCGCCCCTCACGGCGCAGCAGGTGGTGGACACCATCAACACGGCCTTCGGCTTCGACATCGCCGAGGTGACGGTCGACGGCAACAACGACCCGACCGGCTTCACCATCACCTCCCCCACCTTCGGCGCCAGGTCGAGCCTCACGATCCGCGCCGGCGGCACGGCCAACGAGACCCTGGGTCTCGGCTGGAACACGACCGGCGAGGAGCAGCGGATCGAGGGCGCCGGGTACCGGGCCTACGCGGCCTCCCAGGTCTCGACCAAGTCGTCCTGGGTCGAGTTCCACCGCGGCGACTACCTCGCCAACGGCGTCTCGGCCGCCGACGGGGCCTGGGCAGCGGCGGCCAGGCACCTGCCGGTCCTCGGCGGCACGGCGCTCACCGTGCGCAGGACCGCGCTCACCTTCGGCGCCGGGAACCTGATCCCCATCGCCAAGGGCGACCAGCTCATCGCCGACGGCGTCCGCATCGGCTCCGACGTCGCCCACGTCGAGAGCGGCAAGTTCAAGATGGGGACGGTGAACGCCACGCTCTCGGTCGCCGACGAGCAGGGCCGCTACACCTCCAAGGTCTACGACGACGTGGCCCTGGGCCGCGACATCGACTCGACCCCCTTCACCCCGGCCTACGTGTGGTTCAAGGCCACCGGGCTCTCGCCGACCACGGCTGCCGTGGCGGCGTCCCTGACCATGACCAACACCGCCTCGGCTGCCACGGCCGCGTCGGTCGAGGGCACCTCGGCGCCGGACATCTCGGGTGGCGTGGTCCTCTCCGGGCTCCAGATCGAGTACCTCCTCACCATCGACGGCGTGGAGAGCACCGGCGTCTTCACCTTCACCTCGACCGCCTCCCGGACCACCATGGGCGCGGTGGCGTCGGACGTCGTGATCGACGGCCTGGTGGTGGACTCCAACGCCGGCGCACTCCGCTTCACCACGGTGGGGAAGGGCTCTGGCCAGTCGGTGACCATCAAGTCCACCGGCTCGGCCAACTCGGTCCTCGGGCTCGACACCGGCGCCGACACCAGCGCCACGGGCGTGGATGCGGCGGTCGCGAACCTCACCGGGACGGGCCTCTCCTTCACGCTGGACGGTGGGGCGCACGTCTACGAGGTGTCCTTCCTCTCGACCTCGCTCCCCGAGGCCATCGCCGCCATCAACGCGGCGGTCGGCGCCACCGTGGCGGCCGCGGACGGGAACGGCACCAAGATCGTCCTGACCTCGACCCTCGCTGGCCTGGCCTCCGAGGTCACCGTCACGAGCGCCAACACCCAGCTCGGCTTCGCCGCCGCGGCCACCGATGCCGGCTCCGGCCGGCCCAACCCGGACGCCTACCTGGACGTCTCGGGCAACCTGGTGGTGGGTCCGGACCTCGTGCGTGACCCGGTCACCGGGTTCCCGCTCGACCCCAGCACCAGCCCGGCCTCGCTCTACATCCAGTTCAAGGCCCTCCGGAAGGACGTCTCGCCGGCGGCCGTGGACCCTGGCATCGTCCGCCTCTCCGACGTCGACACCCTCACTTCGGTGCTCGACCCGGTCGACATGACCAACCCCCTGGCCCTGGGCGGGTACTTCGCCCTCCTCAACGCCCCGACCTTCGAGGTGAAGCTCCTCGGCGTGGACGAGGTCTCGGGGGCCGCCCCCGAGGGCACCGAGCTCGCCTACGCCCGGGCGGCGGCGATGCTGGAGGCCGAGGAGGTCTACGCGATCGCCCCGCTCACGCAGAACGAGGTGGTCCACGGGCTCTTCAACACCCACGTGACCCTGATGAGCGAGCCCGAGCAGACGGGCGAGCGCATCCTGCTCTTCAACAAGAAGCAGCCCACCCGGAAGAGCCCCAAGTCGGTGGCCAGCGGGACGGACGCCTCGGGGACGGCGCTCCCCGACCAGCTCCTCCTCGACACCACCCCGCAGCAGGGCCTCATCGAGGCGGGGGTCAACCCGGCAGTCGCCATCCCGGTCTCGGCGGGCGTCTACGTCGAGTTCTCCTGGGAGGGCGCCTTCTACCGCTACAACGTGTCGAGCGTCTCGGGCGGCCTCGCCAACCTGAACCGCTCCTTCGCGGCCGGGGAGAACGACGACCTCTTCTACACGACGGGCGCGCTCCCGAGCGGCCTGCTCAACCTCTCCTGGGCCATGAAGGTGCGCGGCGCGTCCCTCATGATCCCGGGGTCCAACCCGGCCAAGCCCGACTACTCCCTCGTCGCCTCCACGGTGGCCGAGGGGAACACGGGCTACGGCAACCGCCGGGCCTACTCGTTCTTCCCCGAGGCGCTCAAGACGACGCTGAGCGGCATCGAGAAGAGCGTGCCGGGCTACTACGCCTGCGCGGCCTACGCCGGGCTCATCGCCTCGGTCCCGCCGCAGCAGGGCCTCACCAACTACCCGGTGGCGGGCTTCACCGGGGTGACCGGGGTCTCGAACTTCACCCGGCGCCAGCTCAACGTGATGGCCGGTGGCGGCACCTTCATCCTCATGCAGGAGGTGCAGAACGGGCCGGTCTTCTGCCGGCACCAGCTCTCCACCGACACCTCCAGCGTCGAGACGCGCGAGCTCTCGATCACGAAGGTGGTGGACTTCACCTCGAAGTTCCTCCGCGCCGGCGTGCGCCGGTACATCGGCCGGCAGAACATCAACAAGGTCTTCCTGGACTCCGTGGCGACCACGCTCACGGGCATGCTCCAGTTCCTCGTCGAGAACGGCATCCTCAACGGCTTCTTCATCAACAACATCATCCAGGATGAGGCCAGCCCGGACACCGTCTACGTCGACGTGACCCTCGACGTGCCGTTCCCCTGCAACTACATCAAGCTGACCCTGGTGGTCTGAGGAGCAACCCATGGCGCTCTCGCAGCGTGAGTCGATCCTGATCGCGAACCTCGCCCGGCGCGGCGACTCCTTCGCGCGCAACATCCTCTTCCAGTCGACCCAGCGCGACCAGATGCTCATGGAGAGCCTGGCCAAGCGGGGCGACGCCATGGCGCTGCGCCACGTCAAGGGCACCAACGCGCCGATCCCGGCGCGGGCCCTGGTGAACCGGCTCGCTCGGGCCGGCGAGGCCATCTGCGCCGGCCTCAACTCCATCACCACCGACAAGCTGGCGCAGGTCATCACCTTCGCCCAGCCGGCCCAGATCGACATCGTCGGCCCGGACACCGAGGCGACCGTCGCCCTGGTGGCCACCAGCGACTCCGGTCTCCCGGTCACCTTCGTCCTGGTGAGCGGCACGGCCACGCTCGACGGCGCCAACCTCACGGTCGACACCGCCGGGGACGTGGTGATCGAGGCGCAGCAGCTCGGCGACCCGAACCACGCTGCGGCCACCCCGGTCCAGCGGACCATCACCGTCACCGTCACCCCGTAAGTGCCGGGGTAGGAGCAGCCAATGGCCACGATCACCAACTGGAACCCCTACGAGCAGAAGGTCGACAACTCGTCGGCCCTGGGCGAGGGGCGCTTCGCCTCCGGAGCGATGACCATGATCGCTGCCGGCCCGCCGAGGCTCTCGGCGGTCGGTGGCGTCTCTGCGGCCGCCGAATCGGTGGGGAACAAGAACTGGGCGCTGCCCATCGGCATCGTCCAGAGCTTCAACCTTGCCCACAACAAGCAGTTCGCCCGCTTCTGGGAGCTCGGCTCCGAGCGGTCGTACTTCATCTCGGGGCGCACCGTGGCGCAGGCCGGCTTCGGGCGGGTGCTCTACCACGGCCCGTCGATCCTCCGGATGCTCTACAGCTTCTACGACGACCAGATCCCGTCGACGATCATCCCGACCTTCGGGGTGGACCCGAACATCGCCGGCGCGGTCGCCAACCAGCACGACGTGAAGATCCCGCCGGGCTTCGAGAACATCTACCTCAACCTGGCCTCCGACCTCTTCAGCCAGCCCTGCGGACTCCTCGTCTACATGAAGGACTCCAACGAGGCGACGCTGGCGGCCTTCTACCTGGAGGAGACGTACATCCCCTCCCACTCCATCGCCACCGACGCCCAGGGCGTCGTGGTGCAGGAGCAGGTGGCCCTCCAGCCCGAGCGCGTGGTCCCCATCAACGTGCCGGCCCTCGCGCTCATCACCGCCGAGGCAGCGGTCGCGTAAGGCCCCTCCGCGAGGCACGGAGGGTACATGGAGGCCGGCCGCTTCGGGGTGAGGCGGCCGGCCTTCTCTTGTCTCAGCTCTTGAGGACGCGGACGTTCGTGGCCTGGAGGCCCTTGGGCCCCTGCTCGACCTCGAACTCGACGCGCTGCTTCTCGGCGAGAGTGCGGAACCCCTCCATCTTGATGGAGGAGTGGTGCACGAAGATGTCCTTCGGCCCGTCGTCCGGCTTGATGAAGCCGTAGCCCTTCTTCTCGTCGAACCACTTCACCGTGCCGCGCATCGTTCCCCGCTCCTGGATGGACTGGGTGATTCTCTGCTGCGGTGTGTCTGAGAGGGAAGAGAAAGGGGGCCCGGAGTGGCCCGGGCCCCCTCAGTTCCGGTCAGGTAGCGTTCAGGCTAGGCCTGGTGCTTCATGACCTCCTGGACCGCCTGCGGGGTGAAGGGCAGGGGCGGCACGGCGGCGGTCGGGGCCGGGGCGGGCGTGGCGACGGGCGCGGGCGGCGGCGCCGGGCGCTCGACCGCGGGGACGGCGACGGCCTGGGCCGGCTTGTCCTCGGCCGCGGCGATCTGGATGGCCGGCTGGGCCCCGGTGATGGTGACGGCCGGGGCGTAGGCCGCCTGGCGCCAGGCCTTCAGCGAGGAGATGGTCTCCATGATCTCCTCGTCCAGGACGGAGAGGAGCTTCTCGTTGTGGCCGGCGGGCTGGCTGTTCACCGTGAGCCGGGCCTGGGTGAGGTGCCCGAGGTGGTCGTAGAGGCTGCGCGGGCCCGAGTCGTAGCTCTTGAAGCCGAAGCTGCCGGCCTCGTCGTACTGCTTGGTGGGGAGCGTCTCCACCTTCTCCGAGAGCTCGGTGGCGGTCAGCTTGCTGACCGCCTTGGTCAGCTTGGCCGCCTTGGGAGCCTTGGCGGTCGGGGCGATGGGGGTGCCTTCCTTCTTCTTCCGGGGGTAGACGCCACGAGGCATGTGGTCTTCCTTTCGACTTCTTGTTTGGGGTGACTGCTCTTCGCTTCTTCTCTTAGCACTCTTCGAGAAGAAGGCAAGCGAAGAAGTCAGTCTCTTGGGAGCTCGAAGAACTCTTCGAGGATGGCTGCCACGACCTTGCTCAAGGAGACCCGCTTCCCAGCCTTCTTCGACATCTCTTCTCGGTACGTCTCCAGCTTGTCTCGAAGAGCGGTCGACGGGCGGAACTCCACCCTGGGGTCATTTGCAGCCATTCTTCGCCCTCGGTGGAGAGGTGCGCTAAGATGCTCCGCGCCCCGTGGCTTGCCTATCTGGGGGTACTGGAAAGCTGGCTTCCGTTGACATAGGACCATACCACGGACGGGTGGCCTTGACGCCAGATGGGAAGCCTGTTTTCCTCCAAACGGGGTACACGGAACGGCAGCATCGTCGAGTGGTACCGGTGAGTGGGGAGGTCGAATGGAAGAGGAGCTGCTGCTGGACCGTCTCGCGAGTGGGGACCGGCCGAGCGTGTACATCGCCGGCATGACCGTGGCGAAGGCGTTGAAGGAGTCCCAGGTCGCAGTCCTCATGGTCGACGTTCTCGGCCGTGTGCATCTTCTTCCGTCTTCCTTCATCGAGGTGAAGAAGAAGCCGAGGCTCACCGACGCAGAGCTTCACGTGAGGCCGGAGGAGGAGGCCATCCAGCTGCTCCAGGCGCAGGGGGATGCGGAGTCTGACATCATGGAGTACCTGCGCCGGCGGGACGCCGCCAAGGAGAACGGCTGATGGCAACCTCCGTGTGTGACCGCAGTCCCTGCGACTACATGCAGGCTGCCATCGACGCCCTCGTCACCACTTCCTACCGCAGCGACCGCTTCTCCATTCGAGTCGCGTCGCAAGTCGATCCAAGGATTTCCTTCCTGGTTCCTCTCAAGTACTGTCCCTTCTGCGGCACGCGCATCGATCCGCAGTGGGTGCGGGGTTTCTACCGAACCCCTGAGGCAGTCAGAGGAGCCGGGTAGTGCCAAATCCAGTCCCCGTGTCCCCAGCGCCGGTGGTCATCACCGACGCCGACAACGCTCAAGTCGAGGCCTTCGTCGCCGCCTTGGTCCAGGTGCTGCGCGCCGGCACGACTGGGGTGACCGACCCGCAGCTCAACACCGACCCCACCATCTACTCGCAGGAGATCGACGCCGACGGCACGCCTCTCGAACTGGCGAGTCGAGAGCGGCAGCTCTTCTTCCGACAGCTCGGTGTGGCGCTCGTCATGGTCGGGGGCGCCGGAGGCGGAGGTCTCGACCCGTCTCTCGTCAACGTGAACCCAGGCCCGAACCTCGTCCCACGCGCTGACGGGACTGGGAAGCTGCTCCCCGGCTGGCTGCCGGCGACGTGGCAGCGGGATCTGCTCTGCACTGGCGTCACCAAGGGCCGCGGGGTCTACCTCTCCGGGATCTCCACCGTCTCACAGGGCGCCAACGACACGGATGTGCATGCAGCCATCTTCGGAGTCGCAGCGGCCACAGTCGCGAACGGCCAGGTGGCCCCCATCGCCATCTACGGACCCGTCACCGATGTGCTCTCTGGGGCGGTGCCTGGCGAGGAGTACTTCCTCGGCTCCTCCGGCGAGCCGGTCCTCTTCAACATGCTCGTGCCCGGGAATCGCATCATCCGTCTCGGCTACGCCGTCTCTTCGACAGATCTGGAAGTTCGCATCACCGACCTCGGCGTGAGGTGACACTTCATGGCTGGCTTCTTCCCACACACCGGCGGCTACCCCTCCGGCTACACCGCGCTCCCGGTCTCGACGTTCTCCACCATCCTCGACGACATCGTGGCGGATGTCGGCACGGGGCAGAATGGCTGGACGCTGCATGACGACCAGCGTTCAGGCTTCACGCCCCTCGTCTGGGCGGCCAACGTGGCGGGAGCCAACTACGCTTCCGGCAACCTCACCAACATCTCCTTCACGGCGTCGAGCCAGGCCATCTCCCAGACGACGTCTGGTCGCTTCCGCCGGAACTGGATCATCGGCGGTGGGACGACGGGCACCTTCATCTCGACGGACCAGACGAACTGGTACTACCTCTCGGCGCTCGCCTCGCAGGTAGCCGGCACGCTCGACCGCAACTACACGGGTGGCACGGCGCAGAACCACCTCGTCTACGAGAAGAGCGGGCCGTACATCGTCCTCAAGTGCACGAGCTCGCAGAAGACCTTCTACGTCCTCATCGCGCGCCCGGTCTCCTACGGCATCAGCCTTCGCCTCCAGGTCTTCGAGAGCTGGAACGCCGGCACGCACGTCGGTACGAACGGCGGGCCGATGGAGGAGCTGCGCGCCTACGAGGACGGGACCGGGCGCGCCGGCACGCATCGTCTCCAGTACCTGCTTTTCCTCCTCCCCGACGTCCTCGGACTCTGGGTGTCGGGCTACGCTGCTGATGGAGGGACCTACCTCGCCGACTTCTTCTACACGGGCAACCTCAACCCGCTGCGCGTGGGGGACAACACCTGCCTCGTGCAGGCGTGCTCGCACCAGGAGCTCTCAGGTATCTACCCCTCCACCAATGCCACCTACAGCACGGCCAACAACCGGACTGGCACCGCGCCGATGTTCAAGAACATCGGAGGTGAGATGTGGACGAACCCGGCGGCCGCCTTCTCTTTCAACGACAACTGCGGCTACATGCTCTTCCCCCGCGGCGCGTCCTACGTGTTCGGCATCGATCGCACGAACCTGGACGATGGGGCCAAGTTCCAGTTCTGCGAGATGGATGCCTACTACTGCGGGGCCGCCAACAACGGGTTCACTGCGAATGAGGGGAAGCGTGGCGAACTCCGGCACCTCAAGGTGCCGGTGATGAATCCGAGCGGTCTGCATCTCGCCTCGCTCGGTCCGGCGGACGACGGGAACACGTACCTCCTCTTCAAGGTCAGCGGCCCCCAGCAGCTGGTGACTGCGATCACGTCACTGATGGGCGATACCGTCTACAACTCCAACGCGGCCAGCGGGTTCTACTTCAACTGGCGCAACGGAACGCTCGGGGATCTCAACGTCGCTACCAGCAACTACCAGACGATGGGCACCCGCTGGTTCATGATGCCTATCAACCTCTAGCTGGGCCGATGAGCGCGTACTCCGATCGTGTCCTTGCCGCTGCTCCAGATGCCTACTGGCGTCTTCTGGAGACGTCTGGCTCGACGGCGGTTGATGAGATCGGGGCAGTCAACGCAACGTATGCCGGGGATTACCAGCAGAGCCACGTGCTTGGGGCAGTGCGGGGAGGCTCCTACTGCACTTACTTCAACGGGGGGACTGCCGGAGCCGCGGTCGGCAGCACTTCCGTGGGAGCCTACGGCGTCTCACAAGCCTTCACGATCGAGTTCTGGCTGGACCAGTGGTACATCTCCAACATCATCAAGAGGTACGACGGCACTCGCGGCTGGCAGATTCGCGGGAATGGCACGAGCAGCCCCGTCTTCTATCTCTACGCACAGGGGGCGTATGGGTTGAAGAGCTTCACGATTCCTGCATCGACCCCAGGCGCCCCTCGCCACTTCGCGTTCGTCTACGACGGTACGGTGGCCCTCAGCGGCATGCGCCTGTTCCACGACGGGGTGGAGCTTGCGCAGAGCTCCAACTCCTGGAATCTCACAGGGGCTCACGACATCGTCGCGACGACCCCTGTGACGATGTTCGGAGATGGCGGTGTTGGTTGTTTCATGGAGTGCGCCATCTACTCCCGCGCGCTCTCGCTTGAGGAGATCACCGAACACGCCAACCCTGGCTTGGCGTTTAGCGGGCGGTACGACGAGGGTGCGCAGATCTTGAGGTCCGTCTCCCGTCCTGCGAAGAACCTCATCACCACGACGGCAGGGTCGAGTGTGGCCGCCAAGGGTGGCGGCCGGCTGAATCCGAGGATCGGATGACGGACTACTACGACCTCGTCGCGGCCTCGAACCCTCTCGCCTGGTGGAGACTGGACGAGACCGGTGTCGCTTCGGGCTCGACCATCGTCGACTACGGATCTGGCGGGAACAACCTGTCGATCTTCTCCTCGGTCCTGGACAAGGATCAGTGGTCCCCGGGGAAAGGCCACTGGTGCTACAGGGCCTCGGCCTCCAACACCGCCTACAGAGCCGCGTCCAGCTCCATCCTCTCGTTTGAGTACAACCAGGCCTTCTCGTTCCACGGCTGGCTCTGGAGCCAGTCTGCTCCGACTAGCGGGGCCATCCTCTCGAAGATCGTCAACTCCTCACCGTACATCGGCTACGACCTCTTCGTGCTGAGCGGGGCCGCCAACATCCGGTGGCAGCTCAACAACAACGCGGATACGCTCGTCGGCATCTATCGAGACTTTGCCGTGCAGTCCTCCTTCTGGAGTGGGTGGCACCACTTCGCGGCGACCTACGACGGGACCGGGAACCGCTCCGGTCTGCACTTCTACATTGATGGGTTCGAGCCCTCGTACGCAGACGGCCCGACGGCTACGCTCGCGGCGACCATTGCGAGCTCCGCCACGTTTGCCCTCCTGTCTAGGAACACCTCAGCGGCCCCCCTGACCAGCCGTTGCCTCTCTGAGGTCTGCGTGTACAACCGAGAGCTGTCCTCGACCGAGGTCCTTGAGTTCGCAACGTTCTCGCCGAGCCTCCCCTCTCTCGTCGTCTCCGATACCGGCGGCCTCCGTTCCGTCTCTCGCCCAGCCAAGAATCTTCGTAGCCTGACGACCTCCTCTTCTGGCAAGAAGAGGAAGCGCCGTAAGGTCAACCCGGGGCTGAACTGATGCTTCTCCTCAAGCAAGGCGTCGATGCGCTGGTCCCGGTGGTGCTCGTCGACTCGACGGCGGGCTCCCCGTTCAACGACGTGACCTACTCGTCCGTCTCGGCCACCATCATCAAGAACGACGGGACCGAGGTGGACCTCGGCGCCCTTGGCCCCACTGACTGGGTGCAGAAGACCCAGGGGGCCTACTCGCAGCGCGGCTACTACCTGCTCAAGATCCCCGCCTCGGCCGTCGACCAAGCCGGCATTCTCCACTACGGCGTGGCAGTCACTGGGGCCGAGTTCTACCCAGGCTCCGTGAACGTGAGGGCCAACACCGAGAAGGAGATCTACGACCGCATCGGCGCACCAGTGGGGGCGGACCTCTCGCACGACATCCAGGACATCGCTGCTGGAACTGGTTCCGGGGGCTTCACTTCGACCGACCGGGACAGCCTCCTCGCGGTGAAGGCGAAGACGGACCTCATCGGTACCTCCTCAGTGGCCAGCAAGACGGACGTCGACAACGCCGCGGCCACGACCTTCACAGCCTCCGACCGGTCGAACCTCGGAGCCATCAAGGCGAAGACGGACAACCTGCCCGCCATCCCTGCGTCGCAGGGTGATGTGACGAGTGCCCGCGACAACGTCAACACGAACACCAACAACCTCGGCACCGCGCTGAAGGGCACGAGCTGGAGTGCCACCAACGACACCCTCCACGCCATCCGCACGCAGCTCGATGCAGTGAACGCCAAGACGACCAACCTGCCGGCCGACCCTGCCTCGAACTCCTACCTCGGAGGCGCCGGGTACGATCCACTGCTGCACTCCCTGGTGCAGATCCAGCTGGCGGCCGACGCCTCGGCTTCTGGTGGTTTCGGCGTGCAGGATCGGGCCGACCTCCAGGCAGTCAAGGCGAAGACCGACAACCTCCCCGCTGATCCCGCCAGTCAGGCCGGTACCATCGCCGGCGTGCTGGGAACCGAGTCCACCTACGGTTCGAACGTGGCCCGCACCGTCTCCGAGACCTACGTGGTGACGAGGCAGACGAAGGCCAAGACCGACAACCTGCCCGGGGACCCGGCTTCCAACACCACGGTCAACACCAGGGCCACGGAGATCAAGGGCTCGGGCTTCACGACCGGCGATGACCTCCACACCATCAAGAGCTCCCTCGTCGCCTCGAACTTCACGCAGACCGACCGAGACCAGATCAACGCCATCAAGACCGAACTCGATACGGTGGCGGCCACCCAGGACCTCAACCGCACCGACATCCTCGGTGTGCGCGGCAAGACCGACAACCTGCCGACGGATCCAGCCTCCAACAGCCACATCGACCTGGTCGTCGGTGCTGGGGCCAACGCCTTCACGGCAGAGGACCACCAGCTGCTCGTCGACATCAAGGGGAAGACCGACAACATCCCGCCGGATCCGGCCACGGCGTCTGGCGCCTTCAACGCCACCGACCGCGACGTCATGAGCACCATCCGGGCGAAGACGGACCTGCTGCCACCGGATCCGGCCTCCAACACGGCCATCACAGCGGTCTCCAACAAGCTCGGCACCCCCAACTCGACTGTCGCTCAGGACATCGCGGACCTGAACGATATCGTCTTGGCTGGCTCTTGAGAGAACCATGACGACTCCAAGAGTCATCAACGAGATCTCGCACGACACCCGGGCGACCCTCCAGCACGTCTTCGCACGAGGGGGGTACAAGGAGATCGTCCGAGATGGGGTCGGCGTCATCACCAGCATCATCATCTGGGTGGACAACACCCGGACTCAGAAGATCCGCGAGACTCTCCTCACCCGAGTCCTGGGCAAGCTCTCCAACGTCACGAAGAAGCACTACGACAAGGACGGCAACCTCACGGAGGTCTTCACCCAGGACCTCGACCGGAACGCTCAGGGGAAGCTCACCGATGTCCGGCTCGCCGGCACGATCTACCCCACCGGAATCGGCGGGCAGCCGATCTCGGGAGCCGGCTCCATCCAGATCCTCGCCGGAGGCGTCTCCCTGGGCCAGGTGACCGGCATCAACTTCCAAGACGCCGGCGTCTCGGTGGCAGCAGGTGTGGCGGCAGTCTCGACAGGTGGAGGGGCCGTCTCAACGTTCACAGGCCTCTGCCTCTCCACCCTGGCCGTGGGTGACCTCGTCTACGCTGCCGGCGCTTCTCGAACGGTGGCTCTTGCTGACCCTGCCGTTTCTGGCAAGACGCCAGTCATCGGCATCGTGACAGCGAAGCCGACTCCCACCACCTGCACGATCCAGGTGGCTGGGGTGGTGGCAGGATTCTCCGGCCTCACCCCCGGCTACCAGCTCTTCCTGGGACGCGATGGCCGTCCCACCATGTCGCCTCCTACCCCTGCTGTGGGCGAGACGATCACGTACCAGTCCATCGGCGTCGCCATCGACTCGGCGTCGATTCTGTTCACCCCAAGCCTCTCGGTCACCAAGATGAGAGGCTGACCAAGTCGTTCCCACCTCCAAGAAGTGAGTGCTACATTTCACCCCGTCACAGGAGCCTCACCCCATGGCCAAGAAGACCGTCGCGTCCGTCATCAGGGATCTCACCCCAGCCGCCCCCAAGAAGAATGGGAAGGTCGTCTCCGACGACCTCAAGATCGACGAGCTCACCCTCCTGCGCCTCACGAGGTCCGCGGAGAAGGTGCGCGCCGCCTCGATGGAGCTCCAGCTCGCCTCCGCCACGATGAATGGCCTCTTCCAGAAGTTCCTCCAGGAGAACGAGGACGCGAAGAAGATGAACGGCCGCATCGTGGAGCTCCAGAGCGAGATCCAGAAGCACCAGAAGGTCTACGGCGACCTCGTCGCCGACATCGGCAAGCGCCTCAAGGTCGACATGAAGGAGTACGCCTACGACGACGAGACCGGCGTGCTCTCGAAGATCCCTCCGCCGGACAAGGCGGAGCTCGCTGCGCACCAGTCCAAGCCGGAGTAACCCATGGCTCTTCGCCGCTTCATCTTCCAGTCCGTCGCTGTCGGGTCGGCGTACTTCGACTCGAACCAGGACACCGACGAGATCCAGCTGGCGAAGATCACCCTCGTCACGGGCGTGGCGGGGGTCGGCCTCGACTTCGGCACCACGGAGGCCACCAACGTCAAGAAGGCCACGTTCGCCACTGGTGTGGCGGGTGTGGCCATCGACGCCGGCGGCCTCCGCATCACCAACCTGAACCTGACGCCGTCTGCCAACTCGGACGCCGTCTCGAAGCAGTACGTCGACAACCTGGTGGCGGGCGTGGACTGGAAGCAGTCGGTCCGCGCCACGCCCACCGGGAACCTCGCCAACCCCACTACCGCGCCTGGCGCCAGCATCGACGGCGTCGCCATGGTGGCCGGGGACCGCTTCCTCCTGAAGGCCCAGTCGACCCCGGCCGAGAACGGCATCTACGTCTGGAACAGCGCGGCGAGCGCGACCAGGTCGTCCGATGGTTCGGCCGGCATGCTCACGTCTGGCGCCGCGGTCTTCGTGACCGAGGGCACCTCGAACGGCAACACCGCCTGGATCCTCACCACCGACGACCCGATCACCGTCGGCACCACGGCCCAGGTGTGGAGCCAGTTCGTCGGCCCCGGCACCTACACCGCCTCGAACGGCGTCAGCATCTCCGGGACCGCCATCACCGGCGTCGCCAACACCGCCGCCGGCATGGGCGTGGACGCCAGCGGCTTCAAGATCGTCCTGAACGGGACCAACCCCGGCCTCGCCTTCACCAGCACCTACGTCGACGTGAAGTACGGCGACGGCGTGCAGGCCAGCGCCACGGGTGTCGCCGCCAAGCCCAACGCCTCCCAGGGCATCAACGTCGGGGCGAACGGCATCGGCATCACCCTGGCAGCCACCCCAGGCCTCCAGTTCAACTCCGGCCTCTCCGTCCTCGCGGATGGCACCACCGGGGCCATCCAGCTGGGCGCCAGCGGCGTCGCCGTGAAGCTGAACGGCACGACCCTCTCCATCGCCGCAGCCGGCCTCTCCGTCCTCGGCGTCCCGGCAGCTGGGACCTGGCAGATCGGCGGCGTGGCCACCTCGGCCAACGTCACCGCGGCCAACCTCGGTACCCTGACGGGTGGCGGGGACGCGAGCGCGCTCCACACCCATGCGGGGCTGTCGGCCGCCTCCACGACCTTCACGGCCACGGCGGCCGCCGGCGGACTCGCCAAGGGCGACGTGGTCTACGTCAGCGCCAACGACACCGTGGCGAAGGGCGACCCCAGCAACGTGGCCAAGACCTACATCGTGGGAGTGTGCACGGCTGCGGTGGCCGGGGCCGCCACGGCCACCATCATGATGAACGGGCTTCTCACAGCAGCCGGCTCGGGCTGGACCGCTGGGCAGCAGATCTTCCTCAGCACCAGCGGCGGCCTCACCAACGACCCGACGGCACTCCCGTCCAGGTCGCGGACCATTCAGGCGGGCATCGCCAAGAACGCGACCGACCTCATCGTCGACATCCGCGACTACGGCATGAAGCCGTAAGCGCGAGAAGGGCAACAGCGTGGCGCTGGTCTACCCGCTCGTCAACGACGCGACTGGGCAGTTCGAACTCCCCATCGACTTCACGGCCGACAGCCTGGTCGCAGGGGGGTTCTACGTCCAGAAGACGACGACGCCTCTCGGGTCCCCGACCAGCACCTCTGGCATCACCTACGACCCCACCAACGCCTTCTTGGTCATGAAGACCGAGGGCACGAAGATCTCGTACCAGATCGGGGGGAACGAGTACGCCTGGCTCACCAACGCCGGCCAGCTGAACGCCGTCAGCTTCTACGCCAACGCCGCCTCTGGCAGCGACGCCTTCACGGCCGCGACAGGCGCCAAGGTGAAGCTGGGCAACATGCAGCTCCGCGGGCTCGGTGCGACGAACCAGAGCTTGGAGCTCACCCTCGCTACCGCCACGCCCTACGCCTACACGAACAGCGCCACTGGAGGGGACCTCGTCCTCAACGTCGGGGCCACCGACACGCCGGCGGTGAAGTTCATCTACGGCGCCAACAAGAACTTCGCCATCGACGTCGCGTCCAACCTGCTCCGCTTCGTCACCGACATCGACGAGACGGGCGGCGCCGTCCGCATGTCGATGGATACCTCCGGCAACCTCACGGTCGGGGCCAGCGGCGTCGGCACTCTCACCGCCACCACCCACCAGGCGGCTGCCAGCGCCACGCTGGACTTGAAGGGGCAGTCCACCGGGGTCGTCACTGGAGTCCGCGTCGGCACGACGGGCAACATCTCGGCCGGTGGCAAGGTCATCGCCTTCTTCACCAACAACATGGTGAACGAGGTTGCGTACATCGACAGCCTCGGCTTCCTCTCCACGGCGCCGAGGCGGTGGTACGAGACGCGCACGCTCCCGACCGTGGTCGGCAACTACGTCGAGCTCGGCAGCTTCAACATCGTCAACGGGTCGCACTCCTTCCAGGTGCACATCGCGATCCCTGGCTCTGGCTACTCGGGGGCCAAGCACTACACGATCTCCTCCATCTACAACCTGACTGGGGCCAACTGGCTCACGGTTCCACCGATCTCGGACGGTGGGCCGTACGCGGCGAACGACATCGCCCTGGAGATCAACGTCAACGCCGCAGTGACCGCGATGCGGATCCGCCGTGTGTCTGGGTCCACGGCGGCTACGGCCTACATCACCATCATCTCTGGCGAGGCCGACTCGGCGACGTGGACCGCCGCCTCGGGTACCGGGACCTCGACCGCCTCCGGCTACTTCGATCCGCAGAATATCCGCAGCACGTTGAGGGGAGCTGCGACCGACGGGGCCTCGGCAGTTGGCAACATCATCGACACGTACAACGCCCTGAGCACCTCGGGCGCCAAGCTCCTCTCGATCAGGAGCGGAGGCACGGAAAAGGCCTACGTCGTCGGTACGGCCAACGCTACCGGCCTCTACCTCGGGGACGGTACCAGGACGGTGTCGGTCGGAGTTGACGGCAGTGGGGCCTTCCTCTTCACGAACACCGCTCACGACCTCCGCTTCGGTATCAACGGCTCCGCGAAGTGGACCATCCAAGCCTCCGACTCCACTCTGATCGCCGCTGGCGTGTACGCCATCAAGACGTCCGGCACGATCTACTCACCGGTCATCGACACGTACCCTTCAGGAAGCCTGAGCCTTGGCACCGGAGTGGCGTCTTCGGTGATCATCGGCAAGACTGGGGCAGCCGTTACCATCAACGGCAACGTCTCGGCCCCGACAGTCGCCATCGGTGGGACGAGCGTCCTCGCTGGTATGAAGGACCGCACGACGAGCACGCTCTCGTTCGTCGACGGCACGCGGACCTTCTCGATTACACCGATCGGCTCCTTCGATTTCTGGACGAACAACGTCAAGTACACGAAGTCGACCATCCAGTCGGTGGTTCTCCCCAACACCGTCGGGGAGCACTTCATCTACTTCGACGCGGCCGGGACACTGGTCTCCAGCACTGCCGTCTGGTCGATCAGCTCGGACCAGGTGGCTCCTGTGGCAACCGTCTACTGGGACGGGACCACAGGCGTCATCGGCGATGAGCGGCACAGCGCATGGCGCAGTCGCGACATGCACCTGTACCTGCACAACACCCGCGGCACGGCCTTCGACAGCGGCCTGGCCTGCACCTTCACCGACACCACCATCTCGGCGGGGACCGGCATCATCTACGACGAGGACATCCGGCACTCGATCACCGGCCCCATCACCACGGTCCGCCTCTGGTGGCGCAACGCCTCGAACCAGATGGTGACGTCACTCGTCACCACGCCCTACTCGGTCAGCGCGGGCAACCTCCAGTGGGACAACGCCGGCACGCTCACGGCGGTCGGCAACAACCGGTACGTCTGTAACTTCATCTACGCGACCAACGATCCCAACTACCCGATCTCCGTGGTGGTGGCGCAGACCGAGTACACGACGGTGTCCGATGCCCGTATGGCTCCGCAGCCGGACTGGGCCAACCTCCCCACGCGCGAGTTCAAGCTCCTCTACGGCATCATCTACCGCAACACGGGCGGGACTCCGACCTTCATCGAGTCCATCGACTACCGCACGTCGTCGGCCCTGCCTGGTGGGGGCATCACGTCACTGCCGGCCTCCGCCGTATCCTTCACCCCGACCGGCGCCATCGCCTCGATCAACGTCCAGGCGGCCATCGAGGAGCTCGACAACGAGAAGTTGGCGCTCGCCGGTGGCACGATGGTGGGCGCCATCGCCTCTACCGTTACGGGCGCAGATGCCATCTCCCTGACGACCGGCGGCCGCATCTCCTTCGGCCAGAGCGCGACCGATTACTGGTACGGCAACGGCGGCGCCATCCGCACGCCAGGCACGCTCCTGGTCGACAGCAACATCTACACGAACTCCCACTTCGTCGGGAATGCTGGTTCCGTTGTGCTGCGCAACATCGGTGCGCCGAGCGCCGGTTACCTCGGCACCAAGGTCTACCAGACCACCGATCAGACCACGCCCGGGGCCAAGATGTTCCAGGTCTTCCGGGACCAGGGGACTACGGAGCTCTTCTACGTCAACCAGGCCGGAGGGGTCGTCTCGGCGGGTGGCTTCTCCGCCTCCAGCGGCTACTTCGTCGCTTCCAGCGGCGGCGCCTTCATCGCGTACAACGGCCAGAGCCTCCAGCTCCTGGGCCGGATGGTGGATGGCCCGACCGCAGTCAATGCCATCGTCGACACGTTCAGCGGCATCACGCTGAGCGACCCGAGCTCGAAGATCCTCTCCCTGAGGAATGCCGGTGTCGAGAAGGCGTACTTCGACTACGCCGGCGTCCTCACGGCCACTGGGCTGAACCTCTACCACACGGGAGTCACGACCAACCCGTACATGGAGGGCAGCGACGGGTGGACGACGTACCGCAACCTCGCCACCTTCAGCATCCACAGCGTGACGGGGACGGGTGCCATCGTCATCGACACGAACATCGACTACGCCACCTCGTACGCGATGTTCAACGTGGAGATCGAGGGGCACAAGTACAGCGTCCTCCCGAACGACTTCAAGTACGTCATCAGCTCCTACGCCTACCCCGCCGGCAGCTTCACGGGGTCTGGCTACCAGGCACAGGGGTGGTTCAGGTTCTCTCAGGTGCGCCTGGCCAAGAACACGGCCACGGGTAAGGTCGCCATCATCCTCGGCGACGTGGGCGACGGCTACACCTACTTGCGGCTCGGTGTGGTGAAGTTCTCCGGCTACATGAGCGTGCGCCCGCCCCTCGCTGCCTGGACCGCAACCCAGACGACGGACCTCTCGGGC